TGCACCTTCAGTGAGTTCGTCAACAATAACAATTTCGCAGCCAGGAGATATAATCTCAAGGGTCTCTTTTAGACTGTATGATTCGTAATGCTCTTTTTGTACAATAAATATATGCCTTGCGTCGATATTTATGTTATCTACGACTGTTTGTATCATTGGCTTGCCCCTTACCTCTATGAGAGGCTTTGGGAAGGTATAGCCTGCCTGTTGAAATCGAGATCCTGCTCCCGCCATTGGAATTAAAATGTTCATTTTACCGCCTTGCCATTTAGGGTTGATTTTTGAGTTTGTATTTGCTTTATCTATAATATATTCTATTTTTGATAATTCGAGATCATTTGCATTCATTACTCCGCATAAGTGAGCTCCAGATAGTAGTGCAGCTTTTCTTCCTATATGAGAATCTTCCACAATAACACATTCTTTTGGTGCTAAACCTAGGTTAATCATGGCCTTTAGATACATTTCAGGATTGGGCTTTGGGTGTTTCACGTCTTCGTTTGTTACGTAAAACTCTATATATTCAATGAGCCCTTTTCTCAATAAAATCATTTTTGTGGTTTCTCGTATCGAGTTAGAGCAAACACACATCTTTAAGCCTGATTCTTTTAAGGTTCTTAATATAGAAATTACTTTTTCATCTGGAGATATTTTTTCATTTATAAAATCTACAGTCGCTTTTTGCTTGTTTCTCCAAACTTGATCGTGGAGATTCTCAGGTAATCCTTTGAGCTCTGTTAATTTGTTTAACTTTTTGCTTGTTGGTAGTCCATCATAGGTTGATAAATGCTCTTCTCTGGCTATAACATATTTTTCATCTATAGACCTTAAGGACTCATTTAAGCAATGATAGTGCAATTCCCTTGAATTTACTAGAACTCCATCTAGGTCAAATAGTACCGCTTTGATCATTTTATACTACATAACCCTTGGATTTTAAATCAGCTATATCCTTTTCGAAATAAGGGTATGTGATATAATTATCGCAAAGAGTTCTTGATGGAATTGAATTTACCTTTTCTTGCGTCCATGGGTATGGATCAAATCCGAATTTTTTGATTAGAAGGTTTAATGAAATTGAATCATTAAAACGATCCGCAGGATTCCATGAAATTCCATCTATTTTTCTAACATCTGGATCAACTAAGTAAGCTCTAGATTCATCTGGGTTATCTAAGAATATTGAGTTTATGACTCTGTGGTGTTCTGTATCTTGAATTGATGAACCTTTTCTGTTGTGCATTACGCATCTCCAAAAATAATCTGCAGCCTGCCTGAATAAACTGCAAAATCTTTCATCCCATAACCCAGTCTTTATAATGGATTCTGGTAAATAAGAGTGAAACTGATCTCCGTGGCCATTCTGTATAAAAGAATATTTATTATGTATACTAACGCATTTTGATGCCCAGTCGGGCTTGAAAATAGAATCGTCTTGACTACAAACAAGAATGTCGCATTCGGGATTTTTTAGTGATTTAAATCCATGAATGATTGCTTGATTCCAATTTCTTGATAGATGACCGCACGACCAATCTGGTCTTAGGTTATTGTTTAGTACTTTTATTTTGTTTTTGTATTTTTCGGGCAATACTAGTTTGCTATGATTGTTTATCAAATATACCTCATAATCAAAATCATTAATGTCGCTATCAAATAGTGAAGCTAGTGTTAATGGTAATCTTTTTTCACCTAAGTAGGTTACTATGAAAATTTTTATTTTTACGCTAGCCATTTCTTAATTCGTTTATTTGAAAATCGCTGGGTAGGTTATTGTTTTTGATGTGCCACCAATCCACTGGGAATCCAAAATCTCTGTATTCCTCAGGCATTCCTGGGTGGTTGTCATTGCAAGATTCGAAAAAGAAATTATCAGGCTTTTGTTTAATCTGCCTCCAGATATTAAACATTAGAGTGTTTACTGCTGAGACTACGCCTATGTGTTCATAGTCGTGTCCACCCATGAGCCCTCCTTCTTTCAGCTTGGGATAAATGATTCGTATTTCATTTAGTAAATGATTGAATTCATGGCTAGAGTCTAGATATACAAAATCTAGCTCATCTTCAATTTCATTAAGCTTGTCTATTGAATTACCTTTTAGGAAAATGATATTATCATTTTTTATTAATGAAGTTCCCGGTTCTCTAGGCGGATCATTAACGTCAATTAGGTAAAGCTTTTTGATGTCTAGATTGTTGTAAATATTTAATGAATTTATGCAGCTCCCTATACCGGATTCAACTCCCACTAGATCCTTTTTACCCTTAAGTGTGTTTAGTGAGGGTCTTAAGTTTTTTAACGCCTCATTCCTTTCCCAGCATTTACTTGCTTTATACTTGTCGAGGTCAAACCAGAGCCTCATCAATTCCTCACTACCATATCTTTTATTCATGATATATGATTATTGAAATAAAAGCATTAATTTCCACAAATATATTTATTGAATAAAATTTTGTCACAATTCTCGATATCAACATATTGATCCCAAAATGAAATCGACATTCTTCTCATAGCCTCATATTCTTTGTCCGTTTTATCTAATAATGAGATGTGATCTATGTTTTTTGTTATTGCAAATGAACTCCAGTCTACTTCGTCCGAGAAGGGGTAATCAGTCATTCCAGAAATAATGGGTACGGTTCCTGACATCATAGATTGGTAAGCCCTAAAGGAACTGCTTCCTGCCCCTCTTGGGGCGAAGGCGTATTTAGATTGTGCGAGTCTATTGCAGAAATTTTTATTTAAGGCTATTCGGTCTTCTTCATTTTGTATATGCCAAATTGGCTTGGTTATTTCTTTGTCAAATTTAGGAAGAACCTTATTGTATATCAAATCTCTGCTTGCGTAACCAGTCTGCCCGAAAAAGCAAAAGTTATTTATTTTTTTTGTATTCCTGCATTCAGTAATGAAGCCTCTGTCTCGAGTCATTTTATATTCAAAATGCCTCATGGTTAGCGGTATTGATATTATTTTATATTTTAAGTTCTCCTCTCTAGACAGAAGAGGTTGGCATATGAATTTATGACAAATTTTGTCGGAATACGCAAAACTTGGTGTGTCATGCATCGCTAGGCAAAAACACTTTTCGCCATATTTTTTATACTCTTGGCTTTCGGATATGGATACGAATTCTTGATTGCAGTTTAGATAGTGGAGGTGAATTAATATTGCGTCTGCAATTTTATGGTTGTCTGTATATTCAATTTTATCTAAGTTGCTAGAAAATGGCCTTCCTAGTATTTTGTCGAATAATGTTTCTTTGTTTCCGTTGATTACAGATACTTTCATTTTAAAAAGAATAATTATATAGTTTGATATCTTTAGCGAAATATTTGGCTACAGAGTTTTTTGTAAAATCATTATAGTATTCGCGGTAATCTTTTTTCTCTCGCTCGCGAGATCTGGATTTCCTGGACGAGTTAATTTTTAATCCAGTAGCTTCCTCTAATTTTTTTAATCCATGTTCTCTGTCTTCGAATTTGATAATCAAATCCATTTCTTCGTCGGCATAATCAGAACACTGGATGCCGTGCTCCCATGGGGCTGGTCTATAATATTGCAGAAAAAACTCTAGCGGTTTGTTTCCTCTTATGCCGTAGGCTTGATGGAATACTTGGTGATACATTGATATTACTCTATCCCAGGGGTTTCTTACGATAGTAAACTTAAAATAATCATTCCACTGTTCTTTTATAGTGGATCTGATTTGACTCGCCCTTAAATGCTTCTGTGTGTCAGGTACGAGCTGGTCGCTTAATATTTCGTTCTCTATGGATGTGCCGCTAGTTCTGGGGGCGTGAACAAAAATTATTTTCTTGTCATGCAAAATCATTTTGTAATCTTTGTCTAAAGTTTTGTTCATCGTGACCGGCAAAGAGGTCATTTTTTTGATCAAGTTGATCGCGGTTATTTGTGTTGTCATTGTGGGACCAATGCTTATGCCTAATTATGGTTTTGTTAATGTATTGGCATTTATTTAATCTTTGTGAGACTTTTGTAAATTCATCATCGCAATATAGGGTTATATAGGACGGGTGGTAGATGTATCCAAATCTATCGTAATACTTTTTTCCCAATATGCATAAGGTATTTAATTTGTCCCCTTGATAGCCGTCGTTATACCAAAGTACTCCGTCTGTGTCTGGAAAGTATTTTTTCATGTCATCGACAATGATTGAGTCGTACCCCTCGATTTCTGGGTGCATATCATCACTTGCGAGCAAGCATATGTCGAAATCCTGATTCTCTACTCCTGAGTTTATTGCACATATCTTTGTAGTAAAGTTACTTTTCATCGAACCTTTAATCATTCTATTTTCATTAAAAACAACACTTGTATTCTTCAAAGATTTAAGCTTTGATATAATTTCTGAATTATTCATTGTTGCGTCATCATTGTCGCAACTTATTACGTAGTGAGTATTTTCGTAAGTAGAAAGGTTTTGATATTTTTCAAGTATATCGAATGCCTTCTGCGACCTGGATCTTGTTGGGAGATTAATTAAAAGCTTCATTATTTTAAGTTGTTTAAAAAATTATTTAATATTTCATTTTGTTCTTCGTTGTTTATTAAGGATCTTATTTTTTGAGCGCAAGCTGATTGACATTCTCTCCTAAAATCATCTTCTTGATGTAGAAAATTGATTTGAGAAATATAGTCATTTATGTCTCTGAATGTAAATCCAGTAACGCCTAACTCTAGCCATTGTAGGTAGCTTTTGTTTACTGTGAGAGGTTCCCAGAAGAAGACTGGACGGCCTCTGGCCATACTTTCTATAATAGCGAAACCATATCCTTCTAATCTCTTTATGTGGAGCGAACAAAAACTTTCATTCATTATGTCTGCAGTTTCTTGCTTAGTGTTTTTCTCGCATAATATATAGTCAAATGGAGTATTGTGTGTTATGTGTTGGTATATTTTGAAATCATCTGGAAAATTTTTTTCGTATTCGCAAATGTAAGTTCCTATGGAATTTGAGTCACTGGTTTTGTCGAATGAAAACATTTCATAATCTATCCATGGCCTGTAATGAATATAGTTCTTTTGATGTTTTCTACATAAAATAGAAGCTAGCTGGTCTGCGGGCATATAGTTTTCTATAATGTCCCATGGGTAAGCCGTATCCCAGTAGTCATTTCCGCTATAAAATACTAATTTAGCTCCCCAATTTTTAGCCTCTTCCCAGATATGATTAATTACCTCAAATTGGTTTTCGAAAGCTGTAACAAAAATGATTTCTGGTTTTAAATCAAAAAGCTCCTCATTGTTTACGAACTTAGTCGAGCTTGGCAGTCCATGTTTATCTATGGATGAATTGTCATGGTTGTCATTCCAGACCCAATTCTGTGGAGGTAAATGGGATATCTTGTAATCCTTGGATGGTAATACTAGGTTATGCCCGAGTTTTTCAACCGCTTTGGCAAAATTTTTGGTTAAGGTTATATGTATATCTGGAAAGAAAATATTCATGATAATTGAACGGAGTGGTGTCCTTTATTTCTCCATTTGTTTCCGTCTTTGCATAAAACTGTATTTAGGTTGCCAAAGGAATTTGTTCCTGTTAGCTTTTTGTATCTGCAGTTTTTTAAGTTGAGACATATTGTTAAAACTGATTCTGGTACTTTAATCATATACTCGGGATAGCCTTCGTTCCAGAGTAGGTTTACAGCATGAACATAATTGTCTAGGCATGTCATATATTTTTTCATTGCCTCGGGATGTCCGACTGCTATTTGATCATTTATTTGATTCGGTAGCGAGGCCTTGTCGTAGACGAAACTAAATGAGAATTCTTTTTTTAATTCTTCTTCGTGGTTGTAGATATTGTCGCTTTCAAAATATGGTAATCTAATTATTTTATTTTTCACGCAATCTTTTATCTCATGAACCTTGATTTGCTCCAAGACCTGGATATCTGGCCTGATTCTAATTATTGCGTCGTATTTCTTCTTGTTGTTTTGGGTACAAATTTTATATACTGATTTCATGCCTAGCAACATTGGTAGTAAGCCTGGACTTGGTTCTACATTAAAATTAAATATGTCAAAAAAACTAGTTGCTTCTTGATCTAGAACTGTCCACCCTTTTGGTTTGTAAAACATGCCGAAATCATCGTAGTCTTCATTTTTCCATGTAGAAAAGAAAATGTCAGGCTTGAGCGGATTGATGATATTTTCAATGATTGAATCTCTTGATTCCTTCCAATCTCCTAATTTGCCGCTAAAACATAATGCTATATTCATGATGTTATGTATTCAGTTATATCTCTTTGAGCTACAAGTTGCTCTATGTTGTCAAGTAGGAATGGGTATAGTTTGTAAGCTGGATTTTTTAAAGTGTTCTTGATTATTTGACCTGCGCTTTTCACGTCATAATGTAATGGAAATACGAACTTTTCGTTATATAACCACCTGATTAAATAGGAGTATTGTACCTTGCCATACTGGTTGCAGTATTTTGAGAAAGTAAATGTGGGTTTGCCGAAGTGATATGGTATATACCTAATCCCCGAGTCCACTCCAAACATGGCTATGCAGTTTTGGGACAGTTCGAAAATTTCATGAATGGACGCCTGCTTTAATATTATATTCTCACTGTCATCGTCTAGATCTTGGTATGCGTTTATTGAGTTTTCGTCACAAAGTACTACAACTTTAAATTCTCTACTTATACTGGATAATAGTTTTTTAATGTACCAGTCTTCCATGTTTGAGTCTGCGTCATCCCTGGCGTAAAGATGCGCAAGGATAAACTTTTCACCACTTGAAGACTCCTTGAATTCTATTTCTGGCTTTGGAAAAAAATGAAAATACTTTAGCCAATTGTAATCATGGTTCAACCAATCAAGGGAATCGATATGTAGGTCGTAGAACCTGTCATAGTTTTCTGTCATTTGATTGAAAATCTCATCTGGTACATTTTTTATATTACCTGGGTGCGATTCTTCTGGAAAGTTTGAGCTTTTTATTTTAAAGTTTTTGAACTTCTTGTTTGGTATAACAAATATATTTTCAAAATGAGAGGGCCACATTTTTTTTAGAACATCTGATTGATTAGAGTTGCCTTCTGTATCTGAAAATAAGTCGATTTTGCAACCCTTATACTTTTCTTTGATTGCTGGTATAAATCTATTTGCGGCGAAATGGTCCCCTAGGCCGCCCTCGATCCTAACTGATATTCTCATAAAGCTTTCCTCTGATTTTGATAAGTTTAGAATTTGTTATGAAGGTTAATAGTTGAGTTGATGTCTTGTTGCAGGTTTTTTTTCTTTTTATGTGTTGGGCTTTTGATAGTCTGCCCAGACTTGCAGATATTTTTCCGTAAGACATACCTCCTAGGTCATTGCCGATTTTCTCATTGGAGAAGAAAAAGGGTTTTCCGTGAGATCCTTTCGTTAGTAGGTAGTTGTATACAACTAGGTCATTACCTATGAGCTTGCCTGATATAACATCTTCTTGTATCTCCATCGGTACCTGTATAAATTTTCTCATGAGCTTAATCATAACAGTGCAAGATCCAAAAGTCAATAAGGAACTTTAAAAACTCATTCAGGATTCAAAAAAATGTACGACGCACATACAAAAAATTGGATGTTGTTATTAATATAGGTTTACTTTTATACTTATTTTTTTTATATATATAATAATAAAAGTTGACAAAATGTAAGAAAGATGATAAGATCTAGACATGTTTATTTTAGACTTAACTAAAAATAGTGGATACATAGTAAAGTGTGCCGACTGGAGTGTGGTAGTTCAGGCTGATTCTGCGGAAGAAGCTTGTACTATGTCACTCGTAAGTATGCTAGAGTCTTATGATAAGTCATTAAAGTTATCATCGGTGATGATAACCCAAAAAATTAACGAGCTTGAGCATTTGCCGGATGATTTCACCGATGAAGATTACTATGTTGAATACCATTCAGTATCAAGGATGCTTGCAAATGCAGGACTTCACGAACTATCAAGTAATGTTAAATATATTTTCGGAGCATAAATAATGAAAATTATAGGAATATCAGGACTCGCTAGATGTGGCAAGGATTCTTTCTTTAATGTCTCAAGTGAAATTCTAAAAGAATCATCTCAGGAATCATCTAGATTTGCTTTCGCGGATGAACTAAAGTTGGAGTGCGATAATTTCTTAAAAAGCAATACAGGAATCTCAGCATTTACAGAAGACCCAGAAGAGAAGGAGTTGATAAGACCATTTCTTGTTTGTTACGGCACACACATAAGGAGAAAAATAAACAAAAACTGCTGGATATCCAAAGTCGAGAATAAACTAAACGATAAAAAATACAAAAACCACATCGTATTCATCACGGACGTAAGATATGACAACGAAATAGAATGGATTCACTCAAAAAACGGACATAGTATACATATAGAAAGAGTTGGCAACAAGGCCCCTAACGAAGAAGAGTTAGCCAATGACCCTATCTTAAAAAGCAAATCCATGATAAATTTAAAGTGGAGAAATTTTAATAGCCTTAACTGCGACAGTATTAGGTCAACCGTAGAAAAAACACTAAAAAAAATCCTATGAAAGAGCTTACAGATCAAGATTTAATAAATAATATACAGTCTAATAATGATGTATCCAAAAGCTTATCAGAATTAACTGAAAGGCATAGCGGCATTTACCTTGATATGGTAAACGCTTTTTCATCTAGCGATAGCCCTTTCATAGATAGGGATGAGTTAATTAACGATAAACAATACAGGATATACAAGGCTGCAGTAAAGTTTGATGAAACTAGGGGAGCTAAATTCAGTACATACCTAGGAAATGAAACGAAATGGATGTGTCTTAATATATACAACAGGAACAAAAGAAGGCCATCGCTACCGATCGACTTTATAGATAACATTAAAACAGAAACCCACGGAGAAAACAATATTGAAGACTTTATCGAGAAAGATCTATTTAATAAGGTTTTAAAGATAATTTCATCACACCCAGACAAAAGAGTTGAGAAAATATTCAATATGAGATATATTGTTGGTTCAAAAAATAAGGTTATGCCGTGGAAAAAAATAGGAAACAAATTAAAATTAAGCATACAAGGATGCATAAACATACATAACTCTGCAGTAAAGTATGTAAACGAAGAACTACAAGAAAACTAAACGAAATGAACAAATTAATAATATTAGGAAATTTAACGAACGACCCAAACATTAAGGAAGTCTCGTCTGGCAAAAAAGTTTGTACATTTAGTGTCGCGATCAACAACAAGCTAGACAAAACCGTAACATATATTGACATAGAGACCTGGAATAAAACTGCAGATAATTGCTCTAGATTCCTATCTAAAGGAAGGAAAGTCTTAATAGAGGGAAGGATCAAACTGAATACATGGACCTCAAAAGCTGGAGAAAAAAGAAGCAAGATTTACTGTGTTGCAGACCTAGTTACCTTCCTAGATAAGTCCGAAGAAACCAACGAGGGTGAAACACAAAGCCAGACTCAAGAAGAAGAGGATGAGTTCGCAGATATTCCATTTTAATGAAAAGAATAATATATAAAGGACCAATAAATTCTCTTTCCTTCGGGAATGTATCATTCAACCTAATAAAAGCAATGTTTAGGAAGAATATGGATGTAGCTTTATTTCCAACAGGGAATCCAGATGTATCCGCTTACAATCTCGAAAACAGTGAATTTAAAAGCTGGATGGAAGAATCCATAAATTCAAGATATAAAAAACTCGATAAGGATTTAACAACCCTTCAAATGTGGCATTTAAATGGAGCGGAGAATAGAATATCCTCAAAGCAGACCCTGTATACATTTTACGAACTAGACCAACCCACTGAAAGCGAGAGGAATATTGCCAACATGCAAGACGATATGGTTTTTAGTAGTTCTTACGCATCAAAAGCTTTTGGGGGCAATTCAAGATACGTTCCTCTTGGCTTTGACGAAGACTTCTTTGAAACAGAAAAGTCTTATATGACAGATAAAATACATTTCGGACTAATGGGTAAATTTGAAAAAAGAAAGCATACTGAAAAAATCATAAAATGCTGGATCAAGAAATATGGAAACAATTATAAATATCAATTAACCTGTTGTATAACAAACCCTTTCTACAAAAAAGAGCAAATGGAAGCCGCTATCTCTCAAATGCTTGAAGGAAAAAGATACGGAAACGTAAATTTTTTACCATTTCTTCCGAAGAACGCACAGGTAAATGATTATATTAATTCGATAGATATCGATCTAGGTGGAATGAGTGGCGCAGAAGGATGGAATCTTCCATCGTTTAATGCCTCATGCCTAGGAAAGTGGAGTATAGTTCTAAACTCAACTAGCCATAAGGACTGGGCGACTAAAGATAATTGCATACTAATTGAACCAGACGGCAAGGAGCCGGTATACGACAATGTATTCTTCAAAGAAGGTACTGATTTCAATCAGGGCAATATATATACATTTAATGATGATGAGTTTATTTCTGCAATGGAAAAAGCAGAAACCAAGTGTAAGATTAAAAACATTGAAGGAGAAAAACTTAAGGACAAGTTCTCTTACGATAAAACACTAGAAAAACTACTACAATAATGCCTCTATATACATACGAACACCCTGAAACTGGAGAAACAAAAGATATTCTTCAAGGCATGAATGAAGATCATGTATACATAGATTCAGAAGGGATAAAGTGGAATAGAGTATTCACTTCTCCTAATGCCAGCATAGATGCAAACATAGACCCATTTAGCAATAAACAGTTTCTGGAAAAAACAGGCTCCACAAAAGGAACTTATGGAGAACTAATGGACAGAAGCAAAGAAATGAGCGAAAAAAGAAAAAACAAGCTAGGATTTGATCCAGTACAAAAAAAATATTTCCAAGAATATAGCAAAAAGAGAAATGGTATTAAACACCACTTAGACAGAGACTAGGTTTTCTGTGTAATATCTTCTGCGATGTCACACCCAGAAGACTACAAAAATAATCCGTTATATACGGATATAACAAAATTAGACCACCTATCTCCGCAGCCTAATTTTTCATACAAATGGAATAGCTTATCAGGCAGGTGGGAACCTCTTAATTTTTCAGAAATTCAAGATAGCTTATCTGGAATATCTGATGCAGTTCGTGACCTCACCGGAGTACTGCAAGACATTCATATTGGTGTTGACCTAGATCACGACACAGAAACTCATAAGTTATTATCCGGAATATCTGGCTTACTTGACGATATCCATACTGGAGTCGACATAGACCACGATACAGAAACCCATAGGTTGTTATCTGGAATATCTGGAGCTCTCAAAGATATAGAGGGCAATGTTGGAATAACTGGGAAAATCAATCTCAACCCAGATAATGTACAGCAGTTCAAATTAAGAACCAAAACCGTCACTCAGAAAATCGAAGAAGACTTTATACTGCTTGAAAATATACCTGATGACATAAGATATGGAATTAGTTCCGGAGTAACCTATGGGCAAGATAGATCATTAATGTCAGATATATACGGAACATATTATAGCAGTGCAAGGCAATTTGATAATAATCCAGAGACTGGTCACCCAGAGTACTTCTTAATGTCAGAAGAAACTAGTAATAATAGAGATCAAGACTATAAATACGTTTTTCATACCGACACTAGATTTGGCTTAAGGCAAGAAAATAGCGGGGCAAGCTTAATAAATTCCTATGAGCTAGAAGACTATAATAAACTTTATGAAAGAGGCTTGGTGGATCACGTTACATTATTCAATAGATCTCCGTATCCACTACAATTCCATACTGCAGATAGAAGATTTTTAAATTCAGAACCCGTATCGCCAGAAACCGATGACATTCTATATTTAGATCCAGATTTCGGTGTCAAAATCAACAATGATGAAGCCGGAAGAATTTTCGTAAAAAGACCACACACTATATCAGGATACACCCTCACTTATTCAATAACATATAAAGTAACCGGAGGTCTGCTAATCTAATGCATTTCTTTCAAACAAATTACCCAATTAAAAAAATTGGGAATAATGAATATATCATAGGTGATAACCACCTAGACCCTCTCGTATTAATAAAGGATAAGGAACTTATTGTAGATACAATAACCGCAAAAAATATAAGCGGTTTTTCCGGCGGATCGAATCAAGATTCAATCACTGGATTATCTGGAAACTTTGAAGTACTTAATATAACAGAATCCCTCTCTGGATCATCTGGAAACTTTGAAGTGCTTAATGTAACAGGCCCTTTAATAGTGAACGGGGTAGACATATACCCTGCAATCTCAGGGCTACTAGCTAAAGATGAAATTCACGACGCTCAAATATCAGGATTACAAGAAAGAATTGATAATCTCGCAGTTACAGTAGGTGAGCTAGAGGCCGACGGACAAACCTATTCATTTTTTACAGATTTAAATTCGGGAGATTTCACCTACGAAATAACATTTCCATCCTCTTTTGATTCTATACCTAAAATCAATTCCACACTAGAAGTTACAGGTGAAGGGAAGATAGTTGACTATATAGTATCAGGAATAAACACAGGTTCTTACTTTGTAGTGTTTCCAGAAAGGCTTCCAAATGATAATTATAGAATACATACCCTTTTTGACTCAAATGGTCAATACGCAGGGGAAGAAGCTTTTGAATTAGATAGTGATGGCGATCTAGTTCCTAGCAATTCCCCGCTAATTTCGGACACGATGTGGATTTTAAGGAATCAAACAGATCTAGAATTAAGAAATAATTTTTGGAGATACAATACGGGCCCAGAAGCTTTTACGGATGAAATATCCTTTTAATAATCAATAGTGTAATAAAATAGATGGCTACAAGAAATCTAGTTCCAAGAAACAGCGGTGAAGGCGGAGTAGGTAAAATACAAAAAGCCTGGGCAACAGGTGTTTTTGATAATTTGTATTTCGGCGGACTACTTGTCTCCATGGACCAAAATGTAAGAACCACAGATGACGTTGAATTTGCTAGTGGTAATTTCACAAATGGACTAACAGTTAATGGCGTAGAGATTACAGGTCTACTTGGAGGAGGTGGAACTACCATAGAACAAACATTGTCGGGGTCTGCAGAATTTTTATTCTTTTCCGATGTTTCTGATAATAACGGAATTACTGAAAAAACCTTCTATCAAACCCCGAGCACCAACTTATATCTATCAGGTGTCACGGTAGCCTCGGCAGCAGACCTAAGGGTGGAACTCCAGTGGGATGGACCTAATGATGACTACATGGGTGAGGCTTACATTAATGACCAAAAAATACCATTTCAAAACATACAGGAACTCGGCTCTCACACAAGAAGATTTATTGGTTACATAGATAACTTTAACGCAGTAGGCTTGAATGCTATAACCGGCAGAGCAAATAACAGAACAATCACATTACCCCTAAATGAATTAGGAGCAGGGCCCGAGGCAACCAATATATTTATAGATTCAATAGAAAATGCAACAGCCAAGCCTGGCGAACTACTAGGGTCGACCCACCTAAAACAAGGAGATCAAATAAATGTCTATGCAGACTTTAACACAAATGATGTATCTCTAATTAAAGTTTTAAACTCAGGAATAGCAGAAGAAATAGGGTTCACGAATTACCCCTTATCAAATATTAGCGGAACCTATAGAGCGACGATACCAATTACGGTATCTTCAAATAATGGATCTCAGGGAGTAGCTATTCAAGCAATAAACAGCTTTGGATCAACAGGACAAGCTATAAGATCAGATTCATTTACCCACGGAAGTGGCACAAGAGATTTAGATCAAACATACCCGATTATATCAGCCACGGACCCTACCAACTACAACGGTAGATCTGATGGATTAAGAGAAGGGGAATCAGTCATATTATCAAATTCAATTAGTAATTGGAATAGTGGAACTGATTTTATTCAATATACAGAGCTGGATAATCTTATCTCAATAAACAATAAAAATCTTTTCGAAACAAGCAAAACAGTATCATATGTTAGTGGTATATATAATAACTCAGACAATTTAACAATATATGTCTACAGGACAGGAAATGGAGCAACTGACACAGAAAACGTAAAAATTAAAATAGCTAACGGTCCAGTTATAACTGGAGCAACTGTCAATCAAACTGCTAGTTCAGCAACATCCCCTAATATCATAGGAACAGGGGAGTTGAAAGCTGGAGATACGGTTGAATCAGAGGTTTATATCGACGGAAATGGGGTATCAATAAACGATATATCTATATCAGTATTAAACAACGGACTTTCTGACGGCTCTCAAACATCATACATTTCTTCCTATACCAAAACAACACTAGGCGATGGTAGCTTTAAATTCATAGTACCGATCAATGTCTTCGGGACACTTGGAGATGGATCTAGAGACGGAAGTCAAACGGCTGACTTTAGAGCAAGAAACAACTTCAGCACCACCAGCGACACATTTACATCCACAAATTCAGCAGAAATAAACAACGCAAGCATACCATTAGTTCAGATTTCTTCTGTAACATACCCGGCCTCCCAACAAGCGATTAAATCAACAGAGTCAGCGACAGTCTCAAACTCTGTATCAAATTTTGATACAATCTCATACTCCTCTCCAAACTCCGAGCTTACAATTTCAAATTCAACAACATTTGAAGCAAATAAAAATACAGACTACCTAAATGGTGGATACAATATTGACGGTGATGGCGGAGTTAATAATTTTAAAATATCTGCAACAAAATTATCAAATGGCGCCACAATTGAATCATATAAAATTGTAAATATAGCAAACACCCCATTAATATTATCAATCACAAATCTCGCATCAAAATTAAGTAGTTCTGCTGCAGGAATTTCTGATCAGTTTAATTTAGTTAGCTCTCAATTAATGCTTAGCAATCCAACACTTGGAACCGACTCGAGCCAAACTAATCCGTCTTCACTTACTCAAAATAGTTCGGGCACAGGTAAAAATAGTAACTCATACTCAATCACGGTCACAGACTCAGATACAAAAGGTACATTTAATTGGCAGGTGTCCGCAACAAATCTAGCAAACATATCAACAACCTCAATTTCTACAAATCCAACCTATACATTAGAAGGTTTTGAAGAAAGAACAATCATAGCTTCCCCAACAAGCTTAGGGGCAGGATTAGCTCCGATAGGAACCACTGTTTCTAATGTAAGTAATTTAAATTTTGAAAATGTATCCGAAGGAGGTACGGCTGCGAATGGAGGAACAATTTACACATACCAGTCGTACGCAGACGGAATTCAGCTCAATAATACCTACGATGTAAATAATAAATTTACAGTTTGTAACTCTCTTGGGGTAACCGATACAGATGGAGGTTTTGTATTTAATCTAGACAAACTTAATCGCTCTGCAAATACTTCAGTATTAAATCCAGCAACATTTATAATTTCTGAATAATTATCGTGTAAATCATAATTATGAATATATTGCTTACCGCCAATTTCAAAAAAGGTATATTCTCAAACGGCTTACAGCAGAATATAGTTTTCCTTTCTGAGCTTCTAAAAGATATAGGATTTACCCCCTTAATTGTAGTTAACCATAACGTAGAAGAATGCATAGACCCGCCGACAGACACATTAATACTCGAACAACACGAAATACCTGAGTACTGCCAAGACCTATACGCAGTACTACAAACCGGTTGGGTTTTATCGAAGAAAAGTATAGATACAATCAAAGACATTTGCCCAAAATGCAAGAATATATATGTTCACTACGGTAATAGATTGTTGGCAGATATAGAACAGTCTAACTGGGATCATACTCGCCCCTTGATTGATTATAGAGTTGACGAAAACTGGTTGTCACCTCATTATGAATTCTCAGTACCGTATTTCAAAACATACTACAAATCGGAAAAAGTTTTTGAAATTCCATATATATGGGATCCTAAATACATGGATATTCATGAAAAAATTTGGAATAAAGAAGGAAAAACATGCTTTTACTCAAAAGATAAAGAAAAAAACATAGGAATATTTGAACCAAATTTAAATGTAACTAAACACTGCCTGCCATCAATAATGATAATTGAGGAGCTATATTCCCAAAGTAAAGATTTATTTAATAAATGCAATGTTTATTGTTCTCAAAAACTAAGAGATAAGAATTATTTTAAAGCCTTAATGTGGCAATTAGAAATCCAAAAAGCAGGATTAATTAACTACTTATCTCGAACAACGATCAGCAAAGTATTCTCCGAAGACGTAAGCGTCTCTCTCTCAAATCAACTGCTTAACGGATTAAATTATACATACTTAGAGGCCCTATACTTCAATATTCCGCTAGTTCATAACTCTGAGTACATTAAGGGCGCTGGATATTATTACCCTGAATATGACACCAAAAAAGGTGCAGACGCCCTCAGGCTTGCGCTAACTTACCACGATCAAAATTTAGAAGAATACAAAAAACAATCGCAGATCATTTTAGATCGATACTCACCCAAAAACCCACTTGTTATAGAAAAATATAAAAAATTATTGTCATGAAAATAGGAATCACACTTGATATGTCCATTGCTTTTTGGGCAAACGGAATGCAACAAAATATAGTTTTTCTTTATGATTTATTTAAAAGAATAGGTCATGAATGTTATTACATTACTAAAGACATTCCAAAAAATAGAATGCACTTCAATCACCAGGGAATGTTGTTGCAAGATCTCATTTCAGATAAAAGCGAAAATCTTGATATATTAATTATCGCAGGCTATGATATTCCACTTAAAACATATAAAGAACTTAAAGAACGAAACCCAAATCTAAAAATTATCATATCTCATTTTGGTCATAAATTATATATAGACACACATAATCTATTATTTGACGAAAGATATAAGAATTATGAAATACAGTTAAATCCCAAAAATGTTAGCGAATATGTTGACCAATTATGGATTCTACCTCATCACGCTTCAGGAATCGAATATATAAAGACCTACTACGGAATAGATAATGTCGTTATTACCCCCATGATTTGGGAACCGTCTTTCGTTCAGGATAAAATAAAAGATTTGAAGAGAAAAAACCTAAACCCTTTCTTTAAGGCTGACTACGCAAATAAAGTTTGTGTTTTTGAACCAAACATAAACCCCGTAAAAACATGCCTTGTTCCATTAATGATTTGCGAGAGACTAGAAACAGAAAGGCAAAATACATTAAGCGCGATCAACATCTTTTGCGCTGAAAGAATAAGATCTAGAAAGTATTTTGAAAATTTTGCAAAAAGATTAAACATTTTAAACAAAAAAGATTTCTGCTTTTTTAATAACAGATGGGGATCCCTGGACGCATTAAGTAAATTTGGTAGTACTATAGTTAGTCATCAGAATGATTGTGAATTTAATTACGCTAATTTCGAGCAACTCTACATGGGCCTTCCACTAATTCACAATTGTCCAAGCTTATGTGATGTAGGTTATTACTACAAGCAGCACGATATTAAAATGGGAGCAAATCAACTTTATAATGCTATACTCAATCACGAAAAAACCCTAAATGAATACACCGAGCAAGCTCGCTCCTGCCTAAAGCAATTCAGCCCATTCGAGGATAAAAATATAAACATATATTCCAAGTTAATAGATGACATTAAATAAAATAAGTAAAGCTTTTTTTATAAACCTCGATCGTCGAAAAGATAGATTAGAACATATAAACAAAAATCTACCATTTTCAGCAGAAAGGTTTCCTGCTATTGACGCAAAAAACCTAGAGTTGAACGAAGAAATAGAAAAAATATTTGGTAAAAATCTAGAAAAATTCACAAAAGCAGAAATAGCGTGCGCCCTTAGCCATTACAGATTATGGAAACGCTTGACATTAGATAAAGGTGCTGATAATTACTTAATACTAGAAGACGACGCGGTTTTTAAAAATGGATTTACCAACTTCTGGAATCAAGTTTTCAGCAGGCACATACCCAGCGATTACAACCTAATATACCTAGGTGGTTGCCAGCCATGGAATAAGCCTCACTATCACAAAGTTCTACAAAAGCATAACGATTATTTTTTTAATATTAAAAGAAACAGCTTCTTCTCTAAGGACGATCATTTTTGGCACATGAATGCAAGCTCATATATATTAAGTAAACAAGCCGCCTCCCTCTTATGCCAATGGGCAGAACAACAAGGGATAGACCAAGCCCTAGACAACTTCATGCAAAACTTTTTTAATAAAAATAAAATATTTTCCTCCCCAGACTCTATTTACCACTTAAACCCCTTAATGGCATATCAACTGCACGAAGAAAATGACAATACGGAAATAGATAAGAATTCAGATTTGAGATATGCACAAGAAAAGTTTGAGTTGAACAAAAATAAAAAATTATCAAACAATAAAAGTCTCACCGAATTATTGATACCTCTAAAAACTAATCTAATCAAAAAAAGAATTGGCGCAGAGGGAGATGGAGGCTATGTATTACTTCAAGAAATATTTAACGATTGCGATACAGTATATTCTTATGGAATAGATGATTCAGAAAATTCTGACTCATTTGATGCAGAGTGCGCTAATAATAACAAGACAGTATTTATGTTTGACGGCACAATTGAGCGAGAACAATCAAAAAATCCAAGACTTGTATTCAAAAAAGAAAACTTGACTGCAGATAATTTACGCTCACATTTGTCGATAAACAATAACATCAATAAAAAGAACATGATTTTAAAAATGGATATCGAGGGCCACGAATATCCAGTAATTGAAAAAAATATAAAATTAATAAATGACTGTTTCTCCATGATGTGCATTGAGTTTCATGGATTAAATAATCCTAATTATTACAACTACGAAAACAAGAACCATGTATTAGAATTAATTTTAGAATATTATGACATCTTTCACATGCATGCAAATAATTGGGTGGAAAGAAAATTTGAAGTCCCAAGCGTTATGGAAATTTCTTTCATTAGAAAGGGCGTCTGCTCGAGCGAGCTAGATTGCGCATATCCAATAAAAGGCCTAGATTTCCCGAACTGCGTCAATAGGAATGATTATAGCTTAGATTGGTGGGTAAAGGAAGAGATAGAATTCCCGTTTTTGCAAGAACTTAAAAGTAAAAAAATTACAAACAAAATCCACATATCGTGGAAAGACGAAAATGTAATCACTTCCAACCAACCATTAATTCAAAAAGGAATCGCTAATTTATTAAAACTAAATCCAGGCTGGGAGATGGAAATTTACAACGACGAAGATATCGATAAAATGTTGCGTGACTCAATTAGCCTAGAAGACTGGAATCTAATTAAAAATAAAAAAATTACCGAAAAAACAGACCTCTGGAGGCTTTTAAAAACCTATCAAGAAGGAGGACTTTACATCGATATTGATAGATATATCGATACGCCCTTATCTGAAATAATAAACCCCAAAAGCAAAATAGTTTTACCTACATTTCAAGATATTGATTTCTCTCAAGATTTTATTTTAACTTGCCCAAAAAACCCTTTAATCGGCCGAGCGATTGCAAATAACTTAAAATATCGTAGAGAAGGTAAAAATTTATTCTTCCTAGCAGTATATTCTTACATGCATTCAGTTAGTCAAATGTTAAGCGGTAAAACTGTCGAACGAGGAAAAAACGAAGAGTATTTTCAAAACATTCGTCGTAAGATTGACAATTGCCAGCATATGAAAACATACCGCGAGTCAGGCCCAGGTAATCACATTTTATTCAGAAACAAAAATTCTGATTTCTCGATGGAACAATTTGAAAAAGATAAAGCAGATTTTTATAACCACTACAACGTCACCCATTGGAATGATGATACCAGAAAAAAACACGAATCAATTAATTTGGAAACTAAAAACACAAACTTCTCACTTAGTGAAAAAGCTAAAGAATTTATTAGCTTAAAAAATCAATGGCAAAATTTCAAAGATTATAATTTCTTCAATTATATTGCTCACGAAATACCTGAATTAAAACCGCCCGAGAATAAATTTGACACATATAATGCTAATCAAAAAATTGCAATAGTTAGTTTGTACACGAAAGAAATAGCAGATTATGCAACGCACTCAGAAAACTCCATAAAAGAATATTGCGAAAAACAAGGTTATACATTTTATATTTACCGCGAAAAACTTGAAAAAAAATCTAACCCAAACTGGTCCAAGGCTCAAGCGCTACTAAATCATATTGATGACCACGAATACATAATATGGATGGATTCTGACACATTAATCTTTAACCCAAATAAAAAACTCGAGGAAATAATAAGCAAATCACCAAAAAAGTTTATTTTAGCCACGAAAGACATTGGCGGCAACTCCATGTTAAATAGCGGCGTGTTATTTTTTAAATCTCATACCTATACAAAAAACTTAATCAAAAGATGGCGCGACTTTAATGGAGACAAATCCTCGCTCTATTCAAGCGGAGGAGATCAAGAAGTTCTTTGTGGAATTTTAAAAAAATCAGATGAAGCAGGATTCAATAGAAAAATTTTTGAAATGAACGAATTCAATACAGATCCAAGATTAGTTAACAGCGAGACATTTATATTACATTTCATGGCGTACCCGCATCAATTAAAGAAAATATTCATGAGCTACTGGAACAATTCGTAGTTCCCATTTTTATTTTTGACCGGTATATAATTATTGTATGGCAAAAATCTTCCGTACCGAAACATTAAATCTTGGCGGTAATCTCCGCCTTGAATCGAGTACTCCTGGTGCTTTTGAAATCAAAAGTGCAGATGGTAGTACAACACACATGTCTCGTGCCTCGATTGACTCAGACATCTCCAGCCTTCAAGCTGTTGACGTAAAAAACGAGTCTGATCTTAGCGTTGACGTTTCCAGCCTTCAAGCTGGAATCACAGCTGAAGAGAGCGCTCGTTCGACAAAAGACACAAGTCTTGATACAGACATCTCCAGCCTTCAAGCTGTTGATGTAAAGAATGAGTCTGATCTTAGCGTTGACGTTTCCAGTCTTCAAGCTGGAATCACAGACGAAGCAAACGCTCGTTCAACAAAAGACACAAGTCTTGACAGTGACATCTCCAGCCTTCAAGCTGTTGACGTAGCTAACGAATCCGATCTTAGCGTCGATATCTCCAGCCTTCAAGCTGGACTTACAACTGAAGAGTTCAATCGCTCAACAAAAGACGCAAGTCTTGACAGCGACATCTCCAGCCTTCAAGCTGTTGACGTAGCTAATGAGTCTGATCTTAGCGTTGATGTCTCGAGCCTTCACGCTCAAGACGTAACAAACGAATCCGATCTTAGCGTAGACATCTCGAGCCTTCACGCTCAAGACGTAACAAACGAATCCGATCTTAGCGTAGACATCTCGAGTCTTCACGCTCAAGACCAAGGAAATGACGTTGTTGCTAAATCTGTCTCTCAAAGCTCCTCCGCACAAGATTCCGGTTCGATTTCATTCGGCCGTACCTTCGACAGTACACCAGCTGTCATCGCAGTTCTTAAAAGCACAAGTGCAAGCGACCCAATTATCGCATGCATGGTTACAGCTGTTTCGACAAGCGCATGCACAGTATCATTCGCAGATGCATTGCCTTCAGCTAACTACACAGTTGAAATCTTCGCATCGGTTGCAGACTGATTCTAACGAGAAAGATATTATTTATCTTCTGGCGATCCTTCGGGATCGCCTTTTTTTTGCGTGTAAAATAAAATATGAACCCAAAAGATTTGTTTAAAAAATTATTTTCCAAAGAAAAGGATGAACTCGGAAAGCATCGTCCAGAAAACAAAAAATTTTCAAAAGAAAATTTGCCAGTAAAATATCAAAAATCCATTGCAGAAAAAGAATTGAGTAAGCAATTCAAAAAGCTTAGACATCAAGCAATCTATTTAAATATTGAGCATGAAGAATTAGTAACCGAATTTGATTCCATAAGAAGACAGTTTATCGCAGAGATGCTCGCTTATTGTAGTGAAAAAAATATCGAACATCCATTTCAGTCAGTTCCAGATAAAAAAGATAAATCCACTGAGCTGTCAAATGATGAAATGAATAATTTATTCAGAGAAATTGTTCGTCAAACACACCCAGATCTAAATAAAAATCTATCCAAAGACGACGCCGAGGAAAAGCTTGACCTCTATAACGAAGCAGTTCAAGGAAAGCAAAATGGAAACTTCAGGAAAATATTACAAGTAGCACTAGAGCTAAATGTAAAAATAAAAACAATTACCCCAGAATTTATCTCTCAATTAAAAAAAGAAATATCAAAAATGAATAATCAAATCAATCAAATCAAAAATGACGCAATGTACAGATGGTATTACTCAGATAAAAACATGAGAGCACAAATATTTGAATTGATAACAAAAAATCAAAAAAAACTTAATGATTAATTTGAAGATCCAGAAATTATAGATTGAAGATCATTATTTAATCCAGAAACTATTGATTCAAGATTATTATTTTTTAACCTTAATTCATCTATTAAATTTTGCTGCTCCTTGATTGCCGCAATGGAATACACAAATAAACTATTGTAATCCAATCCGTGTGGCCCTGCAACAACACCGCTTTCTCCGATTCTCTCGGGAGTTACCGCGAATGCGAGTTCTGGTATTGTTAAAATTTCTTGAGCTAAAACTCCGGCCTCTATATTGTGTTCCACCAGGTTTCCACTAACATCAATTGGCAAACCATTTTCATCTAAGTCGAAATTGTGGTCAGCCTCATACATATCAAGCGTTTTAATGTATTTTTTCGGAGTCACTTTATCAAGTACAGATAGCGCTCCGGTGATCAACTGTTCGTTATGCTTGATTCTATCGTCCGAAGTATGAACAGTGCTTCCATTAACCGCAATATTTCCATATACATCTAGTTGTTGAGCCGGACTCACCGTACCAATACCAACCTTGCCATCTTTTAAAAGTGACATGGTAACTTGAGGGTTGCTTGAGCTATTTACCGCACCAAGATGTAGTTTATTACCATAGGTAAACGCAACCTCGTTACTGGTAGTGCCGCCATACCCTTTGCTAGCATAATCCAAGATAGCATATGCACCTGTAGTAAATTGCACATGTAGCTGGCCATCTGGATTTGTAGTACCAATACCTACGTTGCCATTAGAATCAACGCGCATTTTTTCGTTACTCCCAACAGAAAATACTATTCCGCTCGCAGCCGACCTTATTGCAAGTTGCTGGCTATTTGAACCATTTACTAACGCAGGGGCGTAACCTATATAACCAGCGTCACCATGTGTATTATTACTGATTTTAATGTAGCCTTCGGAACCTGCTACATTATTATTGCCAACTACATCAAGGTTCGCATTAGGAGTCGTAGTACCAACACCAACCTTACCGTCTTTCTTTAAATATAATTGTCCCTGATTTCCAGAGGAGAAAAAACTCAAATCGTTATTAGTGTAAGACCTTATGCTATTCTGATCTATCCTTAATTCCTGCGCAGCATTTCGTACGTGAACGCAAGAGTCGCCCAATGAAGAATATACATCCAATTTACATTGATTACCATACGGATCCGTTGTGCCAATACCAACATTTCCACCTGTATAATATATATTCTGAGAATTTGCCAAGCTCCATAATCCAGAGCCACCCGCGCCTCCTCCTTCAAATATATTTCCGCTTTGAAAAATTTTACCAGAAACATGAAGGTCGCCAACTACATGTAATTTACTATCGGGATTTGCAGTTCCAATACCTACGTTGCCATTAGAATTTAGTATTGTCATTCGAGCAGCTTCAGCGCTTACCCCTGCAGAAGTTCGAAACGTTAAGTTTTCTCCGTTATATGCAGTAAGAGATAAAGCGCCACTTAGGGTTTCATCATCAGAACCTATGCTTCCAACAATACCCTTTAAGATATTTTCTTGGGAAAATGATAGATAATTCCACGGTGCACCAGCTCCTTGATTCAGTTGAATCATGTTATCGCTAGTACTTTCAATGTCTAATGGGGCGTTTGGATTACTGTTACCAATACCAACATGTCCACCATCTGCAATAAAAATGCCCAAGCTACCTGCATCATCAGTTAATCGAAGTCCGTCTGAATCTCTAGCAAAAAGGCTGTCTGTGAATAGATGTTTTCCGTTCGCTGTGCCAAAATTTTCACTAGAAATCCAAGATTTTGTAGAATTGTCGAAAGCAATGGTTTTTAAAGTGTCTCCGTGCAAAGCAATTCCACCCCCATCTGCGGTTACATCAGTGGCTGTACCCGTAGAAGTTGTTCCAAGTTCTATGTTTTTGTCTTCAATTCTTAAAGTTTCTGTTTCGATAACAAAACTATCTCCTTTTACCGTGAGATCTCCATCAATAAAAGTATCCCCAGAAACAGTTAAACTTTGCCCAATTTGAGTGCTGCCCGTGACGTTAAGCGTGTTATAGGTTGGCGTACTAGCTCCAGCTCCGCCCCCTCCCTCAAATATATTGCCGCTTTGGAAAATTTTACCAGAAACATGAAGGTCGCCAACTACATGTAATTTACTATCGGGATTTGCAGTTCCAATACCTACGTCACCACCCAGAAATATACCAACGGGTCCAGAGCCATATTGTTGCGCATAAATAGTTGATGTGGTGCTGTCTTGCCTAAACCAAGATTGGCCGCTCGATACACGAAAAATTCCTACTAGATCCAATGGGTAAACGGGATTTTGCGTGCCGATGCCAATCCCCCCTTGTTTAATAAATATTCCTGAATTGCTTCCCGCTTTGAGTTGTAGTCCATCTGAATTATCGGCATTTATTACTGAAAATTCAGCCTCTGATGATGATAAGTTTTTCATTTTTAATTATTTTTAAGTTGTTGGATTTCTTGTTTTAGGTCTTCGATCATTTTTTGCTGTTCTTGGATTGCTGCTATAGCATAAACGGATAAACTATTATAATCTAAAGAATACAAAGAAGTAAGATCACCTGATTCGTTAATTAATTCTGGCCCCACCGTAAATTTTAATTCATCAACCCCCAAAACTTCTTGAGCTATCACACCCGCTTCAATTTTATGAGGAACAAGCTCGCCGTTTTCATCGATTGGATTACCATTAAAATCAAGTTCAAAGTTGTGATCGTGATCGTAAATTTTACTTGTTTTTATGTACCTTTTAGGAGTGATTTTTTGAATAGCATTAATCGCCCCAGTAATAATCTCTTCGTTATGCTTGACGCGATCATCAGAGGTTAATTGAGTACCATTAGCCCTAACAGTTCCATTTGATTCAACGCTAAACTTCTTAGTGCTACCCAGCACACAATCTATAAAATAATTACCAGCGGTTGGACTAAACCCCGAATTATATTGAACTACAAGGCCAAAAGGATTGGGATTGATCAAGCTAGATAGGCGCGCGGCATATTGATTATCGTTAGCAACTAAATCTAATTTATAATAAGGAACCGTAGTACCAATACCAACATTGCCATCAGGGCCAATTCGCACTTTTTCAGTAAGATCACCAGTTTTTGTATCTGATGTGTGAAAAGCGAGGTGTCCACCCACACCACTGAGAACTGAATTATCGCCAATTCCTCCATAAACTCCAGCGCTCGTATAAACATCCCCATTAAAATATGTTTGATTATTAAATACAATTCCTCCACCAAAACCGTTATAAGGAGTAAAGCTATTGGTTTCTGTGAAGATTGACATTGCATTATATTTTGCGGTTCGTCCTGCCTGACCAGTACCTGCAGCAGCTATGGTGCGAACCTCAAGAGTTTCACTAGGATTAGTCGTTCCAATACCAACATTGCCACCGTTAAAATAAGAATCGTTTGGACTACCAATCCTACCGTCCAATCGAATAATATCATTTCCCCCATCAGTCAATGCTACGACAGTTCCATTGCTAGCAGTATATATGCGCAATTTCTGCTCATCATTCGAATCGTAAATAGCAAATGGTTGCGAACCCCCTTTGATCTCAAGATTTGAACTAGGATTCGAAGTACCAATACCAACATTGCCATTAGAATTTAGTATTGTCATTCGAGCAGCTTCAGCGCTTACCCCCGCAGAAGTTCGAAACGTTAAGTTTTCTCCGTTATATGCGGTAAGAGACAAAGCTCCACTTAAGGTTTGATTATCAGAACCTATGCTTCCAACAACACCCTTTAAGATATTTTCTTGGGAAAATGATAGATAATTCCACGGTGCACCAGCTCCTTGATTCAGTTGAATCATGTTATCGCTAGTACTTTCAATGTCTAATGGGGCGCCTGGATTACTGGTGCCAATTCCAACAAAACCTCGAAAATAAGCAGTCGCATCATTTTTTATAATCAAGTTATCCTTATCATTAGATGAATTTCTTACAGTAAATCCTTGATTTTCTGATCCAATAAATGTTGCGCCGTCATTTATGATTGATTGTCCACCAAAACTAATTCCGCTTGGAAAAACTATTCTATCCCCACTATCCGCAGAAATGCTAACCCCTGTATTATCTCCCTCTCCGCCAATATACAGAGAATTACTACTCAGAAATAAATGTCTAATTTTCTTCTCTGCAGAACCTAAATCATATTGAGAATTGGCTGCGGGTAATATGTGTCCAGCAAACTGAATTCCCCCATCTATATCTAGAGTTGCAGCAGGAGCTGTAGTGCCAATACCAACATTTCCACCTGTATAATATATATTCTGAGAATTTGCTAAGCTCCATAATCCAGAGCCACCAGCGGAGCCGGCAGAAACAAATTGTCCCGATCCACCGAATAAAGTTTGAACTGTGTAGTTATTATTCGGTATCACTTTAGAAAAGATGACACTGTACGAGCTTGTGCCAATTCCAGATATAGCATAAGGTATAATAGGTCCGTCTCCATCTATTTCGAGGGTAGTAGATATCTTGGGCGGAGCAACAAAAGTTGTTGGATAAGTAATGCTATATACAGACTGACCGGAAGAAAGGTTTGTCTGGAAAGAATAATTTGAGCCACCCGCGCCTCCTCCTTCAAATATATTGCCGCTTTGGAAAATTCTGCCAGAAACATGAAGGTCTCCTATTACATGTAATTTACTATCAGGATTTGTAGTGCCGATACCTACGTTACCTCCATCCTTGATAAATATTCCTAAATTTGCTGAGCCATCAGCCAACCGAAGTCCATCCAAATCTCTAGCTTGAAGAGTATCCGTAAAAATATATTTACCGTCTCCAACTCCGATATTTTCACTAAAATCCCAAGAATTAGTTAGCTGTGTCCATGTGATAGTTTTATCTGTAGACCCCTTTAAAGTTATTCCTCCTCCATCTGCGGCCACATCAGAAGGAGCTTGACCGCTGGCAGGAACAGCTAACTCTATATTTTTATCCTCAACTAAGACAGTTGAGGTTTGCGCAAATATATTATTACCCTCAACAGTCAAATCACCTTTAATAATAGCGCCCCCAGAAACAGTCAAATTTCCCCCAACTTGAGTGCCACCAGTGACCTGGAGAGTGGAATAACTTGCATCACCGGTTCCAGCAAACGAAGTAAATTGTCCCGATCCACCGAATAAAGTTTGAACTGTGTAGTTATTATTCGGTATCACTTTAGAAAAGATGACACTGTACGAGCTTGTGCCAATTCCAGATATAGCATAAGGTATAATAGGTCCGTCTCCATCTATTTCGAGGGTAGTAGATATCTTGGGCGGAGCAACAAAAGTTGTTGGATAAGTAATGCTATATACAGACTGACCGGAAGAAAGGTTTGTCTGGAAAGAATAATTTGAGCCACCCGCGCCTCCTCCTTCAAATATATTGCCGCTTTGGAAAATTCTGCCAGAAACATGAAGGTCTCCTATTACATTTAATCCATTGAGAAGGGTATCTCCAGAAACAGTTAAATTTTGCCCAATTTGACTACTACCGGTGACCTGGAGAGTGGAATAATTAGCGGACCCTCCCCCGCTAACAATCTGATCAATTTGTAATTGAATTAATTCGCCAGTTTGATTTAAGTTGCCAGACAATATCGCAATACTGGGACTTTCCTCGAGATCCGCTAAAGCCCCGCTAATTTGATCGATATCTGATTTTAGTGACGCACCAGTTTGATTTAAGTTGCCAGACAATATCGCAATACTGGGACTTTCCTCGAGATCCGCTAAAGCCCCGCTAATTTGATCGATATCTGATTTTAGTGACGCACCAGTTTGATTTAAATTGTACTCATTAACTACATTTAATCCATTTACTTTAAGAGAATCATCAAACTCCCCCGTTTTAAAATTAGCAATGCCCCAGGGTCTCGAGGCTAAACCTATCTCTCCCTCGCCACTGTTTCTTGGAATTAAATTTTTTGTAGTCATTCTATTTTGTTACACTATTTTTATTAAGATATGTTGGATGATTCCGAATTAATTATAATATCCAAAAATGCATCATTACTATCAATTTCATCAGTAAAGGCTACATAAAATCCTGTATTTGTTATATTATAATTTACATGAGAATAAATATATTCAGGTAAAGAATTAAATCTCATCGATGTTACAACCGTAGGAGCGCTTGAGTAATTTACTGTATTACCAAGAGAATTAAATGAAATCGCCTCTCTATAAGCCCCGCTAGGAATAGAGAATGAATAAGAAAGCGTTTGATTTTCTGCATTAGAAATTTGAGACTGAACACCAGATATCTGATTATTTAAAGAAAGTCCCGTCTGTTGAATTTTTAAATCTAATTCACCCGAAGCGACCTGAAGCTCGTTAGTGGTAACAATTCCGGTACTTGTGGGCGCAGAACCCAAAACCCTTATGAATTTCCAATCTAGAATATTATTCTCGCCAGTTTTTTCGTACAATTCATTTGTAGAAGAATCTATATATTGCGAACCTATTATACCCGCAGCCTGGAGACTTCCCGAAGGATGTCCAGCGTCAGATATCAAAGGCTTCCTGATACCTAAATTAGCATTTACAAAGGTTTCAAACGCTCCCATTTTATAACCCTATTTCTTGCTATGATAAAGAAGTGAAGCTGAGTATAGATCCAAATTATGTTCAGATGCTATATCAGAAACTCCACTCAATTGACCCAAAGAACCAATTTTTTCTCGATTAATTATGCAATCAGACAAACAAGATTCCCAGTCATCATTTTCAGAAGATATAATCACAGATTTACAAAGCTCATCCAATAAAGATTTTTGAGCCTTACTTAACCTTTTCTTGCCTGAACTTTTTTTCATTTCCGCATAAGCGAACTCTCTTAACTTCTCCGACTCATAAATTACATCCTGAAGATCTTCTCTGCTATACATCTCTTCCTTTGCGCTAGAGTTCTCTTGAGGTATTTCTGAAGTGCCTACAGGTCTACCAACTTCCTGGCGGCTTTTAACCTCAGGAATAGAATCGCCCCCTGCATCATCCTCAATCATTGGCACTCCACCAACTATAGGATTAAACATGCCCTCTTTTCTATTTTCTATAAACTCTTTTTGGGCAGGAACAAGCTCTTCGGAATTAGGGTATGCCCCTTTCTTTATAACATTAACTCCTTGCTCTGGAGTAAGTATTCCTAGCTCCATTAATCTTGTTGCGACTCTCTGCAATTGAACCTCATCCTTTATATCTGTTTCTTCGAACTTAACAATAGGATATTTCCTAAACCCTAAGTTCTTGCAGACCATCTTTATCTGCGGCTGAAGAAAGTCATATATAAAAGCATTCCTAGATTCTTTAAGTCTCTCTAAGAATATTTGAGCCTTCACCTGAGTATTACTATATCTTTCGTCTCCAACGATAATATTTTGCAAACCTTCTTTTATGTCATTATTAATAACCTCGTATTTTGCCGGTCCAACAACCTTACTTATGTCAGGTATAACAAATTGAGCTTTTGTAGTAAAATCGCTCACGAGAACCCTTCCAACACTTTCATTTTTGAAAAGATTTTGCATAGCCTGCATATTATGAGGATTAATCCCACCCTTCTCAGGCTCCGCCCCCATAGTTATTAGAAGTATGACATTTTCTATAGTTCTGCAAACAGCTTGATCTATTTTCTTAAGCTCGATCTTGAAATTAATATCATCCAACACTGGATACCCAAAAGGTATAGCAAAAGGTTCGTAGTCTTGCTTTTTATAAAAAGAATACAAAAGTTGATTAGAATCCAACTTCACCTTCAAGCCATCTGAGTTATACTGACCAGATTTTATTCTCTCCTTAATTTCGGGATCCAGTGAATCAAATATTTCTTTATCGTATTCTGTCTTGGGATTTCTTAATCTCTCTAAATCATACTCGGATAAAAGTTTTTCGTAAGCTCCTGTTTCAAATGAGCTGGATCTTGTTGCTACTATATCAAAAGGATTTAAAAGAATGTAGCGAACAGGTAACTTACCCGGAGCCAAACTTGCGCTTGCACCGTATATTTTACTCAATTTCTCGAAGTCACTTTTAGAAAATTTTCCGTCGACTCTATACAGGAATATATTACCGCTACGGTAATACTCTCTAAAATACTGGTCCTTCAAATTCCATAAATTAATCTTCTCGAACCATTTGTATATAAAGTCTTGAGACTTTTTAGTTCCTCCCTCTAAATATAAATTAGAGTTAGCGAACTCTGACATTACGTCTATTGCGTTTCTAAAAACAGATACATTGGCATATGCCTTCTGACATAATTCAATAGCCTGCCTGACATCTACTCCATCGGAACCATAAGTATATGGTAACAATCCCGACTCAATGTTTGCGAACCTAAAATCTTTTGTTTTTTTATGTATCGCATTTCTCCTACTTCCAGTTGATCCATCCGCTGGAGCGTTCCTATTATAATTAGCAGTTGACTCTAAATAATAAGGCTCCCCAGAAGATATTGGGACTGAAGCATTTGAGTGCAAGGATTGTTGCAGAACATCAGGATTAGGCTTATCGAATTTATTCCAATAATCCGACCTTTTGATATATTTCCTTTTGCTCATCTTGTATAATACACGAAAGTCCACACAAAGTCTAAAGTAAAGTCGAAAGTTAACTTTTAGACTTTTAATGAATATATAAATATTTTATATACGTGTATATATTATTAATGAAAAATGAAGAAGAAAGATGTATAGTAACGACCAGCTTTGGCGAAATACCAGGAACCATCATTAAAAAATACGAAGAAATTGGTGGCCCTGAGGATGGAGCCCAATTCCAAGTTATAAAACTAGACAACGGACAAGTCATAACAATCAAAATAGAAAATGAATAGCTCAGACCCAAATTTCAGATATCCGAATGATAATAGAGACACAAATATTTCTCAATATAATTATCCTTCTCAACAGGAAATAAGTCCTGCAACGCAAAAAGGCGAAAAAATGTATTATCCAAATGATAATGGAGGATACTATGCAAACTCGAATAGAGTAAACATTAATATAGTAGATCCCTCAAACAAAAAACAGCCGCCCAACTCGAACTACCAAATACCTTAAGAAAATGATCTTTGCGGTTACCACCTTAATCTCAGCATTAAGTATTTCTTGTATTGCTGCGTATTTTAGCATTATCGGACTAGCTACAATTTTCCCAGGCTCTATATATGCAGTTGTATGCATGGGGGTAGCTTTAGAAATAGGAAAAATTATTGCGGCCCTTTGGCTACATAAAAACTGGGGTAACGCCCCAAGGTCAATCAAAGGGTATCTGCTATTTGCAATTTTCGTACTTATGGGCATAACCAGCATGGGTATTTTTGGATTTTTATCAAAGTCCCATATTGAGCATGAGCAGCAGGCACAAAAATCTCAAGCAATGATATCTCAAGTTGACTCTAAAATTCTAAGAGAGCAAGATTACATTGCTCGTCAAAAAGAATTAATCGAACAAGAAAAGCAAGCACAGGAATCACAAGGGGATAAAAGTTCAGATAATATAGAAATTGAAAAGCAAAAAATTGCACAAATAAATGCAGAGCTCGACAAAAACTTAGCTATCGACAATAAAATTATCTCTGATGCCAGACTAAGGATCTCTGAATTAGATTCGATTTTAAATGAAGAAAAATCAAAATCAGGAGGATTATTTTCCAGCAAAAAAGAAAAAATAAAAGAAATTGAGCAATCCCAGGTTCAAGAAAGAACTTCTCTTGAATCAAAAATTAACTCTGCAGAAGAAAGAATTTCTAAATCTCGGGATCAAAATCAATTATTAATTCAAGACATTCGCAAAAAAATCGAAAGCTACCAAGAAGACTCTTATAAATCATCTTCATCTGTGGAACGCATAGAAGGCCTAAATAAAAACATTACCGACGCATTAAACCGAATAGAGCAGTTTGAAGTTGAAAAATTCGACTATAACGATGGCTCAATGCAGCTTGAGGCGGAAATAGGACCAGTTAAATATGTCGCAGAATTAATCTCGGATATTTTCGGGGTCGCATTTGATCTTGGTCAAGCGGTAAGAATTGTAATAATTATATTAATTTTTGTGTTTGACCCTCTTGCTATTCTCCTTGTTCTTGCTGCACATATCAGCCTTGTAAAATATTTTCCATCTATGAAAATAGAAGAGTCTGATATTATTCAAAAACAATCATCAATTGCTATAGAGACAAAAATAATCGAAGAGCAGGAACTTCAACTCGAAGAAAGAAAAAAAGACCTAGATCAAGAACTCGAGCTTATTGAGATCCGCGAAAATCAGATCAAGAAATATAACCAACAAATCTCAGAAAGCAAAGAAGCCGCGCGAAAACTAAAAATAGAAGCCGAGAAGTCAAAACTTGAAAAAGAAGACCACTCAGATTTGGACCTGGAAATTGAAATGCTAAACTCCCAAAAAGAACAATTATCAAAAGAAATCTCAGACCTTCAGCATTGCCACTCTGAAATAGAAAGAAAAGAGTCTGAATCCAATCAACATCTTGAAGAAATGAAAAAAATCTTCAAAGAATATAAAGCAATTAAAAACGAAGGCTCTAATAATATCTTAGAATTATCCAAAACCAGAGAAGAAATACAATCAAAACTAAAAGAAATTAATGACTTAAAGGATTTTCTAAGCGCGAGATCGCCTCTTGTGGAAGAATTTGAAAAATTAAAATCTTCAAACGAAAAGAATTCTGAATACATTAAAGAGCTTGAGGAAAAAAATGAAAACCTTAAACTACTCGCAGAAAAGAACACAAATAGCTATACTATTAAAAAACAAATGCCCGACGGAAAATTTGCGGTATTAGTGAAATCCAACCTTGGGGGAACTCATCAGTTCATAAAAGAAAACGATTTTAGTGAATCAGAAATCTTAAACTGTCAAGCAATATCTTGCGAAATAGATGAAATATGCCCCCAAAGACAAGGCCCGCTATTACAAAAAGTTTTTAATACAAATATCAAAAAATACCTGAACGAGCGACTAGACAATAGAGCTTATAAGAAAAGTCGACCAGAATATAATTTTATATCTTGACTTTTAGGCAATCTCGTGATAAAATAATGTTTATTGAAAAAAATAAACAAAAGAGACCTTATTAAGAAATTGGTAGTAGAGCCCAAGAATCAAAAAAGGATTTTCTGGGCAAAAGAAATGAAGCTACTAAATGACTTGATGTCCATTTTTCCAGACCAAGACTTCTGGGCAAAGATGCGCCCGCAAAAATACCCCTCCCTTGCGGTGATAAAAACAGAAGCTGGATTAAAAATGTTACGAAAAAAATACAGAGAATTTAAATACAAAATTCCAGAAAAAAACACGATTCAACTTGGAGAAAAAGCTGGAGAGGATAAAATATACAAGAAGAAGACAAAAACAATTAAAGACTTTATAGATGGCTAAAACAAAAACAGTTAACACTACGGATCAAATATCAAATTTCTTGTCTGACAAAGATAATCAAAAATATCATTACAATTTTTTTGACTGTGAAGATTATAAAATTTCTAGCGGTAGCCTAAACTTAGACATGGCACTAGGCGGAGGACTTCCATCGGGCGCACACAGATTTACAGGCATAAATGAAGGAGGTAAAACTAGTTGCGCATTATCTTTCGCAAGAAACTTTCAAAAGCATTTCGAAAAAGACGGAATGATAATTTACATTAAAAGCGAGGGCAGGCTTAGCCCTGAAATGCTTAAGAGATCTGGAATTAGTTTGGAGCCAGAAAAATTCTTTTGCTTTGACTGTAATATATTCGAAAAAGTCTTCGAGCTAATTAGAGAGCTAGTATTCAATAATGAATCTGGAAAAAAATATATGTTCATCATTGATAGCGTGGATGCTCTATGCAGAATTGGCGATATAGACAAGCCATTCTCAGAATCTGAGCAGGTCGCCGGAGGCGCATTAATAACATCTGTGTTCTTAAAAAAAATGGTACTACCAATTAGCAAGATGGGACACACAATGATCTTGACTAGCCAAGTTCGGGTAGAAGTTGCCACAAACCCCTATGCCTCTAGAGGTGGCCCAAAAACAAAACAGGCTGGTGGAAATGCAATTAAACACTACGCAAATTACATACTAGAATTCGAAGAGAGATATACCTCTGATATTTTGTTTAAAAACCCAAGCGCATCTAAGCTAGAAGACAAAGGAGACCCAATAGGCCATTATTGTAAAATAAGATTTAGAAAAAGCGCCAACGAAAAGACCGGATCTCAAGTTAGATATCCTGTAAAATATGGGCAAACAAATGGCTCTTCTGTTTGGCTTGCAAGGGAAGTATTAGACATGCTCTATTTATTCAAACTAATTGACAAGAAGGGCGCCTGGATTTCCGTTTCAGATGATTTAATCAAAGAGCTCTCAACGAACGACCTTGAGATACCAGAAAAATTTCAAGGCGAACAAAAAATTATAGACTTTCTGGAAGAAAACGAAAAACTCGTACAGTTTCTTTACGAAGATTTTAAAAATCTATCTAATGCAATTTAAAACCCTTACAGGTCGAATACGCAGAATAGTAAAGCCAAAAAAATATTTAATTAATTGGTCTGGGCCAAGCCGCAGCAAGCTTCAAAGAAGAGTTAAAACTTTCCTAGAACAATACTGGAAAAACCAAATTGTCTTTGAAGAATTTCCTGTTGCAGGAACAAAACTATCTCTAGATTTTTATAATGCAAATAAAAAAATAGCAATAGAAGTTCAAGGAGAACAGCATAATAGATATGTCCCTCATTTTCACGGATCCAACAAAATAAATTATATCAATCAGTTAAGAAGAGATCAAGAGAAATTAAAATTCTGTGAAATCAACGAAATCAACTTAATCGAGATCTATCAAAAAGACATGACTTCAGAATCATTTTTTGATAATCTTGCATCGAATATTTAATTTGTGTAATATAAATTATGAACGACGACGAAATTGACCCAGAAAATTTAGAAAAATTTAATTTGCCAGAAAACCTACTAACTCAAATTTTTGAATGCACTGGGAAAACAGACGGGGATAGTGGGTTTATACTGGCATACGTTAATCAAGAAGGTATCCCCTCGATTGTTACAAAAGCTAATTCCGGCATAATCGAAATGGGCTTGCGTAAAGCTCTTGAGCAATATCTTGATCAAGCCGACTCTCACGATTTAAAACTCGACTTTCCATCGGATTTAGGAGAAGAAGACGAATAAACTTCTTGACTTATTAAGGTATATATGATACCATGCAATCATGGTATATTCATATGAACTAGAGCAACATCTCCTCGCGGGATTAATAAAGTATCCAGAATCTTATCCTCTTATCGCTGCATTTGTTTCGGAAAAAGATTTTTTTGAGAAAAATTCTATAGTCAACAAAACCATATATTGCGTTTTAAGGCAGTCTCTAGAAAATGGAGAATCTGTAGATGAAATAATTCTTAGTCAAAGGGTTGATTCCTTAGGAATGTCTTTTGAAGACAACATAAACATCGCAGATTACATTAAAGGACTATCGATGAGACAAATATCCCAAGAAGGGGTTATTAAGGCAGCTAAAGAGCTAAAGAAAATTACCGCCCGAAGAGACATATATGAGGCATCCCTTGAGGTAGCGAAAGCAATGCAGTCAGCGAACAACACTCAATCGTTTTCTGAAATTATATCTACCGCCGATAAAATTTACAATGATAAAATAAATTTCTATGAGTGCGGAGCAGAAAAACCGGAGAACCTTTTCGAACAAATGGAAGAATTTATCGAGGAGAGGGGAAATAATCCCATTTCTCAATTTGGGCTCATGGGGCCGCATCAAAGAGTTAATGAATTGTATGGCTCGCTCCTCAGGCCAGGAAACATTACCGTTGTTGTAGCAAGAGCAGGAGTTGGTAAAACGCAATTTTGCATGGATTTTTGCACAAAAGTATCCTCAATGAATAATAATGTACCCGTACTGCATTTTGATAATGGGGAAATGAGCAAAGAAGAATTGATAATCAGGCAGTGCTCTGCACTCTCAGGAGTACCCATGAATCTCTTGGAAACAGGCAGGTGGCGACAAGCAGGTGATGAGGTGGTAAAAAAAGTAAGAGACACTTGGCTAAAAATTAAAAACTTAAAATTTTATTACTATAACGTCGCAGGTCAATCAGTAGAAAATCTAGTTAATACTATCCGAAGGTTCTACTTCTCCGAAGTGGGCCGAGGAAACCAAATGATCTTTAGCTTCGATTATATTAAAACGACATACGAAAAACAAAACGGAGTAAGCTCGTGGGAGGCTGTGGGACGAATGGTAGATAGGTTCAAACAATTGATTCAGAAAGAACTTTCCTTTAATGATGGCCCATGCGTCTCAATGCTTACAAGTGTACAGAGTAACCGATTAGGAATTACAAACAACAGAAGATCTGAAAACATAGTTGACGATGAAAGTATCGTATCGCTATCAGACCAAATAACCCAATTTTGTTCACACCTTTTCCTACTAAGGCAAAAGACCATGGATGAAATTCAGGCAGAGCCCGAAGGCTTTGGAACGCATAAACTGATATGCCTAAAATACAGGTGGCTGGGCGAAAATGTTCACAGAGCGATTCAACCAGTAGAAATGCCCGATGGAAGCAAAAGGAAAAATTACATTAACCTGCATATGGAAAATTTTAACATCGACGAAAAAGGTGACCTAAATGATCTGGTCGAACATCTTAACTCGGAAGGAGTCGAAGCAATCACAGACTTCCTAGACGAAGCCCCTACTTTATAATGTCACCAGAAAAAATAAAAGACTGTCTCGACAGACTCGGATATAAATTATTCGACAGGGGCCAGTATTGGCAGACTAATGCTGTTTTTAGAAATGGCGACAACAAAACAGCAATACAAATATATAAAAATACAGGAGTATGGAAAGATCATGTAGAGAATAGTCAATTTTCACCATTCAAAAGATTGGTCGAAATTACCCTCGGAACAAACGATAAAAATGAAATCAAAAAATACATTGACGAAGAAGAAAGTTTGGGCTCAATGTATCAAAAAATTACATCTCAACAAAAATTAGAAATGGACGAAATATACCCAGAGGACTGTCTTAAAAAATTGCTTCCTCATTATAAATTCTATAATGATAAGGGCATTTCTGACGAAGTGCTTAAAAACCTTAAAGGAGGATTCGCAACAAATGGAAAACTAAACAAACGATTTGTATTTCCTGTCTATAATGAACACAAACAAATCTATGGCTTTTCCGGCAGGGATATGTCTCGCTATGAAGGCAGGCCAAAATGGAAACATATAGGAAGAAAGAAATCATGGATATACCCACTATACGTAAATGATTTGACATCTAATGCAATTCAAGAAAAAGACCAAGTTATATTTGTTGAAAGTATAGGAGATTTATTGATGTTAAACCAATTTGGATATTTCAATGTTTTAGTTACCTTTGGTCTTGAAATAAGTACAAAATTAATATGTTCAACACTTTCTTTCAACCCAAGTAATATAGTAATATCATTAAACAATGATAGCCAATCATCGAGAAATAAAGGCCTCGAGGCTAGCGTAAAAAATTATTTAAAATTATTAAATTTCTTTGATAAAGAAAAAATTAATATCTGCCTTCCAATTAAAAATGATTTTGGTGATATGAATGAAAACGACTTTAAAAAATGGAATGAAAAACTACTATCTATCGACCAACAAGCCCAAAGGTCTCGGATATTGTCAACTCTTGACTCAATCAAGTCTATTCCAAAATCTTTATTAAAAAATAAATCAATTATAATCGATGACTGAACTCACAAGGCTCTCCGCAAGCAGAATTAAAACCGCACAGCAATGCTCGTGGACCTATTGGTGCAAGTATAAACTAAAACTTCCAGAAGCGCGAAATGATGGAGCTAGCAGGGGAACTATATGTCACAATGTTTTCGAGCTACTTGGAGATAAACACAAGAGGGAGTTTAACAAAATCGTTAAAGACGGAACAATCTGGAATACCAAAATTGTTTCTGAACAAGTAAGAAAAGAAGCTGAAGAGCTAAATGTCAACGATCAAGAAAATCTTGAGCTTATCGATGAAATGATTGTCAACGGATTGAGATACGATTTTTTTGGAGACTCTGAAGATGCCCCCGTAGAAGCAGAATCTGAAAAGTTTTTTGACCTAGAAATTAACGATGGCGAGAAGAGGTATGCGATCAGGGGCTATATAGATAAAATGTTCGTATACAAAGATAATTCCGTTATTATTAGAGACTTCAAAAGCAGTAAATCAGTTTTCAAGGGAAAAGAGATTTCGGATAATTTACAGAACCTCATATACTGCCTTGCAACCAAGCACATAATGCCAGAAAGTAAGCCTCAGAGTGAATTTATATTCTTGCGCTTTGATCTGGAAAAAGATATTTTTGGAGATCCCGGAAAAGGGTATTTAAAAATGGACAAAATTTCAGACGATGAACTAGAAGGTTTTGAGTATCAATTGACAGAATTTCAAAAATATATCGATGGATTCGACGACAATTGTGCTAGATCAAACTTTGCAGCAAACCAAGATTTCCCAAAAGATGGCACATTCGGCGGTCCGCTTGCATGCGGTAAAGACGGATTTAAAATGTCCAAAGGAGAACCTGTCCTAGATAAAAATGGCCAGCCAATAAAAGCATTTATATGTCCATTCAGGAAACCCATGGAATATTATGCCGTAATAGATAAAGAAAAAAATATTAAAAAAACAGCATTCATTGAAGAGAAGCATTTATTAAGCGCAGAAGATAATGAAGAAATTGTAAAAATGGAATATAAAGGATGCCCGCACTGGGAAAATAAAAGCAAAATAAATGAATTCCTTTAATCATAAAAACTATTTTGCCGCAGGGTTATTAATGACTTTTAATGGCTTAGTTCTTCTTGGCCGCAGATCCAGAGTAGCAGCTAATTTAGCGGGGTATTGGTCTATGCCTTGTGGAATGATTGAGCCAAACGAAGACCCGAAGGCTGCATCTATCAGAGAATTTGAAGAAGAAACAGCTATAGACATAACAGGAGAAGTTTCTTTTCTGGATGAATATTTAATTGAAGGAGATAAATATTTTATCGTATTTCAAACAGAAGTCGACGACTTTATGTTTCCCTCATTATCTGCAAAGGATGCAATAGAGCATGATGAATGGGGGTACTTCAAAATTAACGAGGGATCCCTCCCTCAACCAATGACCGATGCAACAGAAAATAGTATTTTAAAATTAAAATGAAAAAAATTATAGTAACTGGAATAACAGGACAAGACGGTAGCCACATGGTAGACTATCTCTTAAAAAATACCGAACACAAAATCTACGGAACCGCAAGAAGACTAAGCGTGAAAAACCACGAAAACATCTTGCATCTTGAAAATGAGAGTAGATTTAAATTAATAGACATGGACTTAAATGACGCTCACAGTATGCGTGATGTAGTAATAGATATACAACCTGATTATTTTATTAACTTTGCTGCCCAATCTTTTGTCGCTGGCAGCTGGAACTACCCCATACAAACTTGGGAAACAGACTCTAATTCGGTATTACATATCCTAGAATCAATTAGAAGATTTTCTCCTCATTGTAGATTCTACAATGCAGGAAGTAGTGAGGAATTTGGAGATGTGATCTGCACACCTCAAAATGAAGAGCATCCGTTAAGACCTCAAAGCCCTTATGGAGCAGCAAAGTGTGCTGCAAGACACATAGTAAGGGTTTACAGAGAGTCTTACGGCCTTTACTCAGTACAAGGATGGTTGTTTAACCACGAAGGAACCAGAAGAGGTTTGGATTTTGTTACGAGAAAAATTAGTCACACAATTGCAAAAATAAAAATTTCCCTAGAATCAAATAAAGAATTTGAGCCCCTGAGAATGGGAAACATAGAGGCGAAAAGAGACTGGAGCGATGCAGAAGATTTCATGGAAGGGGTTTGGCTTATGCTTAATCAATCATCCCCAAAAAACTACGTACTTGCTAGCGGCGAAATGCACACAGTTAGAGAATTCCTAGATCAAACGCTTTTCTTTGCAGGAATCAAATATAAAAAATCCGGAGAATGTGAAAATGAAAAATATTATACTGAAGATGGCCAATTAATTTTTGAAGTAGATCCCAAGTTTTTCAGACCTGCAGAAGTTCACAAACTATGCGGAGACCCCTCTTTGGCGGAATCAGAATTAGGCTGGAAGAGAAAAACAGACTTCAAGGGTCTTGTTAAAAAAATGTACGAAAATGATTACAATTTATTGTGTAATAAATAACCATGGAAAACGAATCTCACTCAGCTAAACGTCCTGGGCCAAAAAGTTCAGCGCAAACACCCGCAAAAAAATCCGAACAAAAAAAAGGTTCAGACAAAAACAAACCTGGAAGCGCAGGAGAAAAGGGAAGCAAAATAACTTTTTCAGATAAAGTTTTAGAATCCTTAAAATCAAAGGTTTCTGAGCACAACAAAAAATATAGCAAAAAAGTCACCCTTTCTCAGCTTAAGAAAGTATATCGCAGGGGGGCAGGCGCATTTTCTTCCAGTCATCGCCCAGGAAAAACTAGAGGTCAATGGGCAATGGCGAGAGTTAACATGTTTTTAAAAATGGTTAGAGGAGGAAAAGTGAAAGACAGCTATCGAAAAGCAGATCAAGATGTAGCTAAAGCGTCTGCAGCCGTATTAATAGATGACGGAGTGAGGGACGAAGAAAATATCTTCACGGAAGAGGACTTGATTGAAGCGAAATTAGATATCTATAATTACAAGCTTGAAGAAGATCCTGAATTTACCGAAGAAATGTGGAGTACGATTTTTATCGAAGTTGACCAACTAGGATTCGAGGAAATCATTGACGAAGAAATTTGGGCGGCAGAATCGAACAAAGGCAAAAAACTAAACAAGCCTTTTAGAACCCCAAAAGGACCGAAGAAATTTTCTGTTTATGTAAAAAACGAAAAAGGTAATGTCGTGAAAGTAAATTTTGGAGATCCCAATATGGAGATCAAAAGGGATGACCCAAATAGACGAAAAAACTTCAGGGCTCGTCATAATTGCGCGAATCCCGGACCAAAAACGAAAGCGAGATATTGGTCTTGCAAAATGTGGGAGTCCAAAAAATCAGTTACAGACTATACGAAAGGATCGTACATGGACGAAGACTACTCCGACATGGAAAATGATATGCCAGAACAAAACTCCCAAGAGGAAGACCACGAGAAAAGTATGGCGGAAGGTCAACTCGCAAAGATATCTATGCAATCAGAAGCTATAAGAAATAAAATTTCAGAAATGCCTGAAGACTATAACCTGATGGCCTGGGCGCAAGATAAAATATCTAAAGCCGAACACTTTATTGAGGCTGTATACGATTACCTTATGTATGGTAGCTTAGCCTCCGAAACAAAAGAAAAAAAGAATTATTCTAGTCTCTGGAAAAACATTCAAGACAAAAAGAAACGCATGGGCAAAAATTATAAGCCAGCAAAGCCTGGAGATAAAGATTATCCATCAAAAGACGCAATCAAAAAAGCTCAATCTGCAGAGCATGAAAAATTCAAACCCCATGCTATGTATGATCCAAAGACAGGAAAATCCTATATGGCCAAAACCTACGAAGATCACCTTGCAATGAAGAAAATGGGCTATACCCATGAAAAGCCTAATTCCTCAAAAGGCGGTCATCACGACAAAAAGAAAAATAATTAATTCTTCTTCATATTGTTGCAGTAGCAAGGATAGAATTGTTTTAATTTTATCTCACTTCTGGACGCCCATAAATATAACAACGGCCAAAGAAGGAGTAAGGAAATTAATATCCTGTGGATCAAACCAAGATAAACTTAACACAGTGAAAGTATTATGCGCAAGTGGTGAACCTCTAACATGGGAAGAATGGATAAACCCAAATCGCTCAACATATTACGAGTCTCAACCATTCCTAAATGCATGCAACAGGCTATATCCAGTACCAACAATTTTATTGACTACAGCAAAATGGGTTTACCAAACAAAAGAAAAACCGAACCTAAGGTATCTTTATGATAGATATAAAGGTCGCTGCCAGATTTGCGGAGAAAAGAAAACGATAAAAGATATGAGTATAGAACACATATACCCCAAAAGCATGGGCGGAACAAAAGATAGTTTCAATGTAACAATAACATGCCATAGCTGCAATTCAAAAAAAGCGGCATTATATCCATATAAAAACTACAAAGGTGAAGAATTAAAACCCTGCACTCCTTGGCATTTTTTTCACGCCTTTCAAAAGGAACGAGAAGAGTGGAGACCGTTTTTATTTAAAAATTAATTGGCACAGTTATAGCAACTATAGTATTGAAAGCTCAAAGATCAAGTGATTTTTGAGACATATTTACACAATACTTTAAAACAACTAAAACACAAGGAGACAAAATGTCATATTACATTAAAAACAATAACTCAATATTCGATTCAATATTCGATAATTTTTATTATCAACCTGAAACCTCACGAAAAAATTGCAACATCTTTCAAGACGAAAACTCAACCACTATTGAAATAGAAGCGCCCGGTCTATCAAAGAAAGATATTACGATAGATGTAATAGAAAATGTATTACATATTTGCCATGAGCCTGAAAATAAAAAGTGCAAAAAATATATCAAGCAAGAAATATTTGACGACCCCTTCAAAAACAAGTATAAGCTCGAAAGCAATATGGATGCAAAGAATATTTCCGCCAAAATGCAAGACGGTATATTGACCATTAATATACCAAAGCTTAAAGATAAAACAAGCTCAAGAATAAAAATCTCTTGACATTTGCTTATCAAATTAGTATAATATAACTTTTAAATCTTATGAAGACAACAAAACTAATCCTTACTACCCTTTTGGGAGTTTTTATTAACGTCGCTTCGGCAGAAAATTATTCGCTAAGCACTCGGTACGCCTCAGACTACTTTTTTCGAGGAGCCCTAAATTCAGAAGAAGCAATTCAGGCTTCGGTTGGAGTAAATGGAGAAGTGCTGGGTCTAAACTATTCTGTTGGAGCATTTACAAATCAATCAGTATCCAGCAGCGGATCTGACTCGTATATTATCGCAGGAGGAGCCTCTAAAAGCTTTGCTAATGAACTTTTTAAAGCTTATCTTGGATTAAATCACGTGGAAGATGTTCCGGGTAATACTTTATTGGAGGCAGAGATCAGTTTTGAAATTAACACATTTCTATCGCCAAAATTATCCGTCTTCCGCAATCTAGAAGATTCGTTGTATACCTATGAGCTTGGTCTATCCCACTCTATTGATGTAGGTGTTGGAGATTTGGCAATCGGAGGCTCTGTAGGAAATACAGATCTCTCTAATTCTCAAAACGAAACATACTATTCTACAGGACTTGGTGTTTCCAGAAAAATTTCTGAAAATGCAGTAGCTTCTTTTGACCTTACAAGAGTTGACTCAGATCTCATTTCTGAAGAATACGTTATTGGTCTTGGAATCTCTGTAAACTTCTAAATTTATGAAAAATACAATCGATACGATTAAAACGTACGCAGGAGGAGTCACAAGTGTTCTCCTGTCGATTATCGGCCTATTGGTCGTAGCTCAAGTCGTCTTTGGCGAAGGAGCTCCTATTAACGTCATCGGCAACCTTCAGGATGTCGTACTAGGGTTCGTTGGAGAAGGCGCTTCACTTGCAGGGGTCATTACGCTCCTTCTGCTTGTAGCGCTCTTAAAGCCTAGCTCTGATAAGGGATAGATTTAAGCCTAACCCCAAACACAAAAGCCGCCTTCGGGCGGCTTTTTTGTGTAAATAATTGTTCCGAAAGCTACCATTTAAATCATGAAAAACAAAAACGTCGCGCTCTCAAATCTTATTTCTGCATACATTATTTTTATCTTATTTCTTATACTGATAATTTCATTAATTACAAAATCCCCTAACGAATCAATTGATTTTGTCGAGAGAGATCAATCAAAGCACGAATCAAATTTTTCCAAAGAAATAGTATATGTTGATAGAATAATTCATGAAAATAAAGATATTATATATAAAGATTATTTACATGGATCCATACGAGAAAAACAGGCAAATGAAGAACATGTATATAACAGCAGAGCAATATCAACAATAAACACAAAAGATTATAGTGGCACTGTATATACTGATGATATAAATTTAAGAACCAACAATACAATTTTAAATGAAAATTCAATTCATACTAGAGATAATGTTAATTTTGGCCATCGTCGTCATGATGTGGTTGGCAATTCTATAGAGTCAATCGAAGCCGATCCTGGACTACTAAATAGGAGGCTCAAAGATATTGGCCTTGAAGATAAAAACATAGCCCAAAACAATTTAAATAAAAAAAGAAATAACGAAGATAGTGCGGGTGTTGATTTTTCACAAATGAATTTAGTTCCCGACCAAGATAATTCAGAGCTCGGAGATTTTAAATTAAATAGTGGAGAAATAAAAAATTCTAAATCGTCAAAGGCTGGAGAACTTTATGCATATAATTACCCAAGTCAGGGAGTAGGGGCAGGAATCGGCTCTTCTGCAATAGGCGCAGGCGCAGGATCAGGAGCTGGGTTAAGCGCAGGAATAGGTGAAGCCATGTCAAACGGCAAAGCTGTTCCTGCACTAGGAGGCATTGGTTCTGGATACAATGATCAAACTTCGGAGCTATATGAATCAAGTGGAGTCGGAGGATTAATAGGAGGAGCTGGTGCAGGAGGTGCAGCTGGACTAACACAAGGATATATCATTGAAAAATTAGGAATTGGGAAAAAAAATGGCTACGGATTAGGTGGGGGCAATGGTGGAGTCTACTACAAAGACCTGCCAAAGAATGGCCAGCTTCACATCATGATGCATGTCGATGGTAGTGGAAGTATATTAAAAACAAGAAAGCAGCTCGAGATTATGAAAAACACAATACTTAAAGATGCGCTTCTTCCATATTATAACAATGACGAATCTCTTTATTCTAAAAGAGTCAGCATAATAGATAGCTCAGGAGAAAGAACGCTTCGATTTTTTTCGCAAGCTGCAGACAAAGACAATGTTTTGGCTTTTGTTTTTCAAGATGAAGCTCAACCTTCCTACCATTTGCCAAATTTCAACAAGAACCCCGAAGAAAATTATACAAAAGATCTTAACCAACTTAAATCAAAACTGGATTCACATAAAGGCTTATATAGAGGAATTATGTTTCAAGTTGGAGACAAAGTATTTTCAAGATCTTTTAAAGAATTTGTCGAAAACGCTTGGCAAGGACAAGGTTACCTCAAAGACGATAATCTCAAAAAATACCATTTCTTGGAAAATAGATCAGAAATAAAAAACAAAAGCGGAATTGTTTTTAGCGATGAATATCATGCGCAAGACAATGGATCGCCAGAGTATTATTTAAAATTAATTTTCGATGCAAGTAAAAAAGTTGGCATAGATTTAAATGCATACAGCGCAGGACTTACAGACGGAAAACATATCAAACAATAACATGAAACATTTATTATTATTTTTAACCTCTTCCCTGCTTTGTTTCGGCGGAGATATAGTATACAAAGACGGACGCGTAATAAAGGCACAAATTATCGAAGCGAACGCGACACATGTATTATTAAAGAAAGAAAGCGACCTACAGCTTTTTCGAGTACCGATTAGTTTTTTTACGCTTGAAACTCAAAATTTAGTTGAGCTTTACCATGCCACAAATAGACATGGCGGCCTAAAAAAATTACCAACCCCTGTTAATGAAAAATCTATAGCAATTTTTGCAAGCCACATTGATTCCTTAGTAAATGCAAAACTCAAAACGCTCAAAGTTTCTAAAACGCAAAAAACAGATGATTATGAATTTACAAGAAGAATATATTTAACCATATTAGGGCGCATTCCAACTCAAAACGAACTCACTAAGTATACCGAGAGTAGAGACCCGAAGAAAAAACAAAAATTAATAAAAGAATTATTAGATCACCCTGGATACATAAATAATGAATTAAACTGGTTAAGCGACCTGCTAAGAATAAAAGACAGACTAGACGGAACCAACATTAATCTCGGGGTTGCATACAGACAATGGATTCGCAGGAGTCTAGAATCAAATCAGCCATATGACGAAATGGTCAGAGATTTGATAGCTAGTAACGGTGAACTGTACGGCGGAAATGATAGTGCCGCAATCAGTTTTTACCTCAGAGACAGAGGCATGCAGCCAGATCATTTATCGCATACAATTAGAATATTCCTAGGAACAAGACTTCAGTGCGCAATGTGCCACAATCACCCGTTTGATAAATGGACTCAAAAACAATTTTATGAAATGACGGCTTTTACATCAGGCATTGGGGCAGTAAGAATTAACGAACAAAGTAAAAAAATCGGTAAATTAAGCAGGGCAATACAAACAGATGGAGATCCCAAATCAGGACTTTTTAATAACTGGAGAAACCAAGTTAGAGATTCCCTGCAATTTGGAATAGAGAACAACGGCACAGGGAAAATCAAACTTCCTAAAGATTTTGCAGAGAGCGATGGCGATCCAGGAGATTTGGTTTACGCTAAATCAATATTTACTCCAAATATTTCATTACCAAAAGATAATGATAATAGCAGAATTATTTTTGCGAATTGGATCACAAGCGAAGACAATCCAAGATTTGCAACAGTTATTAGCAACAGATTATGGAAAAGAATTTTCGGAATTGGATTAATTGAACCAATCGACACCATGACCGATGAAACAATTGCAAGCAACCCAGAGTTATTAAAGTTCATTGAAAAATTGATAATAAGCCTAGACTTTGACACCAAAGAATTCAAAAGGATACTTTTAAGCACAGATCTTTTTTCGCGCAAAAGCTTCAAGGAAGACTTCGCCAGTATTGAAAATTTTCATTTCGCCGGACCCCCATTGCGCAGAATGACTGGCGAACAAATCTGGGACTCTTTAGTTACGCTAGTATATAATAATATCGACTCCAAAGAAAGACTCTATATTCAAAATAATCAAGACTACTCAATCATTTACAATAGATACAAAGACTTAAACTCTACAGCAATATATAACGACTTCAAAAGACTTGTCGAAATGCATCCAGAAAATCGAAATTTATTACAGATATTATCAGAAGAAAAAAATGATAATAAAAAATTTAAAGACAAATCCTTAATACGAAGTAGCTACTTACCATATCCAGCCCCAGGAGGACACCTGATAAGACAATTTGGGGGAAGCGATAAAGAGCAAATCGAAAACAGCAACTTTGAGCCAAACACAACTCAAGTCTTAAATTTATTAAACGGTTTTGTTGAAAAAAATATACTAAACAATAAAAATGCAGATTTTATGAAATTTATTGAAGGAGAAAAAACAATCAACGATCAGATTGTTAGTGCATTCTTATCAATATTAGGTCGTCAACCAAACCCAAAAGAGCTAAAAGAGTTAAAGCCCATTATAGATAAAAAAAATGGATTTAAACATGTATCTTGGATATTATTAAACACTCATGAATTTATATTTATACAATGAATAGAAAAAACTTTATTAAAATAGGAAGCGCAGGCATTCTTTCACTTCCATATTTACTTGAACAAGAATCTATTGCAAAAGCAAAATATTACCCAACAATAGATGGGCCTGCAAAATCAATTATACATATATATCTACCAGGAGGAATGGCGCATCAAGAATCTTGGGATCCTAAACCATATGCTCCGCTTGAATACAGAGGACCATTCTCGGCAATTGATACAAAAATTCCAGGTATTCAATTTAGCGAAAATATGAAAAACATGGCCAACATTGCAGATAAAATATCTGTAGTAAGAAGCCTAACCCATGGAGAAGCAGCGCATGAAAGAGGCACGCATAATATGTTCAATGGCCACAAGCCTAGCCCAGCGATACAGTATCCAAGTTATGGTTCTGTTATATCTCACGAATTAGGAGGCAGAGAAAATTTACCACCTTACGTTTGCATTCCTAATCAGCCCAATCAGTATGCAGGCTCTGGTTATCTAAGCTCTAGATATTCTCCCTTTAGCCTTGGAAGCGACCCCGCCAACTCTAACTTTAAAGTCAGAGACCTAGAGCTTCCAGGAGGAATTGACTTTAATAGATTTTCTTCAAGAAGAAGTCTTTTACAGATGATAGAATCAGATTTTAATTCTTTCGAAAAAAGTGATGCATTATCTTCAATGGATACATTTTATCAAAATGCATACCAAATGATAAGCAGCCCTAAAGCTAGAGAAGCCTTTGATATATCAAAAGAAAGCGAGTCAATTAAAGAAAAATATGGCAAAAATCAAGCTGGCATGAGAATGCTTTTGGCAAGAAGGCTTGTTGAGGCAGGAGTCAGATTGGTAACATTAACCTATGGAGGCTGGGATCATCATCAAAATATAGAAAACGCATTCAGCACGCAGGGTTCAATTCTCGACCAAGCGCTAGCATCTCTTATTTCTGATTTAGATGATCGAGGTCTTCTCGAGAGCACCCTAGTGATGGTGAATAGTGAATTTGGAAGAACTCCTAAAATTAATAAAGATGCTGGCCGAGACCATTGGCCCAGAGTTTTCAGTAGCGTTCTTGCCGGAGGAGGAATCAAACAAGGCTTTGTTTATGGATCTAGTGATGCTTTTGCAACCACCGTAGAAGATAATCCCGTTTCACCAATGGATTATGCAAAAACAGTTTACAATCAAATTGGAATAAATGCAGATAAAGAGTTGATGGCTCCTGGTGATAGACCTATGGAAATTGTTGACGGAGGCAGAGTCATTGAAGAATTAATCAAATAAGTGTATACCTTTATATGAATAATCAATCTTCACGAAGAATTTTTGCAAAGCAACTAGCTGGATCTCTACTCGGAGTTAATGCAATTTTTAGCGCTTCAGAACTGCTTGGAGTATCAGAGCAACCCAAAAGGACACCAACGGCAAGGCATATTATATTTTTATACATGGCTGGAGGTATGACCCACATAGATACATTTGACCCAAAACCCGAAAACAAAGACGTTATGGGAGAAACTAATGCTATTAATACCTCTGCAGACGGAATTCAGCTTGGTCACTGGTTACCTAAAACATCTAAGCAAATGCATTTAGCTTCACTAGTTAGATCAATAAACACAAACCAAGGTGCGCACGAGCAAGCTAATTATTTACTTCACACCTCTTACCAAAAACGAGGAACAATTATTCATCCTAGCATGGGCAGCTGGGTTAGCAGAATGTCTCAAAAACTGAACCTTACTCTTCCAGATAATGTTAAAATTAATGGTGGAAGCGGAATTTTAGGGGCAGGATTTTTAGAGAGCAAATATGGACCACTTCCATTAGGCAACCCTAATGCAGGTATTCAAAATATTAAAAAAAGCTCATATCTTGACGAAGAAACATATAAACAAAGAACTGATATTGCAAAATCATTTAATCAATCTTTCGGAAAATCTTTTCCTCAAAAACAAATTCGAGCATACTCCGATCTTTACGATAATGCAATCAAACTGATGAAGAGCAAAGATCTTGATGCATTTGATTTAACTAAAGAACCAGAATCCATTAGAGAAAAATATGGACAAAATAATTTCGGACAAGGCTGTTTGCTCGCTCGCAGATTAGTAGAGAGTAAAGTGAGATTTGTCGAGGTTGTTTATGGAGGATGGGACATGCATAATGATGTTTTTGGATCACTAGAAGACAAAGCTACAACCTTAGATTCAGGGTTAAGTGCGCTCCTCGAAGATTTAAATACAAGAGGGCTACTTAATGACACAATGGTTGTTGTAGCTAGCGAATTTGGAAGAACTCCAGAGATTAAATCGGGAAGAAACGGTAGAGATCATCATCCATCTTCTTTTAGTGCGCTCTTTGCAGGAGGAGGAATTAAAGGCGGACAAGTATATGGGCAATCCGATAAGCGTGGACATTATGTTGAGGAAAATGGAGTTGGCATAGAATCTATTAATGCAACTATTGCTTATGCTATGGGATTAAGCTTATCTAAAACTTTATTTTCTCCTAGCGGCAGACCTTTTAAAATTTCCAATGGAGAGCCTCCATTGTATAGCTTGCTTTAATAATTTAAAAATCGTCTTCTAAAGCGCCACTTTGCTGGTATTCTCGAACCCTGCGTTCAAAAAAGTTACCCATAGCCTGAACATCTACAACTTCACTTAGCCAAGGAAACGGATTTTTGTCGCTTGGAAATCTGTAATCCAATCCAATTGCTTCGAGCCTGCGATTACCAATATAATGCATATAATCAACAAACATATCGGCGTTTAGACCAAGAATACCTGTGGGCAGCACATCATGAGCATATTCTATTTCGAGCTCTACGGCTTTTTTCATGTGCTCTACAAATTCTTCCTGAATTGCTTTTGTCCATATAGATGGATTTTGCTCGATTAATGTATTAATTAAATATGTTCCAAATGCGATATGAGAACTTTCGTCTCTCAAGGTATATTTAATCTGATCAGAAATTCCCTGAAGTTTGTTTTGTCTTCCGAGAGCCAAGAGCATTGCAAACCCGCTAAAGAAAAATGTTCCTTCGCAGACAATCCAATATGTTAAAAAGTTTCTTAAGATTTCTTGTTTTCCTGTTTTTGTATGGGGATTAAAATCCTGCCTGCTAATATCATTGGTTATACTCATCAAGAAATCATCCTTTGCTTTGATGCTCGGTATGGTTTCGTAAGCAGCAAAAACCTCTTCGATATCTAAGTCTAAACTGTCGCAAACATATACTACCGTAAGGTTGTGAAGACTCTCTTCAAAAGCTTGACGCAAGATGTACTGGCGGCACTCAGCGTCCGTGACATATTTAAAGGCAGAAAGCAAAAGATTATTACCAACCAAAGACTCACTTCCAGCAAAAAATCCAAGACAACGTTTAACAAGTAATTTTTCATCCTCTGAAATTTCATCATTTTTCCATTGTTTAATATCATTTTGCATACTGATCTCAGTAGGCATCCAATTGTTTGCGCAACTTTTTAAAAATAAATCCCATGCAAATTTGTGTTTATGAGGTAAGATCCTATTTACACCAGCGATATTGTTTGTGAGAAGTTCTCCTGTTTTATCATTCATAGATATATTTATAACATATATAACGACAAAAGTCAAGATTTAGTTCATGACTTTAAGTTTTTTAATATGTTTGAGTATTTTTCGATATCTAATGATACCTGTATTGTAGTTTTTGACTCAGGATTAAGGCTGAGATATGCGTATCCCTTGTTAATCAACTGTTCTATAGTTGCTATATATGCAGTTTCGGCATTTTTTCTATTCTTAAAATAATTCCTTGACTCTATATCTGAATATAAGAACATTAGCTCTTTTCTAATCAAGTTTGCGCGAAGCAAACTTTCCTGATATGATTTAAAATATTTTTCCTTGGTTGCCATCACTGACAGCTTTCGCAAATACCACCATTCTTCATTGCCTCAATACTGCATGCGGTTGCTTCTTCGCTCTTAGGTTTATCTTCGTGAGATTTTTCTACCTTAGATGCCGCACGGTTTCTTAAATAATATGTAGTTTTTAGCCCAGCTTCCCAGCAAGCCATATAAATGTCATTTAAATATTTTAATGAAGTAGACTTGTTGTATAAATTAAAACTTATAGATTGATCCATCCATTTTTGTCTTGCCGCATTAGCTTCAATCAATTTGAACATATCTCTGTCAAAAGCCGTTTTATATTTTTCTTTTAATTCTGATGGGATATCGCCATTCAATAATGAAAGATCTCCATCAACATTTTTAACTAGCTTTGCAACCTCACTATTCCACAAACCTGCATTCTTCATATCATTAATAAAATGCTCATTCGTTATAAAGAAATTGCCGCTTTTATTTTCATATACAAATAATACAGAAAAATTTGGCTCTATGCTTTGCTCAATGCCATTGATATATCCAATAGTGGCTGTTGGGGCAATAGCCATAACATTTGAGTTTCTCATACCGTGCTTATTTACATGAACCCTTACTTTTTGCCATTCTTTAAGAGTCTGCCCTTTTCCGGTTAAGGGTTTACCCGTAACTGACTCTTCGGGCACCTCTTGCTTACCTCTGTAAACCATGAGATTATTGTAAGAATCTATTGGGAAAACTCCGCCATGCCAAAGAGATCCTTCGTAGGTTTGATATGAGCCACGCTCTTTAGCCAAAATAGAGCTTGCATATATAGCATGCATTGAATAGAACTCAAATAGTTTATCGCTAAATTCTACAGCTTCATCACTGTCAATTTGAATATTTTTAACATGCAATACATCGTGTAGACCCATAAGTCCCAACCCTATAGGTCTGTTTCTTAAATTTGATTTAGAAGCTTCTGCTGTTGGATAAAAATTTAAGTCAATCACATTGTCAAGCATTCTAATTGCAGTGTGAATTGTTTTTTCGAGCTTAATGTAATCAATATCATTACCATCTTCATTCAGATGGTTTAATAAATTAATTGACCCGAGATTACAGACTGCGGTTTCTCCAATCTCGGTTTTTTCTCCCTTATCGTACTTTGAGGACTTTGTGTGAAGCGTAATTTCAGTGCATAAGTTACTACTATGCACAATACCCTCGTGCTGATTTGTATATCTAATATTGCACGGATCCTTGAAAGTGTTCCACGGATGAGAGGTCTCAAATAATACCTTAAGCATTTTTTTCCAAAGTTCTTTTGCGGGCATCTTCCTCCAATTATCGATATGACCATTTTCGGCAAGATCAATTAATTCATTGTATCTTTTATCGAATTCCTCTCCAAAACAATCATGTAAATCTGCCTCTCTGGGGTCGAAAAAATACCAATCACCTTCATTTTGAACTCTTCGCATAAATTCGTCGGGAATCCAAGATGCAGTGTTCATATCATGACACCTTAATCTATCGTCTCCGGTATTCCTTCTTAAGTTTAGAAAGTCTTCAAAATCTAAATGCCAAGGCTCAAGATACGCACAGCCCGCACCAGGTCTTTTTCCGCCCTGATTAACTGCGACCAATAGGTCATTAAATATCTTTAACCAAGGAACCAATCCACTTGATATTCCATTAGTCCCTTGAATATGAGACCCTGTAGATCTAAACGGAGTAACGTCTAGACCCAAACCCCCTGCATATTTAGATTTTCTAGCTTCTTGCCAAGCACCGTCAAAGATGCCGTCAATACTGTCATCAAAAGTATTAAGATAGCAAGAGCTCAGCTGAGACCTAATTGTTCCGCTGTTAAAAAGAGTTGGAGTTGAAGAAGTATACAAAAACTTGCTAAATAAATCATAAAACTCAATAGCCTTTTGATCTTTGTCTTCTTCGTCTAGGGCTAGCCCCATGGCAACCCTCATCCAAAAAGACTGCGGCGCCTCCATAATTTTACCATCTTCTCTTATAAAATATCTATCTGTCAAAATTTGTATTCCAAGATATTTAAACCTGAGATCCCTTCTAATTTTTATTGCTTCAGATAACTTTTGCAAATCAAACTCGAGCATTCTAGGGCTAAGCCTATTGCAATCCACTAATTTTTTAATACCCTGAATGAAGCTCTTCCTATATTGAAGCCTGAAGATGTCAGAATCAACACCCTCTTTAAAAACCTCCTTGTATACCGTATTCAGCAGCAACCTGCCTGCTGCATAGCTATAATTCGGCTCCTTTTCAATTTTTTCGCGCGCACTTAAGATTAAGGCCTTGTCAATTTCGCTAGTAGTAATTTTATCATACAATTGAAGCTGAGCATCAAGCACTATTTCGCTAACAGACACGTCATCAATTGAGTCGCATGCACGCTCAACATTTGCATTAATTTTTTCTACATTAAACTCCTGAAGTCTACCGTTTCTTTTTTTTACTTTGATATTCATATAACTCTAAAATAATAACATCCCACAGCGATACTGTCAACATTTATCGCACCTCGTGAATAACTTTTATTCCTTGACAGGAAATTGTTTTTCTGTTAGTATATATGCCATGTTAGCGTTATTTAAAAGTCACTTCTCTATCGGCAAAAGCATATTAACTCTGGATAATCCAATTACACAGAAAGAAGGCGGTGCAGATAGTATTTTTTCAATCGCCAAAGAAAACGGATTAAAAGAGGTTATTTTAGTAGAAGATTCTCTTACTGGATTCTTGCAAGCAAACAAGATAGCGTCATCAATGGATATTAAATTGATATTTGGGCTGCGCATAGACATGAGAGAAAATGCTTCTGTCAACCCGAAAGAGGAATCGCATCAATCTGCCCACAAAATTATTATTTTTGCAAAAAACTCAAGCGGATGCAAAAGATTAAATTCTATTTTCAGCGAAGCTTTTACAGATAATTTTAATTCGGTAGATGCGAAAATACTCAAAAAACACTGGAACAAAAAAGACCTTATGCTTGCAGTACCATTTTATGATTCGTTTATTTATAACAATACCATGAAATTCGCAAACTGCACACCCAATTTTGCGCACTTTGACCCCGTATTTTTCATTGAAGATAATTCTCTTCCGTTTGACCGTATGTTAAGTGAAAGGGTCCGAGCTTTTGCTGGAGAAAAATTTAAAATAGAACTAACGAAAAGCATATATTATAAAAACAAAAAAGACGTCAGCGCCTTGCAGACCTATAAATGTATAACTGGAAGGAGCTTTGGAAACAAAACACTATCAAAACCAAACTTAGACCACTTTGGCAGCAATGAATTTTGCTTCGAAAGCTGGAAGGAGAAAGTATGAAAGACGAACTTATCGCTCCAACAAAAATTGTTGTTAAGAAATCAAACCTAAAAGGAAGGGGCGTTTTTGCAGCCCAAGACTTAGACGCGGGAGAGATTATAGAAGAATGTCATTTTATAATATCTGGATGCGCGAAAGACATGCAAGACAAAGAATTAGCAAGATATGTCTTCACTTTATTCTACAATGATAAACTATCACACGAAGAAAACGAACGCCTTAACTTTCAGAGCTTTTTCAAATTGATGATTGACGATGAAGAAGTTCGAAATTCTTTTTTCGAAGAGATTAAAGAACTAGGTTACGAAGATATTTCTGAAATTTTTTCTACCGCAACTGTTTTAGGATTTGGAATGATATATAATCACTCTGAACGCAACAACGTAGACTGTTCAATAGACTACAAAGATTTTTTATTCAGATATAAAACAAACCAAAAAATTAAAAAAGGCCAAGAGTTATTAATAAACTATGGCAACGAAGAAAGACCAGACTTAAAATGAAAGAATCACTGCTTAGATTTCAAAAAAATAAAAAGTATCTGTTGTTTGATTACGAAACTTGCAACCTTAATCTAATTACACACAACAAGCCATGGCAACTCGCATTCCTTGTTATCGAAAACAACAAGATTGTTGAGCAAAAAGATTATTGGCTCAAATGGGATGAGCTCAATGTGTCTCCTGATGCTGCGAAAATCACAGGCTTTACTGAAGCAAAATACAAAAAGCGCGCAACTTGCCCAAAAGCAGCGCTTGATCACTTCGAGAAATATCTGTACGACGACAGCTACCTAAAGGTTGGACACAATCTTCTAGGCTTTGATGTTTATATGCATAACATTCATCGTAAGCTCGTTAACCCAAAAGCAAAAACAGATTTTAGTTATACTGAACATCTTGTAGACACACTCTGTCTTGCAAAAGCCCTCAAGAAACGTATTCGCTTAGACAAAGATGACAACTTTTTGGCATGGCAATATCGACTCAATCATCTCATCGAAAGAGGATTAAGCTGCAATCTAAAACAGTGCTGTAAAGATTTTGATGTTGACTTTGATGAGAAAAAATTACACGATGCACTGTATGATATTCGAGTCAATTATGAAGTATTTAAGAAAATGATATGGGAAGTAGAAGTATGAGTTTTATCGAAGAATTTAAAAGTTACGAGGGATGTGTTCCCCCAGGCGTTCGATTGCCTAACATTAAAATCGAAGAAAAGTATTATAAAATGCTTAAGTGCTCTCCAGATGTGAGCAACTACGAGTTTCTTCGCAAACTCTGCCACAAGGGCGTCTATGATCGCGGAATCGATAAGTTTGATAACAAGAAAGAATACTTTGATCGCGCAAAATCAGAGCTCGCCATTCTGGAAGAACTTGGTTTTATTGATTATATTCTTTTAAACTGGGATATTCTTAATTTTTGTCATGAAAACGATATTCCCACTGGGCCGGGTCGTGGTAGTGCCGCAGGATCTCTTGTACTCTATTTAATCGGAGTAACAAATGTTGATCCTGTGGAATATAATCTATTCTTTGAACGATTCGTTTCTAAAAGCAGGGCTCGCAAGATCGAACAAGATGGAATCACATATCTTGATGGCAGTTTACTTGCAGACGTGGATAACGATATCGCTTACGAACGCCGCGCAGAAGTTATTGATTATATCGAACGCAAGCATCCCGCCAGAACCGCAAAGATACTAACGCTAAACACTCTCAGCGGAAAGCTTTGCGTGAAGGAATGCGGCAAGATTGTTGGGGAATTTACAGAGCAGCAAGTAAACGAAGTTAGTGACACAATCCCAAAACGTTTTGGAGTGGTAGTGCCTTTGCGCAACGCTATTGAAGAAAGCGAAAAGTTTACAGATTGGGCCGCGCAAAACCCAGAAGTATTTAATATTGCATTGAAACTTGAAGGGCTAAATAAAAACACAGGTGTTCACCCAAGCGGAATCGCGATTTCGTTTGATACAATGACGGACATTTGCCCTATTCAAACATCAAATGATGGAACATTGGTGACAGGATACGACATGAATTGGGTATCGGAGCTGATGGTAAAATTTGATATTCTAGGATTGCGCACTTTGAGTGTGATTTATGATGTATGCAAAAGCCTTGGAATTGATTGCAATGACATTGATCTTCATAACGCAGATGTATTCAAGCCATTACAGGCCCTAAGAGCACCTCACGGATTGTTTCAATTAGAATCTGATACCAACTACAGGGTTTGCAAGAAAATCAAGCCACAAAACCTCGAGCAGCTTAGTGCGGTTGTAGCGATTGGTCGCCCAGGAGCTCTCGAATTTTTAGACAATTATGCAACCTATGTGGAAACCGAAGAAGCCCAAGTTATTCATGAGTTTTTCTCGGATGTATTAGATTATACAGGTGGAATTCCACTCTATCAAGAGCAGCTTATGCAAATGGCGGTGAAGGTTGGATTCACGCTTGATGAAGCAGAGCAGCTTCGGCGCATTGTTGGAAAGAAAAAGGTGGATCAAATGCCTGCCTGGAAAGCCAAGATTGAACAAAAAGTAAGTGAGCGAGGACTGAGTCCAGACATTGGAACAATATTATGGAGCGTCGCAGAGGATAGCGCAAACTATTCTTTCAATAAATCACACTCCCTTAGTTATTCTGTTCTTGCTGCATGGACAGCATACCTTAAATTTAATCATCCACAACAATTTTTTCTATCTTTATTGAAGATGACCAAATATGAGCCATCCCCACAAGAAGAAATAAGTAAAATTTCAAAAGAATTAGACTCCTTTAATATTAAATTATTATCTCCAGACCTCGCAAATTCTAAAATGGATTTCTCCATAGAAGGAAAAGACATTAGGTTTGGACTAAACAGCATCAAAGGAGTTAGCGAAAAATCCCTGCAAGCACTTAGAGACTTTAGGTCTTCTGAAACCCCAACCAAATATGATATATTTCTCTCCGCGAAACAGGCAGGGCTCAATATAGGAGTTCTTTCTGCATTAATTCAAGCCGGAGCATTAGGCAGTAAAGGGAAAAACAGGTCACTGATGGTACTAGAGGCGCAGTCTTTTAATCTACTTACAGAAAGAGAAAAAAGAAATTTTGTTCAATTGGGAGAAAAATATGAGTATAAGCTCCTCAACTGTATAGTCGATGCAAAAAATGAAAATCTAATTGCTGATGACGGCAAGCCAGTAATGAAGGAATCTAGATTTAAAACATTTAAGAAAAAGTACGATGTCTACAAAAGCATTTATGACAAAAATAGACAATATGAGCATTTCGCAAATTGGTATTTTGAAACTCAGCTTTTAGGCTACAGTCATAGTTCGAAATTGAAAACCTGCTTTTCTGACGGGAGCTCCTCACTAAAAGACTCGTCAGATCTAAAGATCATGGATCTTGATGAAAAAGGCAGATTTATCGGAGTTGTTGAAGACTGCATAAAGCGAACTTCCCGAAATGGTAATAAATACATGAAGCTTTCTATATCTGATGAAAGCGGAAGATATGATGCCATGCTCCTAAACTCAAGAAGAGGTAATTTCTATGATAGATATTTTGAAAAACAGACAAACAAAACCCCATCAAAAAAGAATATTGTAGTCACATATGGACGAAAAAGTGAAGATATATTATTTATTGATTCTATAAAAATTTTGGACGAAAAAATTTATATGAAGATGTCCGAGGTGAAATAAGTGTAAAATTATGACAATGAAACCTAAGCCAAACTTTACGCCAAGAGCGCAACAGGCAATCAACGAAGCAAAAAAAATAGCAAGAGAGTATTATAGCGACTATGTAAACTTAGAACATTTATTCTACGGCATGGTTAAACTTAGCGCGGGAATACTTAGTGAGATTTTATATTTATTAAATATAGACCAGAAATCATTAAAGGAAGAAATTATAGAATCCCTCGAGCGCCAAAACAAAGAGCAATTCTTAGATGAGAAAAATTCTGACAAATTTGATGAATCATATGAGCCCGTTTACGACGAGCACTTTCATTTGGTTTTGAAAGTTGCCGCATCAATAAGCTATAAGCTTGGACATGAATATGTTGGTCTAGAACATATGCTATTGGCTCTCTTGAAATATGAAGACTCTCCTGTTCCATTTTACTTTAGGCTTTTTAACTCTTCGGAAGACGACGTCATTGCAGAAGTAAGAGAGTATTTACATATTTCTAACGAAAGAAATGTACAAGAAAAGCCTAGCCCTAAAAAATCAATTAAAGTTAGCTCAATATCTACAAATACGCCCACACTCGACAAATTTGGAGTCAACTTCTGCGAAAAGGCAGCTCAGGGAAAATTCGATAACATAGTTGGCAAAACGCAAGAAATAAGTGACGTCTGCGAAATTTTATGCAGAAGAACCAAAAATAATCCAATTCTACTTGGGGATCCAGGGGTAGGAAAAACAGCTATCGTAGAAGGTCTCGCTCAAAAAATAGTACATAACGAGTGCCCAGACTTTCTTTTAGGGAAAATTATATTCTCATTGGATTTAGGCTCACTAATAGCTGGTACAAAATATAGAGGTCAATTCGAAGAGAGGCTTAAAAATATCATAGAGGAAGTAAAAAAGAACCAGAGTATAATTTTATTTATAGATGAAATACATACATTAGTTGGCGCAGGTAGCGCAGAGGGTAGCATGGATGCAGCAAATCTACTCAAGCCATTGCTTGCAAGAGGAGAAATTAAATGCATTGGAGCGACCACTCAAGAAGAGTACAAGAAAAGCATCATGAAAGACGGAGCGCTGGACAGAAGATTTCAACCCATCAAAGTAAAAGAGCCAACTAAAGAAGAAACAAGAAAAATACTAAATGGAGTAAAGAAAAAATACGAAAGCTTCCACAGCATATCTTACTCTAAAGAAATCATAGATTTGATTATCGATCTATCTGAAAAATATATATTAGATAAACAATTTCCAGATAAAGCAATTGATATCATGGACCAAGCTGGGTCAAAAGTTAAAATTAAAAATATACAGAGACCCCAAGAAGCTGTTAACATAGAAAAAGAACTTGAAAAGTTAGCCATGAAAGAATCCACTATGCAATCTACAAATGAAGATTACAGCATTATTGAAGATACTCAAATTATTTTATTAGAAAGATACGATCAGGTCATTACAAAATGGGCCAATGAAACAATCAAAAATAAATTCAAGGTATCAAAGGAAGATATTTATGCAGTTGTATCCTCTAGAACCGGAGTTCCCGCTTCAGAAATGTCCGCAAAAGACTCTAAAAAGATTTTAGGGTTATTCAAAAATCTTAAATCAAGGATTATTGGACAATCAGAAGCACTTGAACAAATGAGTCAAGCTATACTTCGATCAAAGTCAGGATTAAAAGACAAAAACAAGCCCGTAGGAAGCTTCCTTCTTGTTGGAAAAACAGGAACAGGAAAAACATATACCGCAAAATGCATATCTGAATTTATATATGGCAGCTCCTCAAATCTTATTCAATTAGATATGAGCGAATATTCTGAAAAAATTACGGCAAGCAGGCTAACAGGAGCCTCTCCAGGATATGTAGGTTACGAAGAAGGGGGTATATTAACAGAAAGAGTAAGAAAAAATCCCTACAGTGTCGTACTCTTCGATGAAATAGAAAAAGCCCATCCAGACGTAATAAACATATTATTACAAATTTTAGAAGAAGGCTTTGTGACAGATAACTCTGGTCGAAAAGTTTATTTTAATAATTGTATAATTATACTAACAGGCAATGTCGGAGGAGAAAAGCTTTCAAAACAAGCCATAGGTTTTTCGCAACAAGAAGAAAATCGCCCTCAGAATATAATCAAAGACGAATTAAAAAGTTTCTTTAGGCCAGAATTCATAAACAGACTAACAGATATTGTTGTATTCGAAGAATTCAAAAAAGAAGACCTGAAAAAAATAGTAAAATTAGAGATCAGTAAAATTGAGGATAAATTATCCAACAAGAATATATCCATAAAAATGACTGCATCTTTTGTGCAAATGATTATAGATCTTTCTTCTGAAGAAAAAATGGGCGCCAGACCACTGAAAAGGCTAATAGAGACCCATATCGAAAATAAATTGGCGGAGCTAATTTTGGGGAAAAAATTAACCCACGATCAAACTATTTCATTTGGTTTTAGCGGGGGCTCGGTAAAATATTCAATTAAGGAAGAATTGGCTTAATCGGATCTTTAATTTCGGGCTCTTTTGAAGACATAGGGTCTTCGAATTTTTCTCCAGGATTTCCGGTATCTGAAGGTTTATTTTTATTTTCTGTATAAATTACCATACAAGCGTTGAACCTATCAGACTGGACAGGGTATCGTTTTTTCATATTTGCATCTAATATGCAACGAGTGATAAATTGATCTCCGTTTTCTGATTCGGCAGGAACTGGATACCTTTTGTCTTGATTTGAAAGAAAATTATTTTTTCCTTCATCTGGATCAACGTCTTCATTTTTTTTCTGAGGAAAAATTTCTTCATACTCAACAAACCTTAAAGCTTCATCTAAATTATTGTGCGCAGAATTTATATTTTTTTGAACCCAATCTTCAAGCATTCTGTCTTGCCCGATTAGTTCAAACAGTCTCTTTGCTTTTTTCCAAATATGGTATAGCTCGGATTTTATTCTTTTAGATGTATTTTCTAATTCTTGATTGTTAGCATTTTCTTCCATACAATATATTTACACAGTTTTTTGATAAATGCCCGTCATGCTTGGGGCTTCATCAGAATCTTTTCCAACAATTTGTCTTGGACTTGCTTTATACATGTTATAAGCATATATTAGCTCTTTCATTCTTTCTTGTGACGCAAGATATGCCTGATGGTAGAGCTTTGGGGTTGGATTTGATGTATCAATTTGCCTTTTAATAACAGAATCTCCTTCTTGTATAGTTTGCCAATTGATGGTATCTCCTTCGCCGTCCATTCTTCGAAGGGCAGCCCTCTCTTTCTTTCGATTATATTCGGAAACATACATTTCCCTTATAATAGCTTGCTCTTCCAATAAAAAGCCTTGCGGGTTGTCTCCACTAAAAGAAGTATAAATCAAATTATTAAGCTCGCCCAAATGACCCTCTAGCCATCCAGAAATTAATACAATTTCAGTTGTTCTTTCCGTTCCTTGGGTATACTGGCCAATTTCTTCATCGTAAATCTTTAATGCCAATTGACCTAAAATTGTTTCTGGATGAGGATCATGAGCCATAACTTTATCCTCCTAGATAGTCAATAACTTTCTTGTGTTCTGGATTGGACGGGTCCAACTTAATTGGATCACCCATCACTTGGACACTTCCCTGTCCAACCAAACTAGACTCAAAAGCCCTTTTGATTTTATTTCTTAAAATTGTTTTATTACCAGAAGGAAAAATCCCCACCTTTACAGCGAAAGCCTGTAAATCTGTTAAATTCATATCTTTGATCATGCTTGCAAAAACTTCTCGATCATGAGTTTTAAATGGGCTTATTTTAGGAATCCCTAGAATTTCTTCCAGTTCTTTTGCTCTAGCTACTTTATCCTCGTAGCTTTTGCCTGTAGTTTGCTGAAGATCTTCAAGCTTTGGAGTGCTAGCTTTTTCCGAGCCCTTCGAAGCCAAAGTCTTGCGCGATTTTTTTTGATTTGCCATAATACCTTATTCCTTTTATTTTAGTACACATTATAATAACATTTGTAAATAAAAAATCCACCCCAGTTGCCCAGGGTGGATTTAAGGGGATTTGGTTTAATTAAAAATTAAACAAGAAGTCCAAGAAGAACCCTGTCGTCGATAATCATACGGCCTTCTTCAAGGGATCCGTAATAACCGATTTTCGACTGACGAGTTGCAAACTGGTCATCCGCGACGAGATTAAACTCTGCTCCATTTTCGGAGTCTGTAGCAACTGCACGAATCATCGACTCGCGAGACAAGTCAACACCGACAAGAATTTCTTCTCCGGCTTGAATTGCCTGTGCTGCACCACCGTTTTGGGCGACAGAGTAATTATCTGCATATGTTGTTGAGCCTGCGGCTGCAGAGAATACAGTATTCCATGCTTGGCCATCTCCCATTTCATTGTACTCTTGGATTGATACTCCATAGAATTCTGGGATTCCTGCGCTATTGAAAACTGCGTCACGAACGCTGTCGGATGCAGCCAAACCATTAGTATTGCCAGATGGAGCACTTCCATCAGCACCTTTGGTGTTGATTGGGTTGTAAGCCAATCCTCTGATTTCTTCAACAATCTCTGGCGAAACAAGCAGATCTGTGATTCCACGACCGCGTCTTTCAGCTGGAGTTCCACCATTCCAAGCGGAATTAATCCTTTTGGATTTAGTGAACAGCTTGTTGAGGTCGGAAAGCAAGAACCTTCCTGCTTGAGCAGAACGGATAACATGTTGCTCGCTGTTTGTGGAAGCGTTAGCCAAAGCAGTCATTACCATAGTGGCCGAAGTTTTTTCTTGCTTGAGAAGAATTTCTTGAGCCATACGGGTAAATGTTTTACTAACAACATCAAGTCTCGAACGAGAAGCGTAACGCTTATCAAAGCTCAATGCGCTGTCAAGAGTATAAGTTGTGAACTTAAGCTCGCTTTGCGATGGAGCAACTTGGTTGGTAGGAAGTCCTCCTGGTACAGATTGACTCCATACTTGGATGTAGTCTTCATCAGTAATATCGTGATAAAGATCCAAAGGAATGCTTGGACTTTCGTCTGCATTGAACTGAAGAGAAGTAAACATATTGCTAACCGTAGGAGCTGTGTTTACAACTTCGGCCAATACTGGACCAATAAATTCAGCCAGTGCTGTTTGAGCTTCATATGCAACTTCTCTATTTTTCGAAGCCATAGCTTTAACAAGCTCGACTTGCTCGGATGTAGGTTTAAGAGTAATTTTCATTTCTTTATTGTCCTTTCTTAGAAGCTAAGTTTGCACAAATATTTTTTGTTAGAAGAATTATCACTCTCTTCTCCGATAGCCACAACATGTCCAACAACTGTTCCAGTTGATGCAGTAACAAGCTTTCCAGCTGTAGAAGAAACTTCAAGCTCGGCACCTAAAGCAGGAGCAGAACTAAATGCATCTCCGCCCAAAAGGACAAGTCCCCTTGTCAAAACAGGAACTGTTTGACCTGGAAGAACTCCTTGAGATTCATCAAGTTTTTGAGGATAATATAACATTTTTTCTCCGTTTTCGTCGAATGCCAAGGTTTCACGAAGTGTGATTCCTAATGCACGACCGGATCCGTCAGCAGGGGCTACTGTCATACCGTTGTACGGGTATGCGTTGTATCCAACATGCGCAGATGATTGATCAGCTCCCATATAATCTCTGAGATTATTTCCTGCCGATGCGCGAAGTTGGGGGATATCACCTGGTAGAGCTCCCGCACTCACAGAAACGACAACGCCTGAGTCCCACTTGCCACTGGATGTTGTAACGAAACTCGACAGCGTGTCCGAGCCTCCAATTTCCAATGAGAACAAGTTAACAACGTCGTGTTCGCTGTAGTCTCGGTATGGTAGTATTCTTTTTGCCATAATAAGATCTTTCTTTTTTTTAGAATGAAATGTTTACAGAATCTTTAAAAGTTTTTGCGAATCTATCCCTCAGGGACTCAGATTCGGAAGACGATTCGTTGTTGTTCACAACAGATGCTTGCTCAACTTCAATATTCTCTAAGATATCGTCAGACTCATCAGACTCTTCGGATTGATCGGAAGCCTGCGAGACTTCTGCAACAACCTCTTCTGAAGTTTCAGATACTTTTTCTTCAACTTGAGCAAGTCGCTTTTCAACTTCTTCGGCTATTTTTGCTTCCAAAGCCTGAGCCTGCTCAGAGATGAATTCTTTATTTTTGTGTTTCCAAACTTTCGCTAATTTTTCTTGATAGCTTGCGAAAGAATCGTCCGAAGTATCAAGTTCAGAAAGTTCAGATGCTAAGATTTGACGATCTTCATCGTCTAAATCATAGATTTCGTCCAAAGCTTCCATGCGATTATTAAAAAGAACTTCCGCTTCTCTTGCAGCATTTTCTTCTTCAAGGTTGGAAAGCTTTTCTTCAGTGGCTTTAAGTTGCTCTTCCACTTCGGCCATTTTTTCTTGAATAGCTGCTTGAGCTTTTGCAGCTTCTTCTTTTTCAGCTTTGGCTTTTTCAAGGTCAGCGATATACTTGTCACTTTTTTCTTTTATCGCCTCGCTAAAAACCTTAGAAATGCTAGCAACTGCTTCTTCAGAGAAGTCTTGCTTGCCAAGCTTTTCATCTAAAGCTGCTCGGAATTCATTAATAATTGTGTTCTTATCCATAATAAAGTTTGTTTCAGTTTCTTTGTTTAGTACATTTTCTTCAACAGATTGGGAAATTTTTTCATGTTCTGTAATGATTTTATCAATAGGCTGTATTTTTTCCTTGGGCCCTTCTTTACGTTCAGGAGCTTCTCTGTGTTCAACTACTAAGCCTTTTACATCTGCTGCAGGATTTGACGTAAAGCCAATTCCAAGTGGGAATATGTCGCCCACGATAAGTCGATTAACGGTTCTTCCATCGGATAGAACCCCTCTTCCCCCGAAAGATTTTAAATACGGATTGTACTGTTCGATTTCTTCTGGAGAAGAAACTATAATAGAATCATAAAGGTCGTTACTGCCAACAGCGATTACATAATCATTAAAACCGACTTCCCAGCTTGCAGATACAGTATGATAAAAATCACTATCTTTACTGGTTGAATTAACAACTAAATCTGCAAATTCTTTACTAGCTGTTTTATAAATTACTGCACCCAATGCAATGTTATAAGCTCCATCAGAAACCAATGCTTCTTCGTCGCTCATTAGCTCAGAGTAGTTGTCGTATTTTGAAAATCCTGCAGAAACAATATGACCTACAATTTGCTCTCGGTTATGTTCTATGTTTGTTGGCTTATGAATGAAATAGTCTTTTATTTTTACTGCGGCCTCGCTATCAATACCATCTCCGTTTTTATTAAATTTATTGACCACTGCGGCGTTGAATGCAACACCAATTAAATCTATGTTTCTTTCTAGATTAACTCCTTTTGGAATAAGAGGCCTGAGAGCTTCAATCGAGGCAAGACTAACATTCGAATCATCTATATTGTTTGAAGCATAAACAACATTATCAAACGTTGTAGTATATTTGTATTTGTGTGGCATTTGATTTAAATACACTCAGTTTATAAACATGGGAGTAAAAGTTTGAAATGTTGACTGATCCTTCGCGTCAAGCATATCATAGTAGAGCTTAACCATCCAATTGCCCAGCACCAAAGCTGAATAAGAGTCTTTTCTTGCTTTATCTGGGCCGGTTTGCCTTCTGAGATTTGATGGCAGATCAAAACTTTGAGTTCCTGCGGCAGAAGAAGTTATCTGTATTAATGAACATTGACTTTTTACTAAGTTTAACATATCAAATTGATGTTCTACGAAGTCAATCATTTTTGCTTGATCTGTTTGACTCATGCTTTGAGAGGTTCTCAGAAACTGAAGTTCATTTATTGGGATCTTCTTTTTTCTTTGCTCGTTATAGTTATCATCTATAGCTCTTGAAGCAAATAAGATTCTTTTGTGATCAAAGTTTGATTGCAATAATTCGTTTGCCCTTCGAATCCATTGGCTAGTAGGTTTTCTTAAATAGCAAATAGTATGATTATCAATATTGTATTCTCTTTTACCCTCTGATAATCTTTCTTGGTAATGCTCAATATCATCAAAGTTTGTATTTAAACATTTTATTTCTTTGTTTTTCTTTTTGAATAAACTACTTTCATTTACAGCATTAATAAATTGCACACCACCATTGTAGTCTCCAATGATAGCTACAATATTAAAATTACTTAATAAATAATCAAAGTAAAAAATATGTTGCTTTAGGTTTGCTCCAGACAAAGCATAGCTATGCACTACGGTGCCAATTTTCTTTGCATCATTCAATTGTATTAGTAGCATCGCGAAGTCATCACTACTTTCACTCTCGGCCCAACTTGGGTCAAATGCAAGAATGTATTTTTCTTTGATTTCTCCTTTTACCTGAACGCATGGCATTTCACCATCTTTTAATGTGCATGCTGCCATCTTGGATGTCTTAAAATAGCCTGAGCTATCATCAGTAAATACTGCACCAAATTCCCTATCGAACTGACTTTGACTCATAGTCGATTTAGCTTGATTGATCAAATTTTGGTCGTATAGCTGTTTTGGGGCGCAGTCATAACTAAATTGCATAATTACCCTGTGGGCATCAGACTTCTTTGTTCCTCCTGTCATAATCAAATCTTCAAATTGCTCATAAGCCTTGTACATATATTCAAACTTATAACTTGCAGATGATAGGGCTATCAATTTATTGTTTGGCCAAATATGACGCTCAGATTCTTTCATCTTTCCTTGCTTAATTAGATCTGTTTCTACATTATAAAGCTCTTCTCTTTGTGTTGGGTTTTCTACCACACTCAAGAACGGTATAATAACCTCATTATATATTCTTTCTGGCATAAGCGCAAACTCGTCAATAATGATTCTATGAAACCTAAATCCACGCAGCTTTTCACCATCACCTAAAGGCAATGCTCTAATTTTTGAGCTACCAATTTCCAGTAGCCACTCGTCATTGCTTTTTGATTTATGAGAAATGCATTGGCTTAAATAATGAGCCTGGGGCTTTGATGCAATATCCTCTATTTTTTTAAAAATCATTTTCGCTTGACGAAAGGATTTAGATAAGATGCCAATTTCCACTCCTTGATTAAGTATCGCATCAAGGTATGCGTATATTGCAGTTGTGAATGATTTACTCATTCCTCGACTCCATACGCCCATAAAATAATCTGTTTCAAACATCGCCTTAATTGCCATATGTTGAAATGGAAAAAGCTTAACACCAGAAATTAAATCTGCAGTAAAAGTAATATTCTCCCTCAGAAACTGATAAAGCAAAACCTTTGCTTCTCTTTCCTCAATGTATCCCTCGATGGATAAAATTTTTGAGTTTAAATCCTCCGATTCTTTTCGCGACAATTGATTACCTTGTTCCCATGCCATATTAAATTATTTCCCTATCTATATAATGTTGTAGATCTACATTCCATAATTTTTTGCCCATCAATAAAATTTTAGGTATTAGCTCTTCTGACCTTTCCCTGCTTCCTGTAAAAATAAATTGACAATTCTTATTAAACTCGTGACTAAGCACTCTCATATTATGATAAATGTATTTTAAATTTGATTTATGCGCTCCCCATCGATTGTTTTTTGCTATTTTATCAAGACTACTTTCGGTGACAATAAATAAATAGCTATCAAAATCTTTGGCCCTTTGCAACTCATTGCGAAACCTCTCGAGACTGTTTTTGCTCAGAGTTGACTTAAAATCTTGCTCGCTTTTTCTGTCAATATATGTATAGTTGTAATTATCTCCACCAATTGCATAATCTCCGAAGTCTAGCTTTAAAGATTCCGACTTTGCAAAATTCAACGGCTGCTGCTCTCTTGTATCAATAAATATTTCAAGCTCACTTGCATCACATGTTTTAAAATCTTCAGGCAGGCGACTTCCAAACATTGGCTCAACATTTAACTCCCTACAAGCTGCGGTATATGATCCGAAAAACTTTTGATAAATTTCTACAGTGGGTAAGCTGTTAATTTTTAGTTCTAAGTAACACGGGCCAACCGAAAGGCCTTTTAGTTTTATTCTGTTTGATAATAATTTTAAGATGTAATCTTTAACCTTATCTTCTTTTTCTGTATTGCACCATTTTATGAGTTGAGTTCTATTGGAAAAGTCTCTCGAGAAATAATCATCTTTATTTTTAAATGGAAGAGGTTCTCCAGTAAGTAAATTTTTTCTTGGAAAATATTGAGTATAATATTCTGCCATAGTTAAACCATGACTCTTGAGATGGCCATGCAAGCTTCTGTCGGAATCAAAATTCTTGTCACATATTTTGCAGGAGTTCATTTTCGCAGCATTAAATTATATCCTCTTTGGATATGCCTAGCACTCGAGCCTTCCAGTCTGGCATGGACTCTAGGTTGTCTGCTTCTTTTTTGGCAGCCTTTTTTTGCAATTCTGCAATTTTGACCATCACTTTTCTTTCCTCCTCTTCTTGGAAAAGTTGGACCAGTGCAAGTATGCTAGAATTTTGTCTTTGCTGGTTTGAGATCCTTTTGGAGCGATCGCCTTGAAGCTTTTGAATAAGTGACTCCATTCTTTTTTCACATTGATTGTATTCTTCGCTCTTTGTCTTTAGCAGCTCTGCGAGCCTTACGGTCAAATCTTGCTGGTCTTCAGTATCATCAAACATTCGATTCAACTTATTGATTGCCCCTTGAATGTTTTTCAAATGAATGTAATCCATGCAGACATTGATATAAAGATTAATTTCGTCACTAGTTAAATCCGGCTTGTCCCAAGTTGCCCGAACAAACTCGGCTTCAAAAAGATCTCGATCTGCTTGGGAATCATAATTATTGATGACTTGTATAAATCTTGGAGATGCCAAAAAATAACCAAGCGACTCGATGCTTTTTCTATCGGATATGCTCAATTTTTTTTCATCAATACCCTTGATACAGCAATCATTTATCTTCTTGAGTATTCTAGCCTCTGTTTTTGGAGGAATATATTTTTTATTAACAGCATCCTCTGATGGATGAACTGTTAATCCAGCATTACTTTCAATGAAGTTTAAAACGGCAACATATTGCTTGCTCGTGCCTGTTATCGTTGAATCAGGAAACAATAAAGATGCTATTTGAAAAGCGTTCATTCCCTCTTTGGAATATTGCTCTACAAAAACCTCTTGATCTTTGTCAAGAATAATATCTTCTTTGGGGTGACAATGTTTTGTATCGTAAGATATTTTCGAACTCAGCAAAAAAGACCTAACAGCTCTACCCTCCTTTGTTCTTCCGTCCAAACCTTTTTTATCAGGAAAAACAAGCTCTGTCAGCGCTGCAAGATCAGATATCTTGGAGGAATTATCAATTAAAATTTGTTTTTGTTCTTCTGTTAGCTCCATGAAAGACCTCCTTTAACAGATATTATATCTTCTTTTTCAAGTATAGATTGAGCTTTCTGCTTAAATACTTTCTTTAGGTTTTTTATTTGCTTGTAACCTGCCTTTCTTCCTTTTTCAGAAGTTTTATAGCCCATTATCTTTGCAACCTTCTCCTCTTCTTCGTGCTTGACATAAAGTAATTCATATACCATATATTGCTTTTGAGACAATTCTTTTTTCATAAATTCATTTAGCTTTTCTTGCGCTTGCATTATGTCAAAGCCATGATCTTCCATTCCCCCAACTTCGTGAGAATGATTTTCTAATGCTAGAGCCATTTTAATATCGTATGCAGACTTTTTTGTTTTTTCCCATTTTGCATACAGCGGACAAGAAGAGTCTTGAAGTCCTGATTTCGTAAATCCGCATAAAGACCCTGAAGATCCATCTTTAGCTGAACAAGATTGATTGAATGGGCAATTCAAGCAAGGCCTCACAAAGTTGCTATAATTATTTCGCAATATATTTTTCATTTGATTAGTAATGATCTTATTTATCCATGGCTTCAGGGAGCGGCTTTGATCCCACTGATGCCATTTCTTATGTATATGTGCTTTTATTATCTGCTCTACGTCCTCAAAATCAAACCACGCCAGAGAGTCCAAGAACCATTTGCCCCTTCGCTTTTTTATTTCTTGATCAATTTCCTGCGCTTTATCTTCGTATTGAAAATTATGCTTTTTTTGGTCTTCCACGTCGCCTTGCTTTTTTGACTTTTGGTTTATCTACAGAATCTTTAGGCTCTGGAAGGGGCACCATATCTTTTAGGGCAAACTTGTTTTGGTCATGCTCAATTGAATAAGCTAAAGAAGTTAGTTCTGGAACATGAAAAATATCAGATCCATCGGGATCATCCTCAAATTCTGTTTTGGTTTTTTTGATTGATGGATTTAATTTTTTAATTGCTGATGCGCGAGAGCCTTGGATGGACTCGCCGCATCCACCGCAAAATTTTGGTGCGCGTATAGAATATAAATTTTTAAAGCCGCAGTGCGGACAATAGGAAAATGCCATAGTACTTTATTATAATCGTATAAAAGATTATATCAAATAACCACTTATAATTCTTGCTTGTCTACGCATAAATTTCGCTACATCAGGATGTTCTTGCCCAAAATCAAACTCTTCGATATCGAATGTATAATCTATTCCTAGTATTCCTATAATTTTACCATTTAATGTCTTTATAGGTACATTATAAATTGCACATACTCCCCTTGACTCTAATAACATTTTAAATGCTTCATCAGGAATTTTATTGATATTTATATATTCGAATTTTTCTTCGGAAATTAATTCATGTATATAATGATTATAGTTGGATATTCTATGATTTTGTGAATTTAGCGCTTCCGCGCTAACGCCAGGCTTCACAAATTCATAGGTGCAACTGAACTTTTGCTGACCCCTACCAGAGAAGAAATGTTCACCATTATGGAACTCAAAAACATACGCCCTCGAGCATTTTGTTTCGGAGAGTACATAATCGAGTGCCTCATAAATATTAACCCCAGATGCAGCAACCTTTTCGACGCTATTACTTTTCTTGTAGTCTAATCTATTTTTTACCCACATTCCAATAATTCCGCCTACGGCAGATATTATTGACGCAAGAACTAATGCAAAATCATTCATTATTATTTAATACACGATTCAAAAAAATACAAGAACATAATATTCCAGCAGCTATGCAAGAAAATGAAATGATTGGGCCCCATAAATTTGTTGTTTCTTCGGGGGCTATATATTCACTCTTGGATATTTGACCATCTTTATTTAAATCTAATTTAGAAAAACCTGATTCGGAAAAATCTACAGGCTTTGGATTCTCGATGGATGTTGTGCGGGTAACAACAGAACACGAACACAAAACAAAAACAATAAAAAACAAATTCAATAACTTCATCTTCTTTTACTTGGTATAGCGTAAAATCCAACCACCATAAAACAAAGATCCATGAAAGAAGCGAGCATTAAACCACCTGTCATTTCAACCATTTCCCAACTATTACCTCCAAAAAACCACGAACCAAAACCAAGCTTTGCGCTATCACCTTTTGGCACAATAAGATTATATTTTATATCAGGATTCATTGCATAATAAATCATTAAAAAACACATTGTAAATGTTATACTCATAAACAATATTCTGCGAGTAATCTTCACAAAAGGATCTCGAGAAGTGGACGATTGATTTGCTATTAACGCCTCAAGCATTTTTTCGTCTCTTGCGGCTAAAGCTAATTGATCTTGTCTTTTTTGTTCGAGCCAACTGTTGATTAAATTACAGACTAATTTTATGCCTGCTCCGAGTATCGTATTTAATATAGGACCCATGTTAATATATACACTAATTGTAAATTTTGTAGATTAAGTGTATTATAATATATGTCACACAGGTCTATACTTGAGCTTTTAAGCAAAAATTTAAATTCATATCAATCCACAAGCTGGTTAAAAACAGAGAACGCAAGATTGAATGGATCTACTCCCGCAGAAATGATGATGGAAAATAAGGTAGAAAAAGTAATTAAAATTCTGCCTGAAGAAATACAAAGAATTAAAAGCAAAAAAAGAAAAGATTAATTATAGTGCCGCGAAACACTTTACGATTTCTTTTTATTCTTGCGAGTTAATTGAGTATAGCATACAGCTGCACGCTGCTTGACATTTTTGAATTCTTTTTTGGTCGAGAGATCGCTCATACAGCGATTCATGAAATCGCTGTTTTTTTCGTCTTTATTTGGTTTAGGTAATGGCATTAGCCTGCTTTGTATATATTTAGCACGACATTTACTGGAGCATTCGATTCGACTTTTAAAGAATTTGTTGTGCAAGTAATATGTACGGTTGCACTAGTAGTTGTACCGCCGCCCTTGCCAAAACGGTTAGGAACACTTACTGTTCCGAATGAACTACTTTGTAGAGAGACCCTTGCCCCATTTACTGTAGCGTTTGCATTTCCGAAAACAACCGTACTACTCCCAGCCGCCTTGCTTATTGAGACACCTCCGATCATTCCAGAAACAACAGTGCTAGAAGCAAACATATTGGTTTCGTTAATAGCTGCCTCATCGAAGACCCTATAAGCGGGAAATCCCCATCCTTTAAACTTAGGTACAACTGTTGTAGTTTTTACAATAGGAGCAACAGATGCAGAACTTGCGCCAGATCCGGCAATTAAATCTTTTACTTTAACTTTGTAAGTATTTCCATTGTTATCACAAACTGGAATCCAAAAATCAGAAAACCCAGAAGATTGAGTTGTTAAATTATTAATCGTAATTTGAGCCATACTTTTATATTACACAAAAAACAAAATAATACTAGAAACCAATAGCATATTATATACAATATGTAATGAACAAGTCCCTATCAATCATCAGCGGAATCCTGTTGATCGTATATCTAATGTGGATAGTATGGGAACAACATCAACTAATTGAATGGCAAAAAGAAAAAATTCTACAACTAGAAAGAGAAAAATTAATACGCGAATTTATTGATCAATCACAAGAAAACAATTATCCATTATACAACTTTAAAAATCAAAAAATCATATTATAATAGAACATGACAACAGCAACACAAGAACAAGAAACAACAGAAAACGCCGCGACTGATCAACCAGTTGAATTATCAGCCGAACAATCAAGAGTAGTCAATTACTTGGCAAATAAATTTTTAAACAATGTACAATTATCAGAGGCATTATCAGTAATTTCTCTTAATCAATTGCTACAGCTCGTTCAACAACAAGTTATTAAACAGGCAACTAGAGATGTACAAACTATGCAAGAAGAACAGCTCGAAAAGCTTTTGGAAGAAGCTCAAGAGTTTGAAAAAAACTTATCTCAACAAGTTTAACTGAGAAATAATATAGTTTAAATTATAACAACCAATTCGATCAACCACAAGATTGGCTGGCGGATTGGTTTTTATTGTATACCCCTCTTCTCGCTCGCCTATTCGTATCAAGTCGGATACGAAATCATGCGCACCATGACTCTTTAACCAATTCCAATAAAGTGTTCGTGTGCCAGGAACACATTCAAGTATAACATCCTCAAAGACAAAAGTCTTTGCAAATAATGTTAAATCACGAAAGCAAGAAATTTCACTCGGAGGTTCAGTCAAGCAAGATTCGATAATTAACTTCACAAATCTTTTGTCAAGAAGTCTTTTATTCCTCTGGCTCTGGACGAGGAAGGTCGCAAGGTGGAGGACCTCCCTCAACTATCAAACCACTTTGTAAAATTAAATCTTCGGCTAAAAGTTGCCCAGTTTCTACAGGTGTGCCTTGGTTATTATCGCAATTACAAGCCGTAATGAAATTAGGATCTTGATGAAGTTCTATGATGGAATCATGTTCGCATTCGCAATATTGATCCGGAAGTAATGTTCCAGATTTCGCTGGGTGCCAATAATGATCAAATTCACCATGAGAGTTATATATTTTATATATTACATTCATTCTATTTGTCCTTTCGAGGTATCGAGTATTCCATTTTGATTATGATATATAGAATCTATGAGAACTCATGCCGACCCATGCCGACCCATTCCAATAATAATAAGTTCCAGGTTGGGAACCGTACACCCGACTGTTTCCATTCATATCTTTATAGAACCAGGTCACAGTTCCGGCCTGCAGACCTACGTCCAAAGCTGTCCCGTTCGCTAGTGTCCAGTTTTCCTGTGATAGCCTAAAACCTCTGGCTATGTGACTGGCGTTGGTACAGTACATTCCTTGAACTATTTTTGCACGTTCCTTGTATGGATAGCCAATACCAGAATAATAATTCACGTACATAAACTGATTGTTCGGATCTATAGTTAGTGTCCCTTTGCCGCCGCATTTTAACATGTCCGGATCGGTCAGGTCGGATCCTGTCGAAATCTGAAAAACGCTACCCATTATGTAAACTGTTCCGGCTCCTTCGCCTATTTCAATCGGCGCAGAATTACCATGCATAAAGCCACGCCAACTACTTCCCGTCGTTGCTGCAGTCCAGACTGCGAGTCTAAGGTTGACGAAAGTTGTTACTTTTGCACCTATCATGAATGCAGTAGAGAGCTCGCCTCCCGAATAGGTTTGTATAACCCAGTGGATATTCTGCATATATAATTTATTGGTATATCGAAACCAAAAAAGATGACCAACATTTGTTGTAACATACGCGACTATACGACATCGTTCAAAAGCTGCATAAGCGGCATTTCTCCACAAGTTTGCGTCACGGGAATGTCCATTAACAGTTCCAGTTGTTCCCAAACCATAACTAGATGTATCTGAAGAAAAACCAGTTCCTTCCGCAGGATAACTATTTCCGCCAAAAGAAAAACTAATTGCTCCTGTCCTTTTGCCAAGATAGTTGGTTAGCGCATCTTCTTGTGGAAGCAGCAGGCCATAAAAATATACATCGTCAAAATTTTCCCACTCACGTCCTCCCATTATAGATGGTCTTGGATCATAACTTGTGCTTGAACTGCTGAGCGAATTCCATTCGGCGTAACGCGCGCCATTAGCAGTCGACCCAGCTCGATCTTCAGGCAATCCGACTAAAAATGCCATTTTGCGAACAGTGGTATATCTGGAAAGCCATTTGTAAGCTTGAACGCCATATCTAAATTTAAAATTAACAGCCAATACATTTATAGCGCTACTACCCGTGCTTAGCCAATCTTGTGCATCAAGTGCGATAAATGCATTTCGAGTAACATAAAAAGTTCCACTACCTACATCTGTAATGTTGACAGCGGAGCCACCAGAAGTAGTTGATACTCTAATAAAATTTGGATGGGCATTATATACTACATAGTAGTCAGTATCTGTAGATAATCCGCTTGGTAAAGTACCTGTCGAATTACTTCCGCTAGATGTGGTAAATCGAACTACATCACCAATGTCAAATCCATGATTGGTGACCTGAATGCTGTTGTCGGCAGTAAGGACGTTAGTTGAGTTAGCAATTACGGCGCGATCATTTGGTCCATCATCACTATCTATTCCTTCGTCACCAAATCGTACAAAGCAAATTCCTACATAGAGGTCATATAGACTTTGCGAGTTTCCTTGGGCATCATTCATTGCAACAAGTGTCGTGACACTTGTTGATGAAGAACTTTGAGGGTTAATTGTTAGGTTATCAATTGACTCCGCGATACCTTTAAGACTATAATTCGACATGTTTTTTAATACACTTTAATTTTTTGTATGAGATTAGTTTCGATTGATTTCTTGCTGGTATTTTTCGTCAAAGTCAATATCTAAACCTTCTTGATCATCATTTGATGAAGAAAATATCATGGCGATTGCAATAATAGCTACCACGCCCACAACAATCCATGGAATATAGTGAATTTTGCTTTTCTTGGGCTTCGGTTCTGGTTCTGGCTCAGGTTTCGGTTCAGGTTTCGGTTCTGGTTCTGGCTCAGGTTTCGGTTCAGGTTTCGGTTCTGGTTCTGGCTCAGGTTTCGGTTCGGGTTTCGGTTCGGGTTTTTCGCCCTTGATCAATTTTTCAACGTCAATTATTCCATAACCCCAGTCGTTATCTTTTCCAAGTGTTCCGCGATCAAGAGTATATTTTAGCAAGTGTTCTCTGATTTGTTCTACAGTTTTGCAGTCATTTTTATTTTCTTCTTGTTCTTGTTTTTTGTGCTTGGATAACATGAGTGCAACAACACCTGCGATAAATGGACACGCCATGGATGTTCCGCTTAATTTTCTATACATGTTGTTTATATATGTACTATATATTCCCACTCCTGGAGCAGCCCATTCAACTTTTTCTCCGCGAGATGAAAAATATGCGATGTTTCCATATTTGTCGTGCGCGGCAACAGCTATAGTCTCGTCAAAGGCTGCGGGCCAATTAACTCCGCCCTGTCCAGTATTTCCTGCGGCACATATAACAGGAATGTTCATTTCATATAATTTTTTTATTTTTTCATGCAAAATGGGGGATGGAGTAGAGCCTCCAAGGCTCATTGAAACAAGATCAGGCTTGATTTTTATAGCATAATCAAGAGCAGCCGCGAGACCAATATAATTTCCTCCGCCACTTTTGCCCAAGGCCTTGACACAAATCGCTTTTGCTTTGGGTGCCACACCAACCATGCCAACTTCGTTGTTTTTCGCGCAAATTATGCCAACACAGTGAGTTTGGTGACCATTTTCGTCCTCTAATGGTTCGTTCGGTATAAAGTTTTCTCCAGGAATTGCATTATCTCCTACGTCGGGGTGTTCAACCATGCCCGTGTCAATAACAAGAACAGTAATGCCTTCACCTTGGGTGATTTTCCAGGTTTCTGGAATGTTGGATTGTCTCAAGCCCCAGTCGATTACTTGACTAAGAGAATTTAGTTCTTCGTGAATTTCTATTTTTGGTAAATATGTTTCGTCGTTCATTTTTTGTGGTTTTTTAGTTTTTCAATTATATATTTTAGTATTTCACTTCGTTTGATGTCTTCTGGTCCAAAGTAAAATGTATGTATTCCTTGTTCTTTACTTTGATCGTCGTCGAATAATGAGTACATGTCTGAAAATCCGCTCTTTCCATTGATGTCGCTTTGCATCGGATCGCCGCAAATAAGTAATTTGCTGCCCTCGCCAAGGCGGGTCATCAAGGTGGTTAATTCTTTGAATGTGAAATTTTGACTTTCGTCCGCGATGACAATTTCGTCACGCCAACTGGCACCACGAAGATAGTTAATCGGCATGCCTTTTATTATTTCTTTTTCTTTGATTATGCTTGATTGGCCAGGTATCAGTAATTCGTCAAGCTTTTCGTTCATCGGCATCATGTATGGATTGATCTTTTCCGCCATTTCGCCCGGTAATGCACCCAAGCTCTTTTCGCCACTCTCTGCAATTGTGCGAACATAAGTAATGCCGCGTTCATTGTTCATGTTGTAAAGCTGTAAAGCGCCGTATATTGCGACAAATGTCTTGCTCGTTCCTGCTGGACCACTTATGAATATGATCTTGCTGTCGTTCTCAAATATTATGCGCAATAATTCAAGCTGTTTGTCAGTTAATGAAACTTTTTTTAACTTTATGTTAGTTTTGGTTAATGAAGTTCGAATTTTTTCAATTTCTTCTTCATTCACGATCTCGGTTTTTTTCTTGCGTCGAGGCATAATTTGATATATTTGTATATATACACAAATATGTGCCGATTTTTTTTGAGTCGAACAAATATATTATATAATGTAAAAGTGTTTTGATATTGAAAAAAGGGACCCCCCGCGATCTAGAAAAGCTGTAAAAGAAAAATGAATTCATTTAATGGGATAGGTCAACCCACCCCCTCCGGTAGGATCGTGCAAGAAAATAGTTGAAAGTTTTTCTTGACTTTTCGAGGTTCTTGTGCTATCTTGTATATATGATTAAGAGAAAGAATGAACTCCAAAAGCTCGCCCGTCGAATGAAAGCCAAAGGCAAGAAGAATGTTCTTTCTACTCTCACTAAAATAATCGAAAAAAAAGTGAAAAAAAAAATTTGACTTTTGACCAAACCTGTGCTATCTTGTATATATAAAGTTAAGAAAGTTTTAATCTCAAATTGCTAAAAATTATGAACAAAGAACAAATCGAAATCGAAATCTCAATCCTTCGGGAAACCCTTGAGGACTGCGTCCTCACCATCGCAGAGCGTGTAGCTCTTCGGGAAGAAATTTCCCAACTCGAAGCCAAGTTGGCTTCCTAACCTTTAACCTCAAACTCTTAAAAATTATGAAAACCAAATTCAAAAAGGGCGATGTCCTAATCTCACGAGACAAAAAAGTCTTTCAATTCATCGAGGCAGTCGAGCATGAATCGCTTGGCAAGATCGCCAAAGTTCGTCCTTACAGGACTAACCGAGAAGTCGGTATCCGTTTCGAGGATGTCAAACTTCATCCTTTGTTTAACTAATCAACCTTAACTCATACAGCTATGATCAAAAAAATCTTCATCAAAAAATGGTCAACCCATTTCTCCGTTAAAATTTGGGACAGCGAGTCTCAACAGTTTCCACGTGTTCGCTCTGCGGGCATTGATCGCTTCGGTCGCTCGCCTCATCTTGCAAAGATACTTGCAGATGAAAAGGCTTTGACCGAGTCTGTCGAGATTGTCCACCTTTAAGGTTGACAAGTCAATTCTTTTAAGCTAAAATTGCATAAAATGAGAAAAGTAACAGAACAAATAAAACAAGCATTTGAACGCCGCGAATCAAAAGCGATTGGCAACACTAGCACGGACGGCGAGACCGTTTGGCTACATGGCAACGCCATTGTGAAGCGTGACGCGGACGGCCTTGTGCGTTGGTCGCTTGCAGGTTGGAACACACCAACCACGCGCGAACGCGTAAACGGAATAGTCAATGCCGGAGTGCATCAAGTCAACTTCGAGCCTGTACTGAACGGGCAAGTGATTGACTCATCCGATTGGTTCGCTGTGCCTAATTCATTGCCTGATCCTCTTGTGCTCTAATCAACTGAAAAGTTGACCGATGCGGGCCGGGGGCCCCCCGCGGCAGGATCGTGCAATAAAATAGTTGAAAGTTTTTCTTGACTTTTCGGGGTTTCTGTGGTACCTTGTAGGTATGATTAAGATTAATGATATCGTTCTCTTCAGTGGATTCTCCTGCGTGGTTGAATCCTTAACCGACGGCGTCGCAGTCGTCCGTGCTCGGGGCTACTCCTCGAGGGTTTGGTCGGTGCCCGTCACCGACTTGGAGCTTCACCCTCTTGCCGTTGGCAGGACGGGCGCTGTAGGAGGCTTCGTTTGGTAGGCCTTTGACAGTCAATGGCTTGCAGGCTTGGGGGCCCCCCCGCAGTAGGATTGTGCAATAAAATAGTTGAAAGTTTTTCTTGACTTTTCGGGTTTTCTGTGCTATGTTATAGACATGATTAAGTTAACCGAAAGAGAAAAAATCCTTTGCAAGTTTGTCATCGCTAAGATGAAAAAAGTGAAAAAAAGTGAAAAAAAAATTTGACATTTCGCACATTGTGTGCTAAGTTATACATATAAAGTTAAGATAAGAAAGTTAAAATCCTAAAGTTAAAAGTTATGACCAAAGAAGAAATTGAAATCGAAATCTCCGTTCTCCGTGAAACGCTCGTTGATTGCGAGTTAACTATCGCCGACAAGGTAGCGATCCGCTCCGAAATCGGGCAACTCCAAGATGAGCTACTTCGCTTGGATCACCAAGACGGTCTTATCGACTGAAACCTTTTACTCTCTAAACCCTTAAATTAAAAAAGTTATGACTAAACAAGAACTTAATCAAAAATTCGAAGAGCTTAACCGCCTTGTCAACTCTCTCTCCGTTGATGCTCCTGAATTCAAGCAAGCTTGGAAAGCTCGCTTTGAAGTCGCCCGCGAACTTCGCAACTTTCGCGAGCTTGGCGGTTCGCGTTCTCGTCTTCACGACATGGCTTTCAAAATTCGCGAACAAAATGCTTGACTTTTGCTCCAAAACAAATAGAATAAAACTATGATTAGAATTGAAAGAAACGCAAACTTTCCACAATGGTGGAACATTCTCATGGATGGCGTCGTAGTGGACAACTCTAAACGCATGGCTCACGCTTTACAAATTGCCGACAGGCTTCGTGCAAAAAACAGAAAACCCATCGTAATCTCAAAATGATTCAAGAAAAAATCAATCAACTAATTGCAGTCTTGCAAGCTTTAACAAATCAAAGAACTAACGCCTTGCGCCTTGGCAGAATGTCCGAGGCTCAACAAATCGCCTCGGTTGCAGTCGATGTCGATGCGAAAATTCAACAACTCGAGCAATCGCTTAAGCTAATCAAATCATGACTTGGGACATTCTCCTATTCTTGCCTTGGCTTGCAGTATTCTACTGCATGATCCTAGGCTAAACTTTTCAACTTAAAAGTTGACCGATGCGGGCGGGGCCCCCCCGCAGTAGGATCGTGCAAGAAAATAGTTGAAAGTTTTTCTTGACTTTTCGGGGTTTTTGTGATACCTTGTAGGTATGATTAAGAATGATAAACAAGTAAACGGCTTCATCGCCAAAGTTAATATCGTTGACCGCAAGACGGGCGACATCATCGCAGAGAATCAACTTCTCAAATGCGAACACCACGATTCAATTGAGAATCTCAATCGTGATCTTGCTAAGTTTAACCTTCCTCGCAAGTTTGAGCTTGTCGAATGGATTGCGTAAATAAATCATTTTTTGCTTGCAATTAACCCGAAACTAGTTTACCTTATACTTATGAAAACAAAATTCAAAGACATCATGCTCGCCAAAAACTTCAAAACTCTTGAGGCGACTTTCGACATTGGCTCAAAAGCCGAAGCTATCGCAAACCTTGCAAAAGATCGCCTTGCAGAAGACGGCGAGTTTGCACAAGTTCATGCAGGAAACATCTTGATATGGATGGAAGAAATGGTTGAGCAAGTGGACAAAGCCCTTGCCCTTCAACTCAACAAAGAAGAATAAAGCTTGACTTTCAGGCTCGTATAAATTAATCTAAAATAATAAAAACAAAATTGCTATGAAAATAATTGAAGAAAAATCCTACTCACAAATCGAAAAACACCTTCGTAATGTTAACGCCCACAATAAACAAATGGGAAAGCATGGAAAGCCCTTTGAGAAATATCTCGAAGATTACTTTAAATTCCCTGTACATGATCAACACAAAGATGCGGTTGACTTCCGCAAAGAAATCGTTGAGCAAGGCAATGTTCCCGAAAGTCTAATTGGTGATTGGGAAGTAAAATACTACGAGATCAAGAGAAAAGACATCATTCTTGGCGATGTCGAAAGAAAATTGCTTGCAATCAAAAAAGACCTCATCCTTGTAGTCGGCTTTTATGATGGAACGCCTGACAAGCTTGTTGATGTAAAATTCTACAAATTGAGCATGAATGTTCAAATTGAAAAAATGGAAAAAATTTGGCTTGAAACCGCTAGCTTTGTCAAAGACTATTCAAACACACTTGAAGAAACAAAAGAGCAAGTCAAGTCGGTAAATAAACTCAATGCAGGATCTGCCTTTCGGTTGGCTAATAATTCCTTGCCTGACCGATGGAGTGCAAGCAAGTGCAGAATGGAAAAAGAAAAAAGGCAAATCACCCTTTGCGTTAACCTCAGAAAACTCGAATCCATTGTTTAATTGCTTGACAAATCAAAAAAATTCAACCATAATCAAATCATGTTAAAATCAGAAAGAATCAAAATAATCGAAGAAGCCTCGAAAAATCCAACCGAAAAAGTTAGCCCTTCTTTGTCTTTACTCATTCAAGAACTCAAGGAAGAAAAGCTTTCTCAAGACCTTGTGGCAGAGTACGGCTTGCTTCAAGCGAACAAGCAAGATGTCGAAGATGAGTTTCAAAATCTTGATTGCCTCGAAGACAGGGCAAGTCAAAAAGAAAACTTTGACGAGGACGAAGAGCTCAAATCAATGGACTTGTTGAGTTCTCGGATGCGTGAAATCTTTGGCGAATAAAATGGAGCTTGCAATCCTTCTTGTCGTGGCCTTCTTCATTGGAATGGTTAAAGCAAATTTTGAAGAATAAAGCTTGACAGCCGGCCCTCGGGGCCCCCCCGCAAAAGGATCGTGCAATAAAATAGTTGAAAGTTTTTCTTGACTTTTCGGGGTTTCTGTGGTACCTTGTAGGTATGATTAAGATTAATGATATCGTTCTCTTCAACGGATTCTCCTGCGTGGTTGAGTCCTTAACCGACGGCGTCGCAGTCGTCCGTGCACGGGGTTACTCCTCGCGCATCTGGTCGGTGCCCGTCACCGACTTGGAGCTTCACCCTCTTGCCGTTGGCAGGACGGGCGCTGTAGGAGGCTTCGTTTGGTAAGCCTTTGACGGTCAATGGCTTGCAGGCTTAGGGGGCCCCCGCGGCAGGATCGTGCAATAAAATAGGCGAAAGTTTTTTTCATTTTTTTTAAAAAAACAGTTGACTTTACGAAAAAATTTGTCATACTATGTATTATCAAAGATAAGGAAAAAGTCCTTTTAACTCACTAACAAAGGTATAGAATGAAAAAAGTATATGTTGCAATGAACCTCGACACTAACCTCAGAACTTTGCACTTGAAAGCTGGTTCTTCAATTAATCCAATTGCTAGGCTACAAAACTATGAAAATTCCTATCATTGGGGATCAAATTCTGATGGTGCAGTATACATTTCAGGTTTTCTTTGCGCAAGTAATTTGATCAAGGTAAAGGAATTCACTAACTTCCACAGACAGGAACAAAGGTACATCAATACATTAAGGGCTTTCAAAAAGAACAATAAAGAAGCATTAAAAAATAATTGGAAAATCGACATTGCATTGCATCATGCCAAAGAAGATGATCTACGCGGAACTCCATACCCATCAGAAACAGGAATAGATCAAGAATTGTATGACATGCTAGAACAACAAACGATTGACCGCATTGCTTGTGCTGAAAAAGTTTGGAACAGGGAAATTCGCAAAAAAAGGTACGAGGATCGTTTGAAATCTCTTGATTCAGAAGATCCAATTAGACCCTCAATTCAAAAAGCATTGCGAATTGAACGCAAAGCCTTGAAAGAAAACAAGGAATTACTCGATCAACTAAATCTAAAGCATTTTAATCGCAAGATGCCTCAAGCCCATCGCAGGATAGAAAGACACCCTAAACGAGCACTTAACCAATACCTAAAAATAAAATCGATTCACAATAGAATCCACCGCCTTCGCGAGGAAAAAGCAAAGTTGCAATGAAAAATAATGAAAAATAAAGCTTGACAACCGGCCCTCGGGGGGGCCCCCCCGCAATAGGATCGTGCAAAAAAATAGTTGAAAGTTTTTCTTGACTTTTCGGGGTTTCTGTGTTACCTTGTAGGTATGATTAAGATTAAAGATGTTCTCATTGATTACAAAAAAAGAATCCTTCAGGTCGAAGGCTTTCACAAAGACGGAGCAGAGACTTTCGTTCTCGCTCGCATCTATCGCTCGCAAAAGCGTGTTGCTGTTCCTCTTTCTTCGGTTCGCAAGCATCCGTTTTTTTCTTAAAAAAAAGCTTGCAATTCTCTTTGTATAATATATTCTTGTTAATTATAAATTGCTAAAACGAAGGAAAAAAATGAAATATAAACTCTCGAAAGCTTGGAATAAAATTTTCACCAAAAAGAATGTTAAAGACTCTCGCACAGATCTTGATCTTGGAGACATGCTGAAAGTAGTAGAAAAAAATCAAATCGACCAACTTGATAGCACTATCAAAAGGCTCGAAGAACTGATCGAACACAAGAAACAAGAAAAGCAAAACATTCAATCTAAATACAAAAAAATCAGAAACCAAATTGCTCATGATCCATACTTTGACATGGTCAGCGGAGAAAAGAGAAAAGCCTTCATGATTGCGTGCGGATGCTTGGGAATCAGAAAATCTACCCTCGGTTGCTCGATTGATCAATACAGAATTTTGTGCGAAGCTCAATTCGAGGATGGAATGAGTTGGGACAATTGGACAAATCGAGATGTCAAAAATGCTTGGAACATGGATCACATTCGAGAAAAACAAAGCGGAGGCTCAAATCATTGGTCGAACTTTGTCCCAAGAGATCGCAAGGATAACCTAAACAAAGGAAAATTGGAAAGTGCCTTGAATCACTTCCTTTCTTAAAAAAAAGCTTGCAATTGCCATTGAAATCATTATGATTAAAGCCATGAATGAAAGAAAAAAAATCCTAACCGAACTCATCCGAATCATGCAACCCATCGCAGACCTTGGGCACATTAGAGCAAGGCAAGTCGTGATCAACGCAAGCATCGAGCTTGAGGATCTTGATCGGGCTGAAAAAAATCAAACTGAATTAAACTTGACAATCAGCGAAAAATAACCATAATTAAAGCTATGACTCAATCAGAAAGAATCGAAATAATTCGCCAAATGGCGAACAGTTCAAACGCCATGCAGGTTTCCCCTGCAATGTCTTCCTTCATTGAAGACTTGAAAGCTGAAATCCTTGCTGAAGAACTAATCGTTCAACACGGATTGCTCGATGCCCAAAAGTCGGATGTCGAGGACGAAATCTCTCAACTTGAAAGTCAAGACAATCGTGCAGATGAGGAAGAGGATTTTGACTCTGACGAAAACTTGCGTGACATGAAGGCAGTAAGCCCATTGATGCGTGAAATCTTTGGCGAATAAATGGAGTTTGCAATCCTTCTTGCCGTGGCTTTCTTCATTGGAATAATTAAAGGATACCTAGAAGCATGACTTGGGACATTCTCCTATTCTTGCCTTGGCTTGCAGTATTCTACTGCATGATCCTAGGCTAAACTTTTCAACTTAAAAGTTGACCGATGCGGGCCGGGGGGGCCCCCCCAGTAGGATTGTGCAATAAAATTGTACAATAAGTCAATGACCAATTCTACAAAATATTTGATGTATTTATTTGTGCATCTATTTCTATTTGCTCGATCCTATTTTAAAAATTATTTTTTTGGATTAGCTTTCTATTTGCGAAGGACAATCGTGAAAGGCGAATGCTCTCTTGATCGATCAAGATTTGATTCGAGTTTGCGAATTTCATCCACGACATATTCGAGAGAGCCGGTAATTCCACAGGGTTTTCCGTTCTTTAAAACTTTGTAGCCATTAACAGTCTTCATGGTAAATGTAGAGAGGTCGTTCATTGTAAGTGAGTTTGTCATGCTTGATGAATGTTTTTTCTTTGATGTTTTTCTGTAATGTCGCTTGAGAGATGAACAGATCGTTGACATGAGTTTTCTTTTCGGCAAAAACGATTACGAAACATCCGTCTTTGGATTTCGTTAGCAATGGTTTCATTAGTTGCGACCAAAAGTTATGCCATTGTCTTGCTCTTTCATCTTCTCGAAAATCAAGGCTTTTTTTGCGACAAAGCGAAGGGTTTCCCCGACTTGTTGAAGTGCTTCGTAATCCTCGGAATTAATTAAATTCTTTTCCATTGCAGGAGAAATCAGTATCTCGTAAATCATTCCCATGCAAATTTTCGTAGCCTCTTCAGCATTTAAAGGCGTTTCTTCTGAATTTTCTTGATTGTCTTTGATGTACATTACTGCAATTTCTCCTTGTGTTTGAGCTTTCTGTGAATCACCTTTGCTTTGACCTTGTGAGGTCTTGACTTGGTGAAGAGAATGGTTTTCCTGATCTTAATCATGCCATAATTGTATGAAATTTTTCGTTAACTGTCAAGCCCTAAATCTTTTCTGAAATCATCTCTTGCATTCTGAAGAAGAGTGACCCAAGCGAAATCATTGAGCTGTGCGGTGTGCATAAGACGGGTGATGTCAGCAGGAGTTTGCGAACCAAGAACATCGTCAGATACAGACAAAGGAAGCATGGAGTCTCGATCTTGAAACCACATTGCAACTTCGTAAGTGCCGTCATCTTCATGACCATACAAGCCCGAACCATCTCCTTTGTTTTGAACAACCGAGATCGTAAATTGATCTTGATTGTCTTTGTCACGATGCCCGAAAGTTAATTTTGCTTGAACTGCCGTGCCTTCGGCGAAGCAAGGATGTTGCTTGAAGTCTAAATCGTTGAAATCTTTTAGTTTAGTCTCGTCTTTAATCATGCTGTAATTCTATGAATTTTTTTGTGTTTTGTCAAGGAAATTAATCAGCAAAGGCTGAAAAGAAAATCCTCAAAGTAGTCAGGCTCCAAGCCAAACTCTTGAACAAACTCGTTTTCCCATTCCCAAGGATCACCACCTTCAGAGATGTCGGCTTGCATTCCAAGAAAAAAATCTTTTACTTGTTTGACCGCCTCAGCTTTAGTCAAGCCATCGCGGGACATTAGGATTTTTACTGTTTCTTTCATGTAATTAAGTATGACAGAAACCGGCCCAAGGTCAAGCAAACAATTCAACAAATTTTTTGCACCATTCAACTGCGGGGCCCCCCCTTGGGGAATCGGTCAACTTTTTAGTAGCCTAGCCATTGCAACACTTTTTGTGCATCATACTCTTCTTTGTCGCCCATGTCCAAAATGAATTGCTCATAATCTTGGCAACCATGTTTTGCGAGTTCTTCAAACGCTCTTTCTTGCGTGATCGTTACATCTTCTGCGGAATCGTAATAGGTATCTGTCATGCTTTAATACTAGGTTAAGTTTTCTGTTTTGTCAAGAGTTAATTCCTTCTTGGACAAATCCCGTTGAGTCTTTCTTTGCCATCCCTTTTTCAATAAGACCGACGACAACACCTTGCCTGTCAAGAAAACGCAAATCATTTTCATCGCCATTGATGACTTCATAACCTTGCCAAGTTTCGGGCAACTGATTGCGAAAGACTACCGCCACATTGCCACCCATAGCAAGAACCAACTTACACAACTTGTCATTGTGTTCGGAGCGACTAAAAGTCAAATGGTAATTACTTGGCAACTCTCCATGAATGAATTGCTTCATGCGTTCAAATGATTTTGTGTAATCGTAAAATTGAGTTTTGCCATGCTTCTCAAAGATAGTCACGCCATCTTCATTGATGATGTTTTCCCAAGCAATGTCACTTGTAAGGTTAAGCCTGAAGACTGACTTCATACCCTTCTTTGCTGATGTCTTAATTGAACTAGAAATTTCTTTCGATAGCTTCACAAGGAAATCCATTCGCTGAGTAAAAAACAATTTTGTCTTTGCAATCCGAGACTTTTGGATTGAGTCCATTTGACCACGACCCGCAGTATTGAGGCAAGAAGCAGTGCAACCTTTGCTTCGCCATTGGCAAACCTCATAGCCCGAAAGTTGAGCTGGAGCGAGATGAATTCCTTTGGTTGTATAGCCAAGCTTTTCGCCTTTGACTATCTTTGCGTTTCCTTGAGTGAGTAGCGTTGTCTTAATCATGTCTTTAATTATGTTGAATTAGCCCTTTTTGTCAAGCATCTTTTTTGCTTTTTCAATACCTTTTTCCGGCCCGAATTGTCCAAGCAACCTTTTAAAAGTCTCCCATGAAATTGTGTTCGGCGGAAGCTTTTTCCATTCTTTCATTCTTTCTTTTGCATTCATAGTCTAAGTATGGCAGATCAAGAACTAAAGTCAAGGCTAATATTCAACTAATTTTTTATACGATGGTACTGCGGGGGGCCCCCGCCCGGATCGGTCACAAAAAATGCAGGATAAGTCAATAGCCTTTCGCAAAAAAAGCCTCTCCGAAGAGAGGCTTTGTATTTGGCTCCCTATTTGGAGCTATTTGATTTAACTCACCGACCTCTTAAAAGTCTTGTTGGCGCAAGTTGCCCGAAGGACATGACGACGATTTACTCGACGATTTCCTCCGTTAGTATCGGTGAACATTACATGGCGAGGAGTCACGCTAGTGACCTTTGCCGAGAACACCTTGCGTTGCTCTCCGTTTTTGACAAGAAGGGAAACGAATCGTCCCTTGAGGCTATCGACTACATTTTGAAGGTACTTTTGCTTTTTCATAGTTAGATGTGTTTTGATTTTGGTTAGTGTGTTTTTAGGTTAGGTTAAGCGACTTCAAGTTTAGAACTTAGTCCAACTTCGGAATCAAGAACTCCGTGAAGTGCGAGAGAGCGATTAGGCAATGCGGTGATTCCACCTTTGAGAATATGCGTGAATCCGTTGTACAAGGAGTGCATGGTTCTTGGCGAAAAATCGTCATGTTCGGGCTTATGCCATTGCTCCACAACATCTGCAATCTTTGCCTTGCTGATTGCTCCGTTTTGGTAGGCACGGATGACGAGGTCATGAGCTTGTTCGTTGCCAAGCTCGTATTCTTTGTAAGCTTGAATGCGTTGCTCGTCACTAGCCCATGTTTCAGTCATCTTGCCAAGAGTGCGAGCAATAACTTGCGACAAATCGGAAAGAATGTTTTTGGTGTGTCGCCTTGCAAGAACAACTTCATTGGTGAAAATGAGATTCGAGCAGACAAAAGGTGCATTACCCATGCACAAACCTGCAGGAAAGCATTTGTCGTGAGAGTTTCGCAAGCCCACAATCGTGCCTCGCTCATCGTTGTCAACGCCCGTGTTCTTGACATGGAACAAGCCAAAGTAGCGTTGTCCAAAGCGGTGTAGGGAGTGGTAGGTGTCAACGATTTCCCATCCGTTGTCCTGCATTTGATTTTGCACACGATCAACAAGGAAAGCATGGCTAATCGGTTGCCAAGACTCTGTCGCTTGAGGAGTAGCAACGGCTTTAACTTCGTCGAAAGAAGATTCTTTGGTTGAGCAAACTTTGAGATTGATTCTGTTATTCATGATTTTTTAGAGGTTAGAGTTTTTCTTTGATGGATTAATTTTACTAAATTTTTTGCGATCCGTCAAGCTTTTTTTTGCAATTAAGTTTTTTTTTAATGAACTACCTGTACTCGATAGACATTGTAGGCGCTATGATCGAGGTTGATCTCTGCCCACGCAACTGAATCCTCGATAGAAAGAAAGCTTCCAATGATCTGCTGACCTTCGTGACCCTTCCAACAGTTTTTGTTGTCCACGATGATGTACCTTTGATTGACTAGGTCAACTCTTTCAGGCTCGACCAAATCGTCTTCTTCAACATACTCCTTGTACATTTCGGGGTTTCTTTCCATGTCCTCTTGAAGTGAGGACGCTCTTGCTTCTTCATTGTTAATCATACCTATAGTATGACAGAAAATAAGGTAAAGTCAACCCCTTTTTTCATTTTGTTAAATTATGCAATTTCCCGGTATGATAGTGCAGCGGGGGGGCCCCCCTGAGCGAATCGTGCAACTTTTTTGGTGGACCCGCTCGGATTCGAACCGAGGACCAAGGCATTATGAGTGCCCTGCTCTAACCGCTGAGCTACGGGTCCGATGTAATTAAACTTTTTTCTCTATCGAATACAGTTCGCTCAAGAGCAAATCGTGAGCAATCTTTTTCGACAAGTAATCTTCTGCCTTGATGTTCATGGCTTGCGCCCTTGCAAGCTCGAATCCAATTTTACGAATTTTTTTATTGAGTTTGTCTACCTTAGTATTCATTGTTAGTTTGCATTGTAGTGGTTGTAGGCATCTAGTGCCTCTTGTTCAGAGTTGAAAAAGACGCTCAACAAGTCTCTTTCGTCATAGGGATGCCAAGGAGTCGCCGACTCCTCAAAGTACAATTCCCATGCTTCAAGATCCGCATTGAACGAAGGTTTGTCTAATGGCTTGCCTTCGCAAACCGCATCGATGTATGTTTGATTTTCCATTTTAAGCATTGAATATTGCACGAAGCATTTCGACATCCTCACTCTCATCTTCCTCATGCTCTTTGCCAAGCGAGATGTCAAATTTTCCGCTAGTGATTACGATTTTTCCTCCACCGCAATTTCTTAATCGTGATTGAAGGGTTTTGATTTCTTCCATTAATTCTTTCATGTAGTTAAGTATGGCAGGTTCTGTTTGAATGTCAAGGCTCAATACCAACAAGAGTAAAAAACTTTCTTACCTTGTTTGAGGCACTTTTTGGCATCTTCGACAAATTGCAAATCGGTTTCCTTGTACCAATAGTCGCCTTCGGGAAAGGGTTCTTCGCTTTCATCTGTCCAAGAGTAAGAATCGCTTCCAAAGAAGAAGCCATGTGTTTCGGGTAAATTGCAATCTAGAATGTCTTGCTCTAGGCGAATAATGTCTTCTTCATCGAGTTCCAACGGAATGCAATTAAAGTCTCCCATTGGGCTTGATGACTCAGGAGCATTCGGTCTTCCCTTGTCTTCCCAAAGCTGTTGCATCCATCCTTGAAGGCGATTGTGTTTTCTCCATTCGCTAAGATGTTCTTCTTCTCCATCGTTTCGCCCACCTTGGACGACTGAATAAGCATTTTGGTCGAGTCCCATAATTTTCCTTTGTTTAGAGGTTAGTTGATTGAAAAGATGACTTAATTCTAAGCTCCTTTTGGAACAATGTCAAGCTACAAATGATGTCATCCAAAACTTCTTCGGCTGATTCAAAAGTTGAACCAATCGGAAACTTTTCGGGATGCCTTTTGTGCTGATCAAGACATATCCTAGACATTGGATCTGCCCATGCAAGTTCTCTTTTAACTATGCCCAGAATTTCTTCTCTAATTTGTGCTTGTGTCATGATCTAGCCTTTTTGTCAAGTTCTACCATTCTTGCTTTCTCGTTTTGATCGTCTACGATCTTCGCAAGTCTAAGCAATTCTTTTTCGACCTCTTTCTTTCCGAAGGGATCTGCCTTTGGGTTCTTCAGCACCTCAATCATAGGACGAATGATTGCTGACCATGTAGGGGTGATGTCTATTGTTCTTTGATTCATAATACTGCTAATACTTGTTTAGGTTCTAGTCTCACGGCAATAGCATAGTCTACCATTTGTTCCGTGTCCTTGTCAACAAAATTCTCATACTTGTACGGATTGTAAGTTACAGGTCGAGCAGTAGGATGCGAATCAATCCAATTACCAACTTGCTCCTCAATGTAACCTTGGATTCCTGCGTGAACATTTTTTCTTTGCTCGTTTAACACACGCTTTCTTCCTGCTTCGCTTACCTTAAAAGTGCAACTGTGCATCGCAAGGCTTGTGGTGTGAGCTTTGACTAATCCATCTTGTTTGACGCTCCAACAGTCTTTGTGGAGATTCTTGTAAACAAAAACGGGCTTGTTGAAATTAATCTCGTACCTTTTTTCGTCAGGCTTTGTCTTAATCATGACTCCATTATGAAGATTTTCTGCCCAAAGTCAAGGCTAATATCCACCTAATTTGTTGACCTATTCAATTAAGGGGGGGCCCCGATTGCACAAAATAATTTTTTCAATTACCTTTTCTTTTATTCTAGTTGAATCAATAATTCTGTATTGCTCTCCATATTTGCCTTATTTAGTATTAAAAATTTCTTTATTTAGTATTTGGCTATTTGTGTTTTGTATTTGGATCAATCGTCGCGCTCGCAATATGCTTTAATGATGCCAATAATAAATGCCACAGCAAGAAGTATTGATAGTTCCATTATGCAGTGGTGCCCGAATATTCCTTCCAAATTTCAAGATCAAGATCTGTAACTGATTTGCCCAATTGACGAGCAATGTTTTTGAAGATGTTCGCGAAATAAAGATAGGTGTTCTCGTTAGAAGGAGTACTCTTGGGAGCATCAACATAACCTTGGTCTCGAAGAAACCTAAGGATGTGCGTGTCAAGCATAGGTTCGTCGAAGTCTTCGCGACTATGCGAAAGGAAGAATCTTGCAGTCTTGAGACCTATGCCTGGTACCTTCAATAATCTGTTCAGGGTTACTGCTCGTAGATCCTTGATCTTAACAACATCAAAATATGAATTGTATCGCTGAGCATACGGACTCAACTTTGCCCAATGCATGATTTCATTAAGCCTGCCCAATTTAATCAATTTCCTAATGCAATTAAATGGTGTTGCTTCTTTTGTTATGTCTTTTGCTCTTTGAATAAATACTTCTAGTTTGGGTGCTTCGATTGAACTTTTCTTTCCTGCTACATTAATGCAAAAAAGAATAAATTCTTCTAGTTCGTATTGTGTTCGATTGTAATTTGTTACTTCTGCAGGATTAATCATAATGTTTTTTGTTTTAGGTTATTGTGCAATGTGGAGTGCTGTGCGAAGATTTTGACAATCTTGGGCACAAAGAAATACTTCTCGACAATAGTCGGTGTTCTCCGCCTCGACCTTTTCGATGCGTTCGATTGCTTTCCATGCATGCACTCGTTCACGAGGCATTCCACCCCATTTGATTACTACTTTCATGTGCGGAAAGTGTTCGTTGATCTCAGCTAGTTGAGCTTGGTTAATGTATCCGTAGTTGGCAAGAATGTCTTTTAGCGTTTTCATGATATCTAGTATGACAGGTTTTCGAAGGAAGTCAATAAAAAACCCACCCAAGCATTTGCTTGGATGGGTAAGCTATGATTAAGAAAGAAAATGGTGTGGGGAAGGACTACTGTATACCTCCAACTTTTCGGCGTGAACATCAGTTGCTATGTTACCTACTTCGAACTACAAATTAGACTTGGCATTTGTCATCGACTCATCCGATTGGACTCTATCGCCCCGCCACAGGGAATCTGCATACCTTAGCCCGCTCACGACAGGCTTGTTCGGGTCACCCACAGGAAGACTCCGTCGAGGCTTCCAAAGTGTTTAAAATGTTAAAGATCGATTTATTTTATTTGATTGAGTTTTGTTCTCAAATTTATGTATCTATTATACTCTATATTTGATTATTTGTCAAGAGTTTTTTTGAATTTATTTTGTGTGGTTATTTCTATTTACTCTCAACAAGTCTTCTTGTATTTGTTTGATGTAATTGTATTTACTTGATGCAGTCATGCTAAGTTCTCCATTACATTTTTCTGTCATATGAAGAAGATCAGTAATATGTTCATCTAGTTTAGCGAGTTTAACATAAACATATTCTTTTGTGGTTAACTCGTTACGAAGTTCTTGTTCGGTTGCGAACATCGAAAGTTTTGGGGCAAGAGACTTGATCATCCTCTTAGCTCCTCAACTTCGGCAGGATAAACATGACAAGGCTCCCAATCGTAAAGAGCGGAGTCCGTCTTGGATGCATTTTGCTTGCGATACCATTCGGGTGGATTAATGGGCTGAACAAGCATTCCAATAAAGCCATGCTCTACGAAATACTTTTGGACGATTGATTCGCCAATTGCATTAACTTTTACATTCAGCTTGCTTCCAATCTCAGGAATCGCTTTAGTGCTTACCCATGCGAGCTTTTCAAACTCGGTGTAAGATCCGACAGGTTGTTCAACTTTTTCGTGCATAATACTACTATGTCAGTTTCGGGGTTAAAAGTCAAGCAAATTTTCTCAAACGGATTTTGCTCGCCTCGATTCGTGCAAGACGCTCGGCATCGGCTTTTTGAGCCAACATGGTGTGGTAATAGATACTGTCTTCGGGGACAGAACCATAATTTGCAAACTTGCCCTGCTTGTTTACGCTAGTCCATTTGCCGTTACTAATATCTGCCATTACTTGGCTTGCTCGTGCATTTTTCGCAATACTCATTTTTTTCCTCCTTATTTTATCGTTTTTTATGTAAAACTATCATGGTTAATACAATCAAGTCAATAATCAATACTCCACATAGAGCAATCATATTTAACGCAATTTCTGAATTTGTCATGTACTTAACTATAGTAGATAAAAATTATTTGTCAAGTCTTTTTTTACAAGACCTTTCCACCTACCCGATAGACAGACCATTGTTCTACTCCTTGGTAGGAAATGTATTGATTGTCATTCTCTGCCCAATCGACTGCACTTTGAAGTGAGCGAAAGTAGAGAGGCGATTCGCTTGGACTCGCATCATCTACTAGCATATATACTCCTTCTGCGAGATCGCATGGGTTGATATCTTTTTCTTTTTTAGCTTGAGCTTGCCACTCAAGGTATTCAAGTTGTTCTTCGCAATAATTCATACCCTCTAGTATAGCAGATCAAGATTCAGAGTCAAGCTTTTTTTTCAGAAACTTGGATTTTCCCCCGAAAGCTCCCGTGGGAACTCCCACTCCACCTTTACTTCCAACCTTGCCTTTGCCCAATTTCTTTTTGCCGACTAGGTACTTATTTACATTTATTTGCTTCATTTATTTAACTAATTTTTTTTTGTAATTAAACTGAATAACTTATTTCCTACAAGACAAAGTATCATTAATATAGTAATTGATCCAATACAATGTATAATTGAATGTATTATTTCGTATAACATATTTTATCTTCCAAGAAATTCAGGACTATCAGTCCACATTCCCTTGGCTCGCTCGCCATTAAGGGTTTTTGCGTTTATTTCTGCGGTTATTTTCTTTATTTCTGCCTTATCTTTATTTGAGAGTTTTTTCTTTGCAATTATTTGGCTCATTTTGTCTAGCAAATTATCAATTTCTCTTCTTATATGCATGATGTTATATTTAGGTTGTTATTTTTAGCAAATATTCTTTTAATTGTTTAGCTTCTATTAGTGATCTTTCTTCATCTCCAACATCAAGAAAGAATTGAATGCTTTCATTTGATGTATATAGGGTTTCTTTCTCTTCTTCAGTAAAACTATCTATATTTGATTCAATCAAGTTCAAAATTTCGTAACTCAATTCGAGGGCTTCTTGAGTTTCGGGGTCTTCATCGTCCATATTACTTATTTTCTGATATATTTTCTAGATATTTCAAGGTTTGGCGAGCATTCCACAGACATTTTTGCTTGTCGCCCAACTGCATATAAAAATTCATGCTATTATTGTATATATTTATTTGTTCCGCTTCTTCTTTTGTTAGATTATCTATCTTACTATTAAAGATATTACATATTTCGCTACTTATTTTTTGTAATTCATCCATTTTTTTGTGCAATTAAGTGTTTATTTTCTTTTCTAGATCGATTATTATTGTATTTAATGCTTGTTTTCTACTTTCTTCGTGTTCGAGTTCGTGCATTAACCTATATTTCTCCAAAATCTCTTCGTCATTCAAGCCATCTAATGGACTTGCAATGTTTTCGGGTGGACTTGGAATGAAATCGGGTGGACTTGGGATACTATTTGATTCGTTTTCTTCTGTCATATATACAATATACTATAATACAAATTCAAAGATGTCAACAAAAAAATGTAAATAGTTGAAAATCAATGAAATAAGTTATTATTTCTCGAAAAGTTGCGGAAAGCCGTGAGAATTACGCCCGATATATTGCTTCTTCGGCAAGCTGATCAACTCTTTTTTCCTCTTGAGCGAGCATACTCTCCTCAATGAACCTGTTATTTGCCTCGCTAATTTGACTAATTTTTTCATTTAATTGAGTTATTTTATTTTGAATGTCTTTTATTGTATTTATTTCTTCATCATTTGTCAAGCATTCTTCAACCAATTTCTTCAAACAATAATCTAATGTACTAGAATAACAAATTAAATGCCATTTGTATTGTATATTATTTGATGAATTATTTTGTTCAATTAGCGTGTTTCCCTTCTTTCCGTTTCTTCCGTATGGGTTTTTTGCTTTTTGCTTGATTTTTCTCTCTTCAAGACACAAGTTTAAAGAGTCATATCTTCTTATTCTATAATTTCCAATAGTTATTTGCATGATTTTTTATTTGTGTTTGGTTTTTTATTTAATGATTTATTTTATATATTTAAGTCTCGCACTCCACTACAACCCACTTTCTCCCACATTAAACCACATTATATTTTATTATTTATCATGTATTTAGTGATATATTGAGTATGTTATATTGTATATAGTTTACTGTATATATTGTATACTTGATATGTTGTATGTAATATGTAGTTAGTATGTAGTTTACTCGTAGTTCCGAAAGGAAATAGCATAAGGAAAGCGTGGAATACCATCAGGAGTAAGCTGAAAGAACTTGATCGTTGCTAATTGCCCGATATATTCTTTGCGATTATCATAGACTTCTTTGAGGTATTCAAAAGAACCTTTGATGTTGCTATTGAAGGTTTGCTTGGTCTTGTCGCAGAAGCACACAAGATGCTTTGCAGTTCCGCTACGATTGCCATTTCCAATCTCAATATCAATTACCCGATATTCCGCATCCATGAATTCTTTTCTTTTCAATAAAAATTTACTTCTTTTATTTTCATAGGTTGATGAAGACTTGCGAACCATTTGACCCTCATATCCTGCATCAAGATATTGTTCATACAAGTTGTCTAAATTTTGTTGATCATAAGCTTCATTTGTTTCAACCAATACAATATGTTTGTTTTGCGGTAATTTTGATTTAAGTTCATTGATTCTAATATCAAATGTTTGTGCCTCTGTTAATGATTCATTAATTTTTGGTGCATCATATACATGATATTGAATAGTATTTTCTGACTCAACAAGTCTTTCTTGGAATTCGGTTTGCTTTTTTGCGAAAGCTTTATCTGTCATCTTTGATGATTGAACAGGTTTTTGCTTGCGAACAAGTGATGTGATCTTGTTGAAATTATCCCGCAAATCATGGTTGTACAGTTCTCCATCGAGAATGGCGTTTGGATGAGCAAGAAAGAACCTATTTAGGCTTTTGAGAATGTGAGGTATACATTCTATCTCCTTGCCATTGCGAGTGCGTCCTACGAGCGTATCGCCTTCTTTGCGAACAACGCAACGAATGCCATCAAGCTTTGGTTGCGAAAAAACAGGATACTTGCATTCATGCTTACGATCAGTATAATTGTGTGCAAGCATGGGTTCATAGAACTTTTTTTCTTGTGCATCTATCTCGTTCAAGGCATAACCCGAATCTAGTTTCTTTTGAAACTTCGCTTTTGCCTCTAGCTCTGCTTGTTGCTTTGCAGTCGTTTCGTTTGAACGACCAACATTCTTGGCAATCGTAACAGTCGGCTTGTCTTGAGTCTTCTTGCCTTCGACAAGACCCTTGACCGCATAAAATGAATTGCCATCAATGTGCATTGTCCATTCACGCAATTTACCTTTAGTATCTACTTTGTAGAGTGTCTGCAATTTTTTCGTCATAATGGTATCTTATGAAATTTCGGCTAGTCTGTCAAGCATTTAAATTAGTTTTTGTAGAACTTGCAATTCTTTGAATCCCAAATATTTAGATAAAAACACGCAAAAATCAATGAGATTAGCCCGACTTGAGAATGTTTCTGACTGTGAGATAAAATCTGCGACTTGTGCATAATGTCCATCTTGCCAAAGATCAGTTAGTTTAAAAAATAAATCTTTTAAATTACCTTCTGCGGTCTTGTGCATTGCGAACCTTTTGAGTAACCATCGCATTTGGATTATTTATGTGTGGCACAAGAGGTTTTGCTCCTGTATGAGATTCTTTTTTTGAAACGATATGCAATTTTTCACTTTGACTTTTTGGCGTGTTGCCTTTACTTGTTGCTTTTTTTCCCATATTAATTATTCCTTATTTTGTTTGTATTTAACTTCGTTTTTTCCAATCAAGCGATTCATCACTATTTAAATCGCAAGCAATTTCTATGTTACTAATGTTGTGCCATGCACAATCCGCAAAAACACTTCCACCCTCATTGAGACTTGGTTTTTCAAATTGATCGGGGCAATTATTCTCGATATGTCTAGCAATAATTTTAATATCATCCTCAATACAAGCAAGTCGATGCTTCAAATTTGCGTTCTCTTGCAACAATCTTGCTAAATTGCTATTAGATACTTCTCGCTCTTGTTCTGCAAGAGTCATGTTGACTGAATCCTCGTAAGTTGGGTAATCGTCTCCTATGATTTGCATTTCTTGTTTATTCAATTTATTGCCTGTATTTTGTCTGATTATTCCTTCTATAGTAGAAAAACTCATTCTATACCATCCCAAGGAAAGGTTTCAATTTGATCTAAAATTTCGTTCAAGCAACTCAACTCTGCAATGAAAGCTTGTTCTTCTGCTTGGTCGTTCGTGTGTGCGTTTGCACAAAATTCCATACGCTCGTATATTTTATCTATAATTTCTTGCATTTATTTTGTTCTCCAATTACTTTGTTTTAATGAAATCTTAATTTGTTTGAAATTCAAATAAACATGATTTAATGTATTTAAATAATTTTTGTTTTTATTTAAGTAGGTAATCATGTTTGCTTCTGAATGAAAGCCTATGATCTTCTCTTCTGTTTCTGTCTGATGAGATATATTATACTGAAATTGTTTCAATATGTCAATCCTTAATTACCTTGATCCTCCATTTACTGCATCAGCAAGATTCTCTCTCGCTTGCCTTCTGTTGGATTCTGCGATTTCTTCTGCAATTAGATCGTGTATGTTTCCCAAATCTTCGATTGCAGTACCAAAAGACTGATCGAGAAGTTGTGCAATATGTTCTGCACATTGATCTCGTCTATAATTTTCTCCACCTTCCAATGGAATTTCAAAAGTAATGTCCGTTGTTTTCATAAAATTTTTTATTCAATTAAGTGTTGACCAAGCTTTCAGTTTGCTGAAGAGTTCCGTTTTTAAATGGAACTACAATATCTACAAGGAAATCTCTGATTGCTTCTGTGATCTGAATCATTTCGTGGAATTCGTCAAAATCCAAAGGGTTTCCATCTCCTTGCCCACCATAGCACATACGATAACCTTCTTGTAGTGGTGCAATTTGACCCACAGGCTGACGAGTCCAATCACCTGTTTGTGGGCATCTTTTCCACTCCCAAGGTTGATGAAAAGAATTAAGATAGACCAATACTCCAAGTTGACCTTTGGGGTTTCCAACACTATCGATTCTATTTGTGCAATCAATAAAGTCAATGTTTGCTGATGGAAAATCTGATTTCATTTCTTTCAGTTGAACCATAATTCCTTTGTAATTGTCTGTCGAATAATATGTATACGATTGACCTTGCCCATGTTTGACTGAGTGGCTTTGGCAACCTGTGCGTTGACACATTTTTTGGTCACGATCACCCTTGCTAGTCCAAGACATGACTTGGTTTGATGGTAAAACCTTTTTAATTAAGTTATTGCTTTTGAATACAATATCATCAACACTCCATGTGTTCCACGCAATTCTTTTCTTTTTAAAATAATTCATTTTTTTATTCAATTAGATTGTGTTTAATCGTCTTCGCTTGTTGCTACTACCAATAGTTTAATGTCGTCTCCATTTCCTGTCAAGCCAAAAACATCAATACAGGCTTGAAAAATTTCTCCATCTTCGGGTTCAACGCTAATCCATGCACAATTTTGTCCATCATCAGTTTCGACAACATCCCATTCATGTTCAATTAGTCTAGCTTTTTGGTATTTTGTTAATCTCATGTTTAAAGTATGAACTAGATGTTAATCTTTGTCAACAATAAAATAGCGTTCCCATTCGTCTCTAATTTCAATGTCATCCATTTCGTCTAAGCCTTGAAAACCATCTAAAAGAAGCTGAATAACTTCGCTTACGCCCATATTCATTGCTTCTCGTTCTGCAAGATCATAACGCATATCGTCAATGGTTGGTTCTTCGTCTCGCATTTGTTGATTAGTTGTTCTCATCGCTAATTTGATCTATTTCTTCGTATAATTTATCGAGCTTCTTTTCCAATGACGAAATATATACAACTTCATCGGGTTCTCTTGAATATAGAAACTCTAATTCCATTTCAATATCTTTAATCGCTTTCCAAGTATCTGCGAGTTTTTCTTTTTGTTCTTGTACTTTCATTAGAATGTCGAAATTCATTAAAAAATAAACTCATCATATACGAACATTGGCTTATTCGCATCATCCATAGGTTGAATAGTACCAAGCGTATTGTATTCAAAATATTCTACAGCTTCTTCTTCTGTCATGTCATCATGAGACACAAAGGCATTAACTATTTTATTAGCTGAATAGACAAGTCTTCCATCGGGATCAATTCCGATAATTGCTTCGTTAAATGTTGAGCGAGGCTCAAGAACGATTGCATCGGGATTGATTTCTGATGCTTGCTCCAAAATGTACTCTTGTTGTGTTAATTCGTTTTGCATGATAGTATCCTATTAAACTTTTGAGAGGTTGTCAATACTTAAATTCATAGATTCAGATAATGTCAAATCACCCTTTGAATGCTTGATGTTAATGCTGATCCTTTCATCGTATTCGGTATCATTTGTTGGTACAAAATTAAAACCACAAATTTCTCCATTCAATAAACTTTGGATATCTTCTTCTCCTAAAATCAAATCTATATTAAATTCTTTATTCATTTAAATAACTTTCTTTCATTTTTTCATGTAAAACTTCCATTCTGCGAACTGCTCGTCTAATTTCAATCCATTCTGCTTTTGAATGTTCTTCTTCTATGTGACCAATAAGCATATAATGGTGCATACAATCTAAAACTTTTTCTAATGCGTTTACTTCGTACTTTGTGACTTTCATAAATTATCTTTCCAAGCAATAACTCCAATAGCGAGAATTCCTTCTGCCTTGAACTTTGTTCCAATACATTTCTCTTGCTACATTCGGAGAAACTCCATACTTGTCGCAACGAGCAAGCCATTCGTTTTCCATGCGTTCATAGTCCTTGAGCGTGTTTGCGTGACCTTTCTTGAGATCGTGACCCATAAAACGCAACAAGTGAACATCCAAGCAACAAAGTCGTGCCTCTGTTGGGTAACTCAATGCGAGAGCATAAGTTGTCTTTGCATTACCTAACCCATAAATTGTTCCAATTAAACGATTGCGACATTCTTGCCAAGTCTCGTTATCTTGCTTTTTGAACTGATCGGGATTCTCACGAAACTTGGTTGCCAAGTCCCACAATCCACGCTCTCTACGCTCATACAACCCAACCTTAGCTTTGACAATCATTTGCTTGAGCTTGTCTTTGGATATAGTCCAAGAAAGATCGCTCATGGCAACCTCATAACCTCGTACATTGCTCTCCCAAGTCGTGTGAACGCTCATAATGGCGAATACCCAACGAGCAAAAACTTCGCTATCGTCTTGAGGGATAAGATCATTCCAATATGCTTGCTCTGCATGAACTGCACCAAGCTTGAGGTTCGCAAAAAATTGATCGACCTGCTTAAATTGATCGACCTTTGCTACTGCCTTGGCTGAATGAAGTAGATTTTTGACAGGGTTGATCGAGTCAACCAAATCAATTAATTCTTGGGTAGTTTTGGATTTCAATGTATTTTCTGCAATATTCATGGTTATAAGTATGACAGGTTTTTGAGGGATGTCAACCCTTTTTTTTAAATTTGTGCGAAATCAAATACGACAGGCTTTTCTTTAATCGATCCACAATTTTGTGGAATTATATCTAAGCGTTGGCAGGTATCAAAACCTAATTCGTTTAATATTTTCTTGTAATTAAGTTCTTGCTTTTTGGTATTTGCTTTTCGCTGAATCGTTATTTGGTTATCGCAATAATATGGTTGAACATAAAATTTTTTCAATTTACTTGGAACTTCCGCAAACTCATCGTTGAGGGAGTTGGCTAGTTTGATGACATAACTCAACTCTTTTTTTGAGTAAACTGACTTGTATGATCCTTCGCCAATTTTTTCAAAACCTCGTTCGATGATTAGTTGTAATAATTTTTGTGTGTTTTTAGATAGTTGAAAGTAAAGAGAGAGAATCTTTTCTTTACTACTCCTCACATTACGAAACCGAAATAAGGCTATCGTGGATCATGTGACGAGTTTTGTAATCTAGAATTCTGCCTTCTTCGTCTTGAGGAAGATCATCTAGCACTTCTGCGAGATCAAGATCGAGGACTTCGCATATGCAAGCAATTTTTCTATAAATACCAATTTCTCTGTATTTTAGAATTGCCCATACCGAATCGACTTGAGGCTCATTCGCTTGAGTGATTGCATCAAGCAACTTTATGTTAGTAGTTTCATTCATAATTTTTTGTAATTAAAATTCAGTTTTTGCTTCGACTTTCCACATTGATCTTGGACAGTCGTAACTTTCGCAGATATAGTATCCCATATCGTTAACGATATCAAAAATTTCCCCACAAGTCAAGTCATAACCTTTCATTCTGCTTTGGATTTGTTTGAGCGTAGGAGATTCTCCTTCTTCATGTTTGTTCTCAATGTAGTTGCGGATTGCAAGTTCAACCAAGTCCTCTCCATCGCAATCACAAGAATCGTAATCGCCACAACAAGTATTTTCCTCGTCCTCTACATCGTCATCATTAGACCCATAGATAGGCTTATTCGCCTCGTAAACAGGTTTGTGTAATTCGGTGCGAGTATCAGTAATGTCTGCTATTACCTTGTACTTGGATACACGAAGTTTTTGGAAGTCGCAATCGGTTGGAACACTAACTGCATCAGAGGGATCGAATTGAACAACAAGCAACTTGCCATCTTGTCCTGCCCATTCGTTTGCGTAGTCGTAACTACCAACATGAAGACCAAAAGAGCAATGATTGTCTTTGTTATCGTCAACGCATCGTCTAGCAACTTCAATGGTTGCACCAACTTCATTGAGAATTTGATGTCGTTCGTTGGTTTTGCCTTGCAAGACGATTGTATCCGCATTGCCTGTTTGTGACCAATAATCACCTTGAACACCTTTGTATCCAAGCACCATGCCATCTTCATCGTTTGGCAATGACTTGTAGCTCAAAAAGGTATACAATTCGTTCACGCTATTGGCACTAGGATTGGCTTGTAGGCGAGTGATAAAGTTTACGAGAGGAGCAGAATCTTTCATTCCTGCTCTAAGCATCTCTAGTAGTTTATCAACCACAACCCCATGCAGACGATGACCTTTGTAATAAACAATCTCGTCACGCACTTCAATGTCTCCTTGGACAAAATTTTCAACCGATTTTTTTACATCAATAAGATCACCTAGCTTATCGTAATCTGCGTCAAAAATAGCTTTTTTTGCACTTTGAAAATTAATGTTATCCTTTCGGATCGTATATGGTTTGCCATCCCAAAAGATGGTTATTGAATTTTCGCTTATAGTATATGGTACTTTTTTCATTATAATATAGTATATTCTATTTGTTGTAGTTTGTCAAGTTTATTTTTTGTCGCACAAGAGAATGTAGTCAATCCAATCGTCAAAAGTTTCTTGTTCTGTTCTATATGAAGATACACTATTGTACATCACTTTGAGTAATGGATATTGCTTGGTAATCGAAAGAATTTCTGAAGCGAATTGCTCTACATCGAATCCACTATCAAGATTGAATTCAAGCCAATCCTTGTGCTTTTTGGCGAGGTAATTGATGCAGAAGCAACATTCAAAACAAGTCTTGCCTAAAATAGTAACTTCATAGTTTGTTTTATTGGAAACTATGGGATTATCTTTGCTCAATTTGTCAAGCGGAAACCTTCTGTCAGAGAACAATATATCAAGCGTATAACTAGACTCTCGCAAGCCTTCATTATGCTTACTTGAATTAACAAGAAATTTATTATAGCTCTGCTTTGCACCACTAGCGTTACGAAGAAGATATTCTTTGCAATGCTCTGTAAGAAAGTCAAAGAAGTTTATCCACGAACTCTTATCTAGTTTGGATACATCACCTGCACGAACACCAATTAATCGAAAAGTTTTTTCTTGCGAATTTTCTTCTGCTCGACTATGAATGCGTTGCATCAATTCGTAGACTGTTTTAAGTTCATAATCTTCATAGTCAATCTTGTAATTCTTGATAGGAATGTAAACAAGTTTGCCATTCACAGAACCTTCTATTTTATCGCCATTTTCTTGTAATGTCGCAATGTCATCATTTACGCTTTTCCAATAATCAATGTTGCGATATGAATAACCTTCCTTCTTCATTTCAAATAATGGAATGTGTGCCCGACTACCATTGCTCTTGCGAACACCACTATAATCGGGTTTTTCCTTTGCTACCTTGGATGTATAGCGAATATGCTTGTCGCTAATACTGTCGAAGTGCCATTTATCATCAATGAGTGCTTGTGCGTCATCGGTAAGTGCGTTAATAAAATATACAACTTGTAGATTCTCGTCCTCGTTGAACAATGTTCTTGCACGAAGATTGTTGCCATGAGATGAGCTAATATCTTGTATGATAAACAAGCCATCATCACGACAATTTATTCGAGAAGTTTTATTGCTACGCACACGAAAACCATTGCGAGCATCACTATCCTTTTCCCTAGTTGTTTCAGTCAGAATGATATCATCTGTCATGCCATAAGGTCTGCTGAAACCGAACGAATCAATCTTGATGCCTTGCCATTCAAACGAACCTTCAAATGCTCGTTGCAAAGTTTGTGGCAACGAATTGATTATTCGTGCATAGTTTGCTTTTGCTTCGTACAAATCTTGCGAATCGCTTAATTTTTCTGATGCGATTGCCTTGACCTCTGCCATCACTTCCACCATTCTTTGTGCAATAAACTTTTGTGTGGGTTTATTGTATTCCAATGCCTCACGACTATGGTGAAGCTTTACGCATCCAAGAGGAACACGAAGATGGAAATTTGACTCCTGTATTACAGACCTAATTATCGAAGCTTGACTCTCGTCTTGAACATAGTTCTTTATGTCAATACTATCTGCGTCAAGAGGGTAAGCTACTCTGCCCATGATAACTTTTGCTTTCTCATAGGAGCGAGAATAGTAATTGTAAGAACTTTCTTGTTCAGTAAAGAACCAATCTGCATTTTCGCCTTCAAGAATGACCTTGGGCTTTTCAACAAAGTCTTTTTCTGCACCAATGAATTTGGGCATATCTTTGTCAGGGAAAAACTTGAAAAACTTTTTGCAATTATCTCGAAAACTTTCAATGTCTGATTCAGAGATCGCAACTTGAACCTCTAAGCCTGTTGGTTCATTACTTGGTTCTTCATGCAACTTTACAATCTTGGTATCATCATGCTCGTCAACAAAAATGTTGTAGCTACTTTTGATTCCACCATGATAGGAAACACAAGTAAAATTATCTCCATACGAAAGAGGAGCAAATTTGCCGATACCGAAAGCACCAATATAATTGTTGCTTGTGCGTTTGGTACTCTTGCCATACTTTGAGTATAGTCCGAATACATCTTGTTGACTAAGTCCACCGCCAAAATCTCGCACACAAAAATTTGTGCTAAGTTTGCTTGGCAGGGTGATTTCTATCCTACGCTTGCTTTTTGCTTCAGTATTCGCATCAAGTGCATTGGCACTAATTTCTCGAACAACTGCAAGTTGAGTGTTAGAATAGTTGTTACGAAGCAAACTTGCGACATAACGCATATCTTCCGCATCAATCGTGCAATTTATTGAATCAAAGTCGTGCGAAGTGACTACTTTTTTGTTTTTGTTTTCTGCAATTATCATTTTTGTTCAATTAGTTTTTGTTTAAGTAAGAACCTATTATAATATAGGCTTTCGAGTTTGTCAAGAAAAAAGTTACTGCAATCGTCCATTGCCATCCAAAACATTACGAAGAGTGCTTGACTGACCCTTGCGAGCAGTAATCTTCTGTGCGTGTTTGAATGAATTGGGACTTGTGAATTGTTGCATCACCATCGTTGACTTGTCAAGATAGATATTCATGCCCATGCGAGGAACAGAGTTCGCTTGTTTCTCTGCGTTGGCTATTGATTGGTTAATGCTATCTAAAAATGCTTCTGCGGTATTCATTAATACTCCTCCTCATTTTCTATGTACTTATATCCTGCCTCATTTAAGAGATCGGTAAATTTAAGAAAGTTTCCATAATTCTCTGCTTGGAATAATCTGCAATTTTTCCCATCGGAGTAATGTGCTTCATACCATGTTGAGTTCTGCTTTTTGCAATGTCTTACAATGTATCGTTTGTCAATCATGTCAATATACTAGATTAGTTGTTGGTTTTTGTCAAGCTTTTTCTTACTCCATTATTGATTTAATTTCATCTCTAGCTTGATCCCAATAAAAACTTTTCATTTCATCGGTTTGACCTAATTGCTCTGCTTTAACCAAGCACATCCCATAATGATGCCATATTTTACATATCTTGTCAATGTTTTTATCATCGGGTTTTACAACAAAATGATTCCAACATTCTTTTCCATCAATAGTTTCTGTCTCAATCCATTCAGCAGGAAAGCCATAAGGAAAATACAACAACCAATTATCCATAGCAAACTCTTTCGCAAGAGAAACAAAGCTATCTTTTCTTTGATGTGACTCATAAAGGTCTGAATCTTCGCCCCAAGAGTCATAAACACTAATACAGAAATTAAAGGTATCTTTAATTGCGACACCTCTTTGTTGCCATTTTTGCAACTCTTCATCCCCATGCTCTTCCATGTAAACGCTATAGGCTTCCCCATACCATTTCATGTGGGTAGTTACTCGACTCGCATAGACAATCTTTTGGAACTCCTCAAGAAGTTCTTGGTTTGACATTTGAGTCATTGATGTTCTTCTAAAACTTACTGATAATCCTTCTCCGCTCATACTTAAAGTATGGCACAATCGAAGCTAGTTGTCAAGCTTTTTTTTTGGAATTGCTCTTAACTTGTTTTATGTCAGACAATTCAGAAATCATTTTCTCAAACTTTTTTGCAAGAATTTCTTGTGCATCAGAAAAGCCTTTGTCGTATCCACTCTGCCATAGTTTCATATTTTTTTTTGTGCAATTATCTTTGCACTCATTTTTTCCCCTCTCGTAATAAATGTGTTCGACTATCGAATCGTCAGCATCCATGTGACTCTAAAACCTCGCTTTCATCTATCCATTTATTTGAATAAGGACATTTTCTTTCTATTTTTAATAAATCAATAGACCAAGCTTTGTGTTCTATCATTTCATTTTGAAAGTCTAATGCCTGTTTAGGAGAGTATGCCATATAGTAATGATAGTTGTGTTCAACTGCACCTTTTCTAAGATATTCAATGCGATATTCGCATAACCTACTGTTCTCCTGCATTGTTAAATAATTCCCACATTATAATAGAGCAAGCTTCTAATTCCGAAAGGTAGCTTGGGAAACAAACTTTGCAACTCATTATTGATTCCATGTCATATTCCTGTATTAATATAATTTGATCTGATTCTTTTAAATATATATTTACATCGAATTTGTTTTTTTCAAGTTCTGTAACTAATATTTCATCCTCAACTAAAATATCTTTTTGTTTTTTTAATAATTGAAGCAAATTATAAATATCCAATGATATTTTATATATTTGATCAGAGTTGTTTTTCTTTAGATATCTTTTGTATATTTCATTAAAAATACTTTTGTATTGTTTATGTTTAAGTATTTTTCTTAATGAAACTTTATCCATGTAATTTATTACACTATATTAGATATTTGTCGCTCCAATAAATGTCATCAAAAAGAACTAATTCAAATCTATCTGAATACTCGGTTTCAATTCCGACAGGAAAACCTTCTGCTACGGGTTCGTCATTTTCTGCCCAAAAAAATTCCTCTACTTCGCTTGCGTGAATTACTTGTTTGCTTTTGATTTTCATATATTTTTTTCTATTAGTTTGTTGATCCAATTTGTAAAATCATTTAGATCATAAATTGATCTTTCTCTGTTAAAGTTTTCTTCCCAAAATTTAAATTGCTTTAATAGCATATCGTGCCTACATTTTAGGTCTTCAAGGTCTTCGATTGATAAGTCTTCAATTTGGGTAGATACAAGAATGTTAATTTCATTAATTTTTTGTTTTATTAAATCTTGAGAATCTTCCATTTTTAATTCGATACTTTATTTAAATGTGATACTATTTTTTCTGCAAGAAATTCTCTTGCACATTTACTTGCTATATTTAGTTGAGAATCTTTTAGTTCTTCAAGGACTTTTAGTATTTGTTCTTTCATTCCAACATTGTCTCATATTATTTGGGGATTGTCAAGTAAAAATTTTAGGTTAGCGTAAACTCATCATAATCAGAGCATTCGGGGTCAAAAATCGGAAAAAGGTAGCTGAGTTGTTTGCCGTCTTTATCTTCTTCCATAAGTGCTTCGTATCTTATTTGACCTGCTACTTCGTGCCATAAACCTGCGACTATCGAGTTATATCTAAATATAGGATCAAAGGTCACAAACATATGGTATTCTACATATTTTTTACTGCGATCACCTATATTCATTGCACTCTTTCAAGCATAACGCCAAAGATTCTAAATCGAATCGAGATTGAGTATAAGTATTAAAACAAAGCCGATTATCCATTTGATTCCATATTTGCTTGCATAAAGAAATTTTTTCGATTGACTTGAGGTCTTTCATTGAATCTACAATGCTTTTCCAAAAAGAATATGATATTCTGTTCCTTATTTGCTTTTCTTTGTGGCATAATTTAATATTATTTGGCTCGATTAAATCTTCAAAATCTAAATATTTAAAAGCATAAACTTTATTATTTAACAAAACTTTTCTCATTGTAGTTTTTTGTTTTTAATTAATTCTTCAAATATATCCCACATTTTTTGGTATCGAACTTCGTGCAGTTGCTTGAGTCCAATTAACATATTTAATAGCTCATCTTCTGTTGCAGGTTTGGGAGCATCTCCAACGGCATAAATAATCGTATCAATGTCGGTTGTGAACTGAGCCATCTGACCCAACGATTCTTCTAGGTCAAATCTATTCATATTAAGAGTCTTGCTCTTTTGCGTATCGATTAAGCGTTTCCAATCGACTATACGCATTATCAAGTAACTCAAGAGCTTCTTCTGCGTTCGCATAAAAGTCTTTAGTTGAGTGATCTCCAATTCCTACTGCATTATCGCCAAGTAGACTAAGGGTCAATTTTGCTTTGGCTATATCCGCTTCAGCGGAACTTTTCAACATATTGTATAAATAATCATTCATTGCCTGTAAGTATATACCATATTTGGAAGATTGTCAAGACGAAAAACGCTCCCACCGCTAAAATTAGTTCTTTAATTGAAGAAATTTTCTGCTTCATTTGTCATAAGGTGCGACATCTTTATTTTGAAGAATTTTTTTATCTTCATATTCGGAAATTGATCTTCTATACAATTCCATTTTTGCACACTCTAATACGCCAATGATGTCGTTGTATGTTTGATAGTCTTCTTTATTTTGTGAAATATATTGTGCGATTATTTGATGGATTGCATAATTCAGTCCACCTGCGTTTTCAAGTTTGGACAAATGAATTGCAACCAATCCTTTGTCTATTTTTTCTTTTTCTGATTTTGCTATATAAGGCATAGGGATATTATATTTGATTTGTGGGAGAATGTCAAGCAATTATTTTTTGGAAAAGCATCGATTTAAACCTTCATCGAAATTAATTTTGGGATTCCAACCACAATCAAGCAAAGATTTATTGTCCGCAAGAGTATGCCTTGCGTCTCCTTTTCTTGCGGGAGCAAAATTCCATTTTACATTTTGATTACAATCGATAAATTCTTTTATGTAATTTAATGAAAAAGATTCGCCATAGCCAACATTATAGTAATCATCGTTCATATCATTATTATTCATCGCTAATATATTTGCCGAAACAATATCTTCAACATGAACAAAGTCTCTAGTCTGTTCTCCATCGCCATCGAGACGCAATGGCTTATTTTGACGAATCATTTCCATCCATGCAGAAATAGCAGTTGTATACGCTCCTCCATAGGGCTGATCTTCTGAATAAGCATTAAAATAGCGAAGGCAAACGCAATGCATTCCATACAATTCTTTATATAATCTACATTCCATTTCTGACATTAATTTATGTAAACCATAAGGAGATTTTGGAACTCCATCTCCGTCTCCCATAATGGCAGAAGAAGATGAAAATACAAATTTTTTGACTCCATGATTTTTACTCCACTCCAAAAGTTTAGAAGTAACTAAAACATTTTGTTGTAATGTATAACTTGGCTGAAGGACAGAGTATTCTACTCTTGGGTATGCACAAAAATGAAAAACAACATCAAACTCTTTATCGGGCAAACAATACAAAACATCATCTCCGTCTTTCAAGTCAATACCATAAACATCATGCGTTAAATCTTGCTTGACTTCTGAATATAGATGTGAACCTATATAACCTTTGTGTCCTGTAACTAATATTTTCATTTGCTATTTTCTACTTTTGATATTCTTTTTCTAAGCTCTGTGCTTGAAAAGTTGTGCGATCTTTCGTTGTAGTAAATTTCAATGCCTTTTGATTGACAAATGTCAAGACCCGAAAAGTTTTCTCCTTTGTAGTCTGCACCTATAATTCTAATATTAATAGGATAGCCTAAAAGTATATCATGTAAATCTTTTTCATAATTATATGGGATTATTTCATCCACATATTTTACTGAAGATAATTGAATATATCTTTCCACTAAACTTTGTATAGGTTTATTTTTATTTGGACGCTCTATTTGAGGGTCAACATGAAGTCCACAA